ACAAATACAACATCTATCATTCCAAGAAAACGAAGTATCTTGACAAGATGCTTCGTGAATGTTGTTTTGTATGGAATCATGCTTTATCCCTACAACGTAGATACTACAAACTGTTTGGGAAATATATCTCAGTTGGTAAGATGCAAAAGCATTTCTCTAAAAGAATTAAGAGAAATCTACTTCATTCCCAAACAGTACAAGAAATCCTTCAAAGGTTAGATTCTGCATACAATCGCTTCTTCAAAAAGTTAGCGAAACGACCACCTAAGCTCAAATCACCTGAGAAGTTCAATTCTTTTGTTTTCAAACAAGGTGGTTTTACCCTGAATGGAAATTGTCTAACAATTAACAAAGGAAACAAACGATTTAGATTCTCATACAGTAGAGGCTACGAAGGTAATGTTAAACAAATTAGAATAGTTAGAGAAACCTGTTCCCGCTTTAGTTTGATTATAGTTACAGACCATAATCATTCAAACTCTTATAGAAAGACACATGATGGTGCATCTATCGGATTGGATTTTGGGCTGAAAACTTATCTAACTAAAAGTGATGGTAGCAAAATTGGATCTCCTCTATTCTTCAAACAATATCAAAACAAGATTAGAAAACTAAACAAACGGCTTTCTAATGCAAAGAAAGGATCCAACAATAGAAGAAGGAGACTGTTTGAACTCCAACAAGCGTATCGTAAAATAAACGATCTTCGATCGGATTTTCAATGGAAATTAGCACACCAGTTATGCAAACAGTATGATTATATTTTCATTGAAGATCTAAACATTGAAGGAATGAAGCGTTTGTGGGGAAAGAAAGTTTCTGATCTCAGTCATTCTTCTTTTATTGATAAACTTACGTATGTTTCTTCAAAGTATGGAGTAACAATGCACAAGATTGACAAATGGTATCCTTCTTCCAAAACTTGTGAATGTGGCTGCATTAATAAAGGATTGTCGTTACGCGACCGCACGTGGGTGTGCCCGGCGTGCGGAGCGGTCAACGACCGTGATGTTCTTGCAGCCCGTAATATACTTCGGAAGGGCATTTCCGAATTGGAGAGCAAGAGTAATTCCAGCGATAGCAACATCGGGGTTTCTTGCGCTTGTATCCAAGAATCCCATTTGCTTTAGCTATGGGAGTATGTCAAAAAAGCCAAAGTTAGATACATATTTAACAATATTGTTACATCATATCCGGAATCCGACTTTCTTTCTATTATTTCCTTTTCAAATTCATTTAAATCTTCAGGCCCTAAAAAGATGTATCCTGATACCGATCGGTAATTAGCCTCCGCATACTTCTTGCATTTATCATCATTGACAATCTTACCAATGTTAGATAACATCTTTTGCCTCCATTCATCACAAAACTCTACCCTTACATCCATCCAATCAGTACCATAATTGTGATCTTTTGGATGTCCGACCGATATTACCTTTATGTTATTCACACCATATTCATAAAGGCGTTCGCCCACCTTATTCGCCCATTCCTGTACAAAAGGAATAAACTTATTGCAATAAGAATCAAAATCAAAATCTAATTCCTCCTCATATTCCGGCATCTCTTCATAATCTTGTTCAAAGAAATAGCGAGGATCTGCTATTGTTTCATAGAAACTTACGTTAATGAAACAAAACTCGTTGGTTGTCGTTTTTAATATCATAGCTTTTTGTATTTACGTACATTTTTCTTGCCATAGAATCTACACATGGCACGAATCTGACTATAAAATACTTTTGTCCTCCTGGCCTCGAAGTATTTAAACATTTCTTCATTCTTTGTTTCCCAAACGTAATCCGTTTGGGAACTCATGTGATTTTTGTCCTTGCGTGAATAATGGTAATATGATACCACAACACGTTTCGCACCATTCTTTACAGGTACGATATTCACATCTATGTTATTATCTGTCATCTTATTATTGTTTTATGCATTATATAAATACAAAGAGCGCATACCTTCACAGGCCGGCGCTCCTTTCAATAAAAATGAAAAAACTAACATTAACATAAAAATACGTTTTCTACTTCTTATGTTTTAATCTTTTAATAGCATCCTTTCTTGAGTATGCCATTACTTTAGTACCATTAATATCAAATTCTTTTTCTGTTCTGACAATCTTTTCTCTTCTATATGTAGATTGCATTCCTTTTCCCCTTTTAGTATTTAGCACAAAGGCATCATCTCCGCACATTGCAGCTAATATCATAGGGAGCAACAGACCTCTGTATTTCATATTTTCCCTCCACAATTATTATATCTGCCATATTCGTTTCTTCCATCATTCCGTATTTCAAAAATCATCTTCTTATGATCTTTGCCTGGTAACTTATCTTTAACAGCCGATATTACGCCCGCTATAGACGTGAATCCTGAATCTGTTATTGAACACAGTAACACACCTCTGTCGGCGCCGGTGCTTATCGCTGACGCCTTTATAATATCATTCTTGTATATTCTCATAATCTTTCGTTTTATTGTCTACAAACTTATCTATATCGTCTCTTATTCTTTTTAGCACTCCGGCTATAATTTCCGGCATCTCTCCTTCGGTACGGTTCAGAGTTTCTATCACCCCATCAATCCTACCAATTTGACGCCATAAGAAATTGGCGTCTTTCGCATTAAATTCCCCCATCATGTCTTATTCTACTTCCATATGATTATGCTTTATTGTTTGTGAGATGCCCAGAATCGAACCAGGACCGACACATACATACCGGCACGCCGCGTCATCCCCTCTATGATACAGAAATAGGCATGCCTATCCTCACGAACCGACATGCCAAAACCCAAAACTTAATTTGATGAATAAAATAGATTAACAAAAATACTATTCCAATTCTTTTATAATATCTTTCACAATATTCAGCCTTACCTCCTTCGTTTCTGGACTAATACAACCAAACCATCCATATATCCTTCTTCCTTCCTCTGGTTCTGTGGCCATACTTTTCTTCTCCTCCAATTCCGGGAAATATATTCTCACCATTTTGTCTAAACTCAACCCATAAAAATTATGTGTTTTGAAAAACATTAATACTATATTCCTTAATGCAACACATATGTATTCCCCATCCTCTGACCTTTCGATCATCTCATATACCATTTTCCAAATGAATAATCGCTCTTCTTTTGTAAACATGTCTCTCTTCGTTTTTATGATATTATTTGACTGTATGCAAACTTTTCCATGTACACAATATTATGCTCCTGTCCAAATAGCTTCTTCGCTGCCTCTTTCTTTATCGCACAATATCTTCCTGTACGATACGGATTCTTTTGATCTGATCCATCTTCGACCTCGATAATAAAACAACCTCCATCATCTATTATCTTTTTGCAATTGTCACATACTCCGCCCGTGCATATATGATGCGGCGCTTGCCCTTTAATCCCATTTCCTAATAAAGCAATCCCCATCTCTTCACCGCATACTATGCATATTTCTATGGATGGATTAACTCCATACTCTGGGTGTAATACGATTCTGTCTTTCATTTTCCTTCCTCCTTCATTAATTCCATTATAAATTTTTTATCATGCTCCCATAATGGCAGACCTTCCCTTACAGTATATGCTACCGTTTCCCTTTCTCCGATCAATTTAACAGCAATCTCCCTTGCTGTTAAATCATCTTCGTCATGAGCCTTATGTATCAAATCATACGCACACGATCTAATCTTTTCTTTTTCGATTATACGTGAGCTATTCAATTTACGTATGTGTACTCCTAAAGCCGACAAGACATTTACGGCCTTCCCTGCATCTTTTAATATAGCACCTGCAAAATACAACTTATCCATATAGTCAGGCAAAGCATCATACACTACCTCTATATCTTTGTAAAGCTCATCACTCACATCTCTCTTAATTAAGTCTTCAAATTCTTCTTTTAACATACCTCATTTGTTTTTAATATTGTGTGAGATCGCCAGAATCGAACTGACCTGCTGCACCATGAATCCCATAAAGCAAATGCTCCGATCTTCGCAGACGGGAGCACTCTGTCTAAAGCATAAGAAAATTAATGAAGAAATTTTTCTCACTTACGCCATAGCATCTAAAATAGCTATCAGCACTATTTCTATGACAAACATAATAGAAAATATCTTAAATGCCTTTTTCATATCGCTATCTCCTCCTTTTTATTTTTTTTACGTTCCACAATAAACTGTTCCGGCTCTGCTCCGACCTACGTTCCACCTACAACCGCAGGCCTTAGCCCAAGGCGCCGCCTACTCCCCCTCTATGGCAGCCTGTTCGTACCTACAAAGCCAATCTCCATCTATACAACTATTACTATGTGATAACGAACACGCATCCTTATAACAATCATAAAAAATACACCTCTCACAACTGTAATCCCTAATTTCTATACAGCTAACTACCTTAGCATATACTATACCATCACTGCCTTCTATTCCTTTTACCCCAAAAATAGAACCTTCTACCTCCTTACTCAAATCTAAGTCAGGTGCAAAATCATATACGTTCATGTTGTTTATGTTTTAATTGTTATACATTCCGTTTGAAAAAAAATACTCACATAATGCAGTCCTTAACCCTTACCTACAGAATACTGTTTTAAAAACGCTGTAAGTCTTAATTTTGTTGGAAAATCCTACATTATGCTGTTTTAAAGCACTGATCTGTTGAATTTTGTGGGAAGACAGTGCCCTCCCTCTCCCCCTCTCCAACCCCGGCTAATCCTCCGGCTTTCCGCATAGAACCTGCGCTCTCGGCCTCACTACCGGCATACGGAGAGCGCTACAAGCTTATACTCTGGCATGAAGTATAGGGTATTTAGAGATAATATCATTCCATAGAGAGAATGGAGACCTTCAGCCCACGCCCTACCGTCTGCTCCTCCTATCAAAATAGATATTTAAACCTATAATCAAAGCCAATAAAGAAAAGCAAAAGATCATTACAATATTATACTGATCTGCTCCGTACTCTAACATAGAACGGATACCAACTGATAAAAAATATAGGTCAGCGACTAATAAAAACCACCACATAGAATAAAAAAAAATACAATAAGTGTGTCCGAAAATACGGGTATTATAAAACCTAACTAATTGATAATCAAACATACCTCATTTTTAAGAAAAATACAATAAGCTTAATTTTCAATCCATAGAGACGAAAAAGGCGGCATCCGACACCCTATTTTGGGTCAGAAAACCGCCTAAAGTTTCGTTTTAGACCAATTTTAACGACATGATATAGACAAAATACCGGCATTATATCCAAACTATCATATTTTAGTTTCGTTTTAGACCAATATAGCTCACATCCGCCGTTCACTCTCAGAATATCCTACCCGTAAATAGAAAGAGTAGGATACAAAAATAGGGCTGCTCCGATATTCGGAACAACCCTACTCCTGTTTAAATACTGTTTATGTTTTCCTTCACGTATGTTCGTGATGTATGGACTTTGCGTTTGCATTTGTCCTTTCCCGTATCGGCATGATACGCTTCTTTGAGATCACGATACAACATAAATTCACGATACGCTCTTTTCCGCTTTTCTTTAGCTTCTTTCCTGGACAGACCGCGGACATCTACCATATAAGATTTAAATTTCCTTTCCATTTTCTTTATGCTTTAATTATGATTAACTCCAGCGGTTAAGTGCTTCGATATAGAAACCTTCCGCCTCTTTGTACTCACTTTCGCTCAATGTTTCCACCGTCTCGATATAGTTACGCAATGTTATTTTTACGCAACTGTTTTTAGATTTATTGAACGCTTCAATTAAAGCGTTGATCATTGCTTTCTTTTCCATGCTATTATATTATTTATAATTTAGAGGTTGCTCCGGAATCGAACCGGACGCGCATTCCTATCCTATAGAGATTTTATGCTACAACCAACAGCCCGTAATTAGTACGTAGTTCTTGCGTACAGGCCCGTACTATGTTGTTATTATATTTTCCGTCTGCTACACAATTTAGCCACAAATAAAGGCGATTGTGTCCTTGCGTTTTGATACGGCACGTCCCTACATGGTAGGTTACATGCTTGTACCCTGTAATTTAATCTACAGCCTTGTTCTATTTTTCGTGTAAGCAAGTAAGACACGTTTCGATCTGGAGATAAACCTCGTACAACGGCATGTTTTCCAAACTGTAATCACATACCTAACATAAACCATACCTATTCGGATAGTCCATGCAGTAATACCAGCCCTTTAATTGCCAACGGCAAGGGCAACGGTATATTTATCCCCAATATGTAAAATAACTCTCTGTTTTGCCGGCTTCAGTCTAAAGCATACGCGGGACGTGCACCCACCGACAACGGCGTACAGACGCGTTTAAAGGTACGCGCCCAACCTTGTTTTTTCACTGCTGATTGCTTTCGTGTGCTAAATACTCAGATACACACTTTGCAACGGTACGAATCGAATAAGATTTGATCTTAACGGCTACATAAGTGGATTTATATTCGTCCGTCTCTTTAATGATCCATTTTGCACTACTTTTCGTTTCCAACGTTTCCGCGGTTGCAAATCCGAAAGGTTTATACTCACTTCCATAAACCACATTTTCCGCGCACCAATCAGCCGTTTTTGCCTCGATTCCTTTTTCCTTGTCTACCTTGTTATCCTTATATACTTTAGAGTATAGAGAAAATTTAACAAAGGTCTCACCCACTTTAGGCAACATTTGGCTACACACGGCAACCAGCCGTTTTTTGTCCTTTGCGAGTGCTGCAACCTTTACAGCATATTCGGCTGGTATTTCCAACGTCTTACAAATTGCTTTCAGGTCAGCACCATTTGCAAATAAAGCATTATACAACTTTACAGCACCCACCAGGTTAGAGGCATTCTCTTTAATAACAGCATTTTGCAGCTTGTTTACATTCTTTTTTGTAATCATAATCCAATATATTTTAATTGTTAAACAAATGATATTCAAATTAATAGCCAGCAACGCAAGCAATTACAGATACAAATATAGTTAGCCCAACGGGCACACTATATAGGATCACTATGTTAACTCGCGATCTCTCTCGATCACGACGCAAATATACGACATTTATCAATACTACAAATATATATGCTATCTTTTTTTTGTTAACTTGTATTAATTTCGATTCTATCATCTGATTATCAGCAAGTTACAAAACACACAAGAGCAGTATTATACGCGTACATTAATATGTAGGATATATGCTTATTTAAGTGGTTTATAATCAATATGTTATAATAATACATTGATTATCAATAATTTAAATAAACTGTTGATAATCAGCGAGTTTGTAGGTTTAAGGTAAAAACCCGTTTCCGGTTTTCCAGCGAAGGGGGTGTGGGGGAGAAAACGCGTTTCGGGGGCGGGAGGTTCGTGATAGGTACCCCCTCTCTCCCATTACATAAACATTTTTTTCATATCCATCATCACATCCATCATCACATAAACCTCTTTCTCACATATCTCCCACGTTACATAAACATCTTTTACCCTCTCTCCCATCACATACCCACCTCACACACAACAAAAAAAAATAGGATTGATAGAAACCAATCCTATTTAAAACACGACCTTATTAATTTATTGAATTGAAGTAAGTTTATGGTTTTCAAGGAAGTCCTTAAATTGGTCGCTTGATACATCTATAACGAATCCAGCAGCACCAGCATGTCCTCCACCACCGAATCTCCTACTTACCTCACAGCAATCCGCGCTGTCTTCTACGCATTCATAAAGAGAGAACCGGACTTTACCACCTGGCATGATACAAAATGGCATCAAGGCTTTAATTTTCCTACCGTCTAACCAGTCTGGTGTAAGAGAATCAAATACCTTAGAACTAAATTCGGTGGTATTCATCGCCACGACCTTCACCTCATCAACGTATGCTTCGAACGAGCACGCACTTACCTCTTGTTCGTTTTTACCAGCCATGTAATTAATTATAGCACGTCCTTCTTTAGCGAGATCATAGAAAATTAAATCCACCTCATTGTCCTTCATATCTTCTTTAAAATGGTCATACAAATACGACAATGCTATTAATACATTGAGTCTTATTTTTGATCTCAAGGCATACTGGACAGCTACTACCGTATCCCAGCCTAAGCCGGATTCTTTATTCCATACATCGTAGTCTGACAGACACCGGACGATCGCCGGCACCTTCCCCATCAGCAGGTCCGAGGCCAGAGCGCACGCACCGACACCGACTCTCCTCAACCCTGGAACTACGAACCCCCATGTCTTACTATCTTCGATAATTCCCTTGTGATGATCTATCCACATCAGGCTCTTTCCTTCATCAAGCCACTTTTTAAAAACCGTTTTAGAATCGGCTCCAAAAGACACATCAAGAACGTAAACGACATCTAAGTCACGCACCTTGCTGGTAACTTTCTTGACATCATCTTCATACGAATACGGGATATAAACAACATCCCTGTCTTTACTGTTTTCGTACATGGTTGCGATGGCTGCCGACACAACGCCATCTAAATCCGATTTATGATAAATTATCGCTGCTTTCTTTACTTTCATGGTATAAGCTTGTAAATGTAATATTATTATCCCCTTTATCTATTTTTATAATATCGCTATATCCTTTATGATATTGATCTTTTTTAATACGAACCTTCAAAGTAAATAAAGGAGGTTTACAGACAGGAGGAGTATCAAACTCCTCACTATAAATATCCTGTAATTTAATTTTTATATTAAGATCAACCCCATAAGGATTTTCAAGGATATATATATGATCGTTGTTTAGAATAACTATTCCTTCACTTGTATGTTCTTTGGACAACTCATAATTTAAATCAAGATCTTTACCAACAAACTGAATAACATCCATATAGTCAATGCCGGCATTCTCAGCACATACCTTATCCGAATCAGAGAACTGCCCTGGCAGACCACTGGCGCTTCCTACCATCAGCGTCATTGTCTCAATATCTTTATATGTTATACCATCCATCATCAACCTACAAGCACCAAGTGCCTTATATACCATACCGGGATTAGGCTTCATCATCGGATCATATTCATCAATTGAAAAACACTCATAATGACCATACACTACTCCTCTTATACCTCTTTTCACTGCAAGATCATGAACGCATCTAAGGACATAATTTATCTTCGCATCAATATCTTCATCGGAAACAAACCCGACACCCACATCACATTGGTTGCTTATTATACCAAAGTATTTAACGCCATTTTGCTCCATAAGATCAAGTGCCCTATTCACGACATCTTGCTTAATCTTCATATCAGTAAGATCTTCTGCATAAATACCTCCAGATATGGTTTCAACCAACGTCCCGTCAAAATCAAATAGTAGTATTCTTTTGTTTTTAATATACAAATCTTTCATCATTTTTCACTCCTACTCTTTTTTATTACCCTAAACTGAAGACGGAATAGATTACTGTCTTCTTTTATAATATCATACACAGCATAAGAATTTTCTCCTATATCCCATCCAAGATAATCGAGCAGGTCTTTTAAGTAAACTCTCTTGTATTTTACACCAAGGTTATTTACCTTAAACGATCTCTCGTCTTCAACATCAGAAGCAGCCAGATAAAAGACCGTATTTTCAACTCCTTCAAATATCTTCCCTTCTTCTAAGCCGATAACAACCGCATCCGTTACCCCCATCCAATTCAAATTATCGACAGAGATAGTCATTATCTTACTTTTGCTGATTGACAACTTCCGGATCTTGCTTTCTTTAGTTTTAGATCCTAAAAAATCCGTACTGTTAAAAAAATCTACTTTCATGGTTATAATATTTTATATTTATGTTGCAAACATACATAATAAATAATCATCAAAGAAATAAATAGGATTAAAATATGATAAAAAACCCATAGCACTACGTATTTAATAAAAATAAATCAATGACACAAGATAATAAAAATAATCATATATTTGTCGGTATCTTAATCAATTAAAAATAAATGTTATGGCAGAATCGAAAATAGGTTTTGTAACCTTCAATCCGGGATCAGGTGACGGTGATCAGGCAGTCACCGTATCAGGTGAAAAATACGAAGGTCGTGTACAGCGCACGCAACAAGTAGAATTTGGTGCCGAATCAGGCGGTGTTAAGAAAACTGCTACCATCAACCAAGCTGCGGCAGCTGAGTTTGTAAAAATAGATCCTACTGCATCCGTAGGGAAAGGAGGTGGTACTGTAACGATCAACGGTACAAGTAACTCAACTAAATTAACGTTCTCTCTAACTCCGGACGAGACTCATCCTCTGACGCTGCAAATACCAGCCTCCTATCAGGCAGCAGGCAAGGCTACCAGCAACGGCGCTGTTATTGCCGACGACCCTGGTGCAACAGGGGGCTTTGCTTTCAGTATCGTATTCTCCGGTATTGCAGCGAACACTAATATAAACGATCTGGTAAATACTCTTAAGGTTACGGCCGCTGGTGGTCAGACAGCTAATACGGTTATTACCCAGACAGCAGGTGATCCGTTCTTGGAAATAGACAAGGAGGTAATCAACTTGGATGCAAACGGTACTCCTCAGACTATCAATGTTAATGCTAACATCAGGTGGACTATCACACAAGCTGTTTCTAAGTTGGTAAGGACAGTAATGAAGTGATGTGATTATTCACGTCTGTATTGCTTATAAAAAACAAAAAGGGACGTCTATTTGGCGTCCCTTTTTTCTATGCATTGTATATAGTATTTATCTTTTTGCCTACTGACAAAAATCTTTTTGAAAATCATCTGTTTCCTGATATGGACTCTTTTCCCGTCATCTAATTCTCTCCAAATTTCATTAAAAATCGAATCTATTAACTCCATAACCTTCTTATCGGAAACGAGATTCTTTCTACCGGGGCTAACCCATCCATCATCAGTCATCTTACCGGCTATCCTATTAGCTATCCTGCTTAATTCACGTGGGGTGCTCATTTTAATTTGTTTTTAAATATTCTACCTTTTTCACACTGAAGTATGCAGTCTCTCATGGGATGATCTTGTTCGTGATCGTCACACATCGGAAATTCTTTTCCATAGGGGAAAGCAATGTGCGGGTACTGCGCCCTGAACGCATCCCAGGCCGACTTCCTCACAGCCTCAGCTCCGGCACGCACGCCTTTCTCTCTTTCCTTGGCTGGGTCAGCATACACGTTTGAAATAGCTCTTTTCTTCCAAGTAAGCATATTGTAGTAAAACTTATCCACCAGTTTCCTACCCACTACATCAAACTTCTGTCTATGAATTAAAGGTGCGACCTTAACGACGTTCTTCCTATTTTTACTGACATCGACATAAATCAGCCCGGCATAAGACGGAACTTCACTTACGTCAATCATATTAGGCGGACAGGCGTAGTAGAAATAGTTTGGAGGATAGCTTATGACACCACCTACTTTAATAATGCCGTCTTTAAGAACCTTATGTTTTTTATCCTTTTTGAAGTCGTTAAAGAAATCTTGTTTAGACATCTTGACCTCTACTTCATAAGCGTACAATGATCTTGTTATGGCCAGGAAGTCAGATTCCCAATCATATATATGAAGATTGTTAATAACATACATCGGATTACTTAGCAGATCCCTATTAAGGATCTTAAGCATTTGTTGCTCTGGGTAGTTCATTATCTTACTTTTTTAGAGGCTTGTGGCGGAATCGAACCGCCCTACGAGATTTTGCAGATCCCTGACTAAACCACTCATCCAACAAGCCATGTAGCCCAACCGGGAGTCGAACCCGGAACTAAAGTTTAGGAAACTTTTGTTATATCCGTTTAACTACCAGGCTATTTAATGTTTGCTATGTTCACACACCGCAAACATTCAGATAATTAACATTTCCACAAAAACTTAATCGTTATCCAAGGAGGATTCGAACCTCCGATAACAGAACCAAAATCTGTTGTGTTACCACTACACCATTGGACAGTGGTCCCGGAGGGATTTGAACCCACGATCTTGCGGTTATGAGCCGCCTGCTTTCACCACTAAGCTACAGGACCTTAAAAATATGCAGGAGCCTTCACAGACGCCTGCATATAACAGCTAAATATTAACCAATAATTATCCTAAAAACTCTCTCAACGCAAAGTTAAGTACTAACCCATAATATGGCAAACATTAAAATATAAAAAGGATTAAAATACCTACTTCTTTTTTTTCTTCTTCTTTTTAGTGTCTTTTACTCGTTCAGCTTCGTTTTCGGGCTCCACAATATCACCGGCTTCTTCCTGAATCACATCCGTCTCAGGAACAACATCAGACTTCTCCGACTCAGCCACATCCTTATCTGACTCCTCATCTTTATCCAATTCCGGCTCAGCGGAATCGTTTTTGTCTTTACCGATTATACCTATCTGGTAGCCTCTTAATTCTACTTGCATTAATTTCAGCTTCGATTCTAACTCTTGTATTGTTTTGGACCCAACCGAAACCTCGTTTTCCAAATCTCCGATTCTGATCCTGGCTTCAATCAATGCATTTGATTTCTTTTTTAATTCAAATGAGATACTGTCTCTCTTTTCTTCCAAGTTACTGATTTTGTAATTAGCCTCATCAAGATCAGACTTAGCTTTGTCAAGATCAGCCTTGGCCGCATCAAGTTCTTCCGTTTTCTTCTTGACGCTTTTTATCAGCTTTTTCTGATTTTCCTTCAAGGCGTCAATCTTTTCCTTAGACTCAGAAAGATCTTTGCCAATAGATAAAATCTCTTTATCCTTTGAAGCGATATCTGACTTAAGTTCGGAAAGCCTTTCCTTGTAAAAATCAGCCTTATCCTGCATTTCCTCAATTTCTTTTGCAAGATTTTCGGATTTAATAGCTTTCTCCCTGTACATTGACAGCTTGCTGTCTGTGATGAATGTAAAACCTAACATGCTCATTTTCAAAATATTTAAACATTACTTAACTCCAGAACTACCAAGACCTTTTTCTCCACGTTCATTTCCGTCTTCTACCTCAATATCTATCACCTCTTCCAATACCATTTTGTATTGTGGAACAATTTCCATCTGAGCTATTCGATCGTTTTTATGGATTACGGTCGGTTTTTTATTGATTTTAGTAAGATTAACCATATACTCTCCTTTGTAAGTAAATTCGCATTTACCGGGCGCGTTAGTAACTACCACTCCCTCGTCAAAAGAGAATCCTGATCTTCCTTCTACATTCACACACCATCCTTCTGGGATATTCAATTTGAATCCTGTTCCGATTCTAACAGAATAACCTTGATATAAGGTGATTGATTCAAAATCGGAAGGAACATCTATTTCCACTCCCATGTCATTCACCATCTTCACCACTCTATATGCACGAATATCACAACATGCATCACCATCATGCTTGTATTCAGGTATCACGACATCGGGATACAGCTTCTTAATACCTACCTGCACAGTCTTCTGATAACCTGGAGTCAAATACGATTCAGGTATTTTATTAACAACCTTATCTTCTTTTTTATGTTTGTTGTTCTTTTCAGAAACAGTATCCTTCTTGCTATCTTCTTTTTCAGAAAGAAGTCTTTCAATATCTTCTAACTTGTCCATAATTATATTTTTATAGTACAATAAACAATACCTTCTTTTTTTATATCCTTAGTTGATTCATAGCACTCACGAAAAGTACTTATGTCTGCATCATTAGGATCATCGACCCACTCATCTCCTTGCTTATATTTTTCTCTGGTTTCTGAGTAGATCATACATAATTTATCCCCATGCTTCGCCATAATCCTTTCTTCTGTCACTTTCCTACGAAGTTTAATAAGGGGAAATCTTGTAACTATTTCTACCATCATTCTACACAATCTTTAAAAGCCCAAGAGATGTTATTCTCCTGGGCTGATGTTTATATTAAAATGGAAGGTCATCTTCTTCCATAGGAGGGAAGTTCGGCATCTGTGCTTGCGGCTGTGGCTGCGTCTGATGCTGAGGCTTGGTGCTCCTTGTAGTAGGTGCCGGGGCAGGTGCAGCCGGCTGAGCCGGGGCCTGATACTGAGCAGGCTGTTGAGCAGGCTGTTGGTAATTCTGATACGGAATAGCACTCGGAACAGACTTGGGTTGTTGAACCTGTTGAGGCGCTGACGGCTGCTGGGTATAAGTCTGAGGGGCTGTAGGCTCTTGCTGAGTATTTCCTCCTAAACCTAATTTAGCCATTATACCTGCTCTGATATCTTTAATAGAAGCATTGAACCTGTTTGAATATTCAGTAATCTTCTGATAAGTAAAGTTGTTTTGAGCTGAATAATCGAGGCTTTTCTTGCCATCAAATCCCGTAACTTCAACAGGGTCAGGCCAGCCATTTACGCCTTTTTTATAAAAACGTTCAACAAGCTGATCTTTTTCTCCGTCTACTCCGGCATATGCGATAATAAGTTCCGAAGATCCAAACTCGTCATCTTTCTTCTTCTTAAAGACATTGAAATAAATTTCACGACTGAAATCGATGTTTTCGTAGTATTTTACGAAGCTCTTAACAAAGCCCTTGATATTTCCTTTTTGATTGACGAGAGGTATGGAAATACAATAGTTTTCATTAAGCTCGTAATCTTTTAATACGATAAGGAAATTAGTAACAGTATTTCCATTAGAGAAAGAGCTTGACTTTAACCCGATGTAGTTAATGTATCCAACTACTCCATTATAATACTCTTTCCAATATCCCGCCGGCTGACCGCTATTAGGATTTATGTGCTGAACAAAACCTTCTTTTGGTTCGTTACTTTTTTCATACAAGTTACCATCTGAATTAATATACAAATAATAAGTTGTACCAAAACTTCTGTTTTCTCTAAAAGCCATATTATTAATTGTTTATAGATTATACAATGTTTGATTTAATACGTATGTTGATTCGTATTTAGGATTGAACATCTTTATCATCTTATACTGATCAGACCAATCCATGACAGTATCTCCTTTTATAAGTGATTTTACGGAAGACAGTATATTTTCCTTACCGATAGAAAAATTAAAACACGGGCCCTCAAGCGCATTAAAAGGCATTGATTCCATTATCCTTTTTCTATTTCCAAAATCCTCAGACATTACCGTTATACCGTTTTCTTCATCTACCTTAACATTAACAACATTATCCACTAAAGTCATGGAATTAAGAACAGATATAAGTAAATCCCTATCGAACTTAACCCTCGACGATTTTTCGAATTTATTACATACGTATTCGTAGTTAGGATACTGTTGTTCTACGTTCATATCCGATATAATCACATTATCAAAACATAAAAACGTCCTAATACCATCTGTGGAAATACTGATCTCCTTATCTTTATCAGATAGAAAGCCGTATAAGATAGAAGCCGCAACCTCACTTAGCATAATTGACCTTTCTGCTACCGCATTAGCATACTCTTTCCTGTTTATAAACAGACGGAACATGTCAGTAGAAACAATGTCAATATAATCCTTCTTCACATTAAGGAGAATCGAGCATATAGCCGGTCTAAACTCATCCGATCCAACAAACGCAAAAGATCTTTTCATAGACTGAATGAAAGATGAGCTCATAACACGAATACCATCACCTACAGGATAAAAGAAATCAGGGAAAGCCTTATCCTCAATCCAATTAGAAGAGAAAGATCCTCTATCGTATTTAAAAACGATACTGTAATCGTTTTTAATCTCTATCTCTATATCCTGGTTATGATTTTTAAAAAATGAAATAAGAGTCCCGGCATCTACTAAAAGAGAAAACTTCTGGTCACAAGAAATATCAGTATTCACATCGAAAATATCATCCGTATATGTTATACGTTCGTTCATGGCTTGTATCCGGATATGATCAAAATATAAAGTAATTTTTATATTCGATGTGACACAATCCTTTAAGACCTTATCAAACATCTTTGAAATATTTGAAAGTTTCTCATTCATTAGTATGCCAGGAACTCTTACTTTCATTTTTTAAAACTTACGATTATGACTATCTAACACTGTAAATGTATTATTTTAAAATCTAATTTTGAATTAATTGGATTTAAAATTATTTAAAATAGATTAAATACTTCTTCTTGTCGCTTCTGCTATCAGCATCGCGTCAACTATACCGTCATGAGCGGTCTTACATCTTTCGTTTTTAACGAACGTATCGTTTGGCCACAGCCTTTTAGCGCAAGCTAATGACGTTTTCTTAGTATTTACCTTACTGGCTTCCATAACCTTATCAGAATGCGTCCAAACTAATTTCTGCCATGTTTTAGGAGCTATGAAATTAACGGAGCAACTTATGTCCGGAAATGCCATGCAGAGGGACAGGAACAGCCCATGCAGTTCACCTTTGTTCTCCATGAGAGAGGCTGTAGAGGACGTGCTGACCCCGTACAGGGCGTGGACGTCCTCTATGACAAACACTACCCTATCAGGATTGTTTTCTACGATCGTATCCCGACAAAAAACATATTCTTTAGTCAAGTCTACCGGTCCTGAAATTGCTATTCTTGGAGTTGAGATTCTCGATATTAGTTTGCTATCCTGATCGATGCAGGCTATAGCTCCATCTTTTCCCGGATCTGCTGCTATATATAACACCATAACGCACTAATTTAAATTCATGTCAATTTTTCCAATGCTGTCATCATCTTCAAAACCTCCATTGTCAGTAAGTTCGTAATCAATAGCCACAGAGCCGTTACTAAGGATGTAAAAACCTTTAAACATCTTTCCTATTTCAATAGGATACACGACATTTACGTCCCTTCCAATATCCTCAAACGGCATAGCGATATCTTCTGTATTAGCATCCTTCTGTTTTGCTAATACACCAACGGGTATATTTTTACCTTTTATAGATGCGTATGTAACCATATACAGAACATCGTTATTAACAAACGCCCTATCACTGCTTACCTTATCCAAGCTGACATATATAATATGTTTTATAAAACTATCGATATCTCCACATATGTTAATAGCTTCTACTTCTTTAGGAATAACGACTTCCACTTCTTCTGGTTTTATATTTTTCTTTTTCATTGCATTAACCTTTTTGTATTTTGTTTTACTTCTTCAACAAGATCCTGATCTTTCATCATTTCCTGCTTAAGTTTCTCATTCTCCTTAATTCTTTTCACCCTATCGGCAAGAATCTTCTTATATTTCTTATCCGATATTTTAATAAACCAAGGACAGTTCCTTGATGGAATCCTTTTACATGGGTAATCAGTGAGACCGTTCGGTCCAAACTGCTCGCATCGGTTACATTTCTCTGCTCCTGTCATTACATTATATTTTAGGAAAACATTCTTCAAGTTCTCTATAAGAGCACTCTACTACAACAGAATCTCCTTTAGGGAGAAATACTAAAATAGAATCGATAGAAAAAACACTATCTACTTTTCTTACAAGTTGGCCATGCTTGTAAGAAGACATGACCAACCTAATTCCATACGCATCTGAATAAGATCCTTTCCTACATGGAATTATGTTTTCAACAACATAATCAAAACCTCCGATATTAACTTCATCTCCGGCATTGATTTCCATTAGGGGAACCATCTTAACTCTACGATCTATGCTTATTTTCATTTCGCGACCTCAAATTTTATTTGCTCCTTCGGTTCATAATTCCATACCTCAAAATCATCAGCTACAAAATCATAAAATCCTTTCCCTTCCATACGAGACGAGATAGTAACCTGCGGAACCGGGCCGAAGAGAGAGCGACGAAGGAGCTCGTTTGCCTGTTCTTCGTGACGGTCATACACATGCATATCTTGGATGAAATGAGTAAAAATTGCGGGCCTTAACCCAGCATCGTGAGCGAACATCATCATCAACGCCGCATATTGAGCTACATTCCATAGGCCGGCGACAATAGCATCCTGGCTACGTTGATAAAGAGTCATATATAACTCATCTCCTTTAACAGATAAATTAATCTGGAACGCGCATTCTTGAAGTGGCTTAAGACTATTGGTTTCAGGATCGAACATAGATGCTACTATTCTTCTTGACGAACGATCATTCTTGAGTGACCAAAGAATGAAATCTGTTTGGTTAAGAAAACCGTAAAGACCATCATGGATATCTGTCATACCCTCTGGAGCTTTTCCGGTTCCCATATAAACATGTCTGTTCACCATATCTCCGTAACATCCTTCGATCTTTCCATTATCATCAGCCCACTGATCCCATATATGAAGACCAAGATCTTTGATATCTACCGATCTTTTTTGCCAAATCCACAATATTTCTTTTATGGAGTTTTTAAGATTAGTAGGTCTAAGTGAACCAAGAGGAAATTCTCGACGAAGATCGTACTGGTTACATACTTGTAGGATACGCTTCACCTTGACGCCTGTCCCGTCACCGTAGACCGGTCGCTTGACCTCTTCCCAAGGCTGGCTCATAATAAGAGCCAGATTGTCTTGAAATATTTTATCTACTCTTGACATATTTATATTTTTATAAGTTAAACTCTGCAAAATCTATTTCAGATCCGGTTGACAAATTAATCATTGACTTTTCAAGCTCTTCCATTGGAACCGGTTTCACAATACCTCCATTACCAAGAGTCCTTTTATAGAAGTTTATCACCACCTGATCGCTGGTTTTTACCGTCTTAGGAATAGGTTGACGAAGATATAATCCATCAAGAGACTTTACTCTTGAAAGAGCCGTATATAGCTGTCCTGTTTCAAAAGAATTAGATACGTCCATCATAGCCGCATCCAATGTCAGGCCTTGAGCTTTATGGATCGTGATAGAATAACCTATTTTTATAGGATACTGAATAATAGCTCCTACTACTTCAGATTCTATCTTATATCCGTTTCTTACGTATTTTACTTTCTCAAACGAACATGGCGTTATAACAACCTTAGTATGCTCATCATCTTTCGGTTTATCAAGGACTACTTCAATCTCCCCATTTTTTATAGATAATACAGTACCAAGAGAGCCATTGAAGTACTCTCCTCCGTTTCTTGTTATCATAACTCTTGATCCTTCTTTCAAGAAAAGAGTTTTTTCAACCGGAGCATCTTTAGGATAATCACCGTTTATAACAGCTTCTAATTTTATTAAAGAGCCTGGTAACGATGATATTCTCATTTCGTTAATAGCCGTAGCTTTTGAGTTGGTAGTTACAATCTCAACATATCCTTGATTATTATCAGACTGAATACATCTGCTGTTTATTGTATCAAATACATCATCATCCATCTGCCCTTCACGCACCTTATTAAGGACACTAATAAACTTCTCATCTTTCTGACGGTATATTTTTTCAAAAGAAACCATTTCCATACCAGAAGCCATTAGAGACTTGGAGCTAAAGAAGTAAGATGTATCGTATATTTCTCTAAAAAAATCCTCCTTAATTACTGGCGGAAGTTGAAATAAATCACCTACCATAATAAGTTTCACGCCGCCAAACGGGTCCTTGTCTCCTCTTGCATGACGAAGTATATCAGCTACGTTGTCAAGAAGATCAGGGCGAACCATAGAAATCTCGTCTATGATAAGATACTTTATATTCTGTAAAATCTTTTCCGAACCTCCGTTGAATTTATATTCGCAGTTATCCATAAACGCGCCTTTTCGTATTTCAGGTATATACGGCTGCATTCCTATTCTAAAAAATGAATGAATGGTTTGACCACCTGCATTAACAGCAGCAACACCTGTAGGAGCTACAACAACCGCATTTTTTAATGCCGGTATAATACGCTTAAGGAACGTTGTTTTTCCACTTCCTCCTTTACCGGTTATAAACAGCGGTTTTGGTGACTTACAAATAGACTTAATAGCCTTTCCCTGGGCGACATTACCTTCGGACATAACTGAACGAAGAACGCATTCCATTAGTTTTTTGTTGTAACTTATAGCCATATTTTTCTGATTTTGTTCTACAAAACAAAAGTATGAAAATAAGATAAAACATAAAACATAAAATGAATTAATTAGAATTAAAAAGAAATAATAAATTAGACAAGTGGCTTTGTGGCAGACAGTAATGTAGTTTCGTATTGATACAGTTATGGCATAGTAGTGGCTAACGGGTGTTTCCGTCAACATCCTACGAGATTATCGTTTTTCGGCTCTGTCGGCGACCACTAAGAACAGACCCTCTCTCAAGTACCAATCATTATAATGATGAATACTGAGATGAGGAATAAAGATAGGTATCATTATAGAATGATAGTTCTTCTAATGGTATATCCTTGAATACGGATTCACCATCTAATTCTTTATCATTCTCTACTGTTGTATTAATGTTAGGTAATGATTGGATAGATATATCCATATTCTCTATCTTTTCCTTAAACTGTTCTGCCTTAACATACGTATAGATGTCTTCGCTTACCGATCCCACCGCTTTAGCCATCTCGCCGGCGAACTCAGCATACATATCCCGTACCTCATTAAAACCTGCCTTTTTGTCAGGAGCGGTATTGTTATAGGATTTCATTCTCCTACTTACCCTACCGCATACCCCGGCAATGGACGTCCCCACCTCAGCGCAGCAGGCTTCTGCATTAGCCATGTCTGCCTTTACTGTGGCTAACTTCTCCTTACTCCACGCGCTAACCTTGTCGTATGATTGTTTAAGACGGTTTAAGAACATGTCCATTCTTCGCTTCTTATCTTCTGCTATGATAGCGCGATAGTACTTTCTTATAATCTGGTTTTGTGTACTTCGCTCATATCCGTCCCAGAAGTCTTTGTGCGCTTCTTTAGCCATAACAGAAGCCAATGACCTTGCTTCTTCTTCTTTTGTCTTTTTACGATCTATGCCAAGGATTTCGCCATCTTCGGAAACAACTTCCTCTGCGTTTAGGAAACGTAGGATATGAGTATTGTCTTTTAAGAAGAAATTGAAATCGTCTTTCTTACTCACTTTTTCTTTTTCTCCTTTCTCTATATCCTTCTCTCCAAAATACCATCTGTTTGTTGCTCCTTTTTTATACAAGGTCCAGGTATTTGCTATTTGCCAGAAAACAGCTCCGTGCCTATATACCGGAATCAGCTTACCTATTGGGTAGTTATGTTCGTTTGCTTCAATGTAAGCACGAGGATTATCTACGTATGTTATAAATTGTATGTTTTCGAACCTTTTTACGAGCTTGTCTTGTATCGCCATACCGACAATCTCTTTCGCTTTTGTTAGTCCTACATTCAAGTACAAGGCAATTGTTTTATTACTTATCGTCGAATCAATTAATCCATAATACGAGTGGCTTCCGTCTACGACTTCCGCCTGAGAGTTTGTCTCTCCACTGTTCAGTACAGACTCATTGTTTCTGACTAAATTAACAAACATCGCCTCTCTTATCCTGTCAAGGACTTTTTCATGGTTTGTTATTTCATTTTTCTTTATCTTAATTAAAATCCTATTCTTTGGAATATTCACTTTCCCGCATCCGAAAGTAAGTTGTACGCCATTAACACGATATCTTCTTGCTACAAACGTACTATCCGTCATACGGAACAGTTCGTCAAACATCGGATGTCCTGTCATGTTCTTGAACTTCGAATACCCGATTCCAAGTTTATGAAGAAGATCTTTCTGGTTTTTGAATCTTATTCTCGAATCCCGGCGGGAGATTTTTATCATACAGTATAAAGCATACAATTCCATGAACAGCGAATCATCTGACCACTGTTCCAAAAGTCTAAGACTTATGTTAATATTTCTACCTAATTGTAGCTTCATAATCTGTAACAAAAAAAATCGGATGGATTTTTGGGGATATCCATCCGATTTGTGTCTTTTTGTAGATAATCTCCAAAACCCCGTTACAGATGATGAAGAACAAGAATCAACAAAAAACAAGACACTTAATATTTTATATTCTTGTTTTTTATTTTATCTTATTTCTACATCTGTAACGTGCTACAAATGTAGAAACAAAATTCAAGAATCAAACAACAAGAACTTATTTTTTTAATGTCACAGTGCAAATATCGGGACAAACCCTGAATCTATTGTCATAAAATACGTTAATTTTAAATTTATAAATCCTTAATCCTTATCTTTGTATCAAAACGATAATCTCATGAAAGAAAGTGATAATAAAGATGTTAGTAATAGGGCTTATAGGCTTTTAGTACCTTATTCCAATACGGTAGATATGGCTAAGAAGATACTTCTGTTTTATAACGGATACCTAATGGCCTATGGTAATGAGAAGAATGTCATAGATGCGAGGCACTTAAATCTTCTTGCCTATTATTTTGTGTTTGGATATTCGTATGAGACCAAGAAGAAGTTTTCTCATTGTTTCAGTACCGATCTTCAATATGTATCGGTTTTGGATACGGAGATGAAGAAGCGTGGTATTTTGATTGACCGTGAAGGGAATTACAGGACAAGGTGTTTGTGCCCGGATATAGAGAACATGCGCCGTCTTTTTGTATTGGAGGGTTCAAGAGATCAATGTGCGTTGGTTTCTTTATTTTACAGAAAGAAAACTTTTGAATCAGATGCCGAAGAATGATTTCCCTATATCATTTGAGTCACATATTATAGATGATGTGATGGATAAGACCGGGGGCGTTTACGACCGAAACCAAATACGTGACGTTTTCAGAGCCAGTATTTCTTATGCTAATAACTTATGTACGTACACAGATAACGTGTCTGTATCGTTCCCGTATGTAGGCGATATGGTTTGTAACCTTCATGAGATGGAGAGGCGCAAACACAATCTTGAGCGTCTTAAATCCAAGGTAGAAAAATTATCTAAGTATCAGAAAAAAGAACTTCAGTGTCTTGATATTAAGATAAGGATGATAAAGGATGCTTATGACTCAGGTGAGATAAAAGGTGGGGATATGTTGATAAAACACAACAAATTATCTATCTTTAAATCTCGTAAGGGTCATAGTTTTAGTGAAATACAAAATATTCAAGAACAGGAATTTAACAGATAAGTCATGAAAAAGATTTTGCAAGCGGAAGTTATATACGATGCTTTTATGGATACGATATTAAAAAAACTTCCAAGAAAAAAAGAAGATTATCCTGATTGGTACAAGGAACGTCTTGAAAAGTGTGAAGGATGTAAATTCAATACCAAGAACGTCCCTAACTCTATGCTTCCTCTTTCTTTGTACGTAAGCAAGAAAATAGGTAAAAATCGTTGTTCGGTATGTACGTGCTTCATCAAGCAGAAGGCCTGGAGCAAGACAGAGGAATGTGCGCTTGGGGAGGGGCTTCCCCGTCCTTCGTGGATGGACCGTCAGTATTCTATTGATTTTTATGATGAGAAGTCAAGATGGAACAGGTTAGAACTTATTACAATGGATTCTGATGAATTTAATGTTATTTCTACAGATGACAAGCAATACAATATTGACCTCTCTAAAGACGGTAAATCATTTGAAATCATTTTCGAACCGGTAGAAAAAGGGAACAGTATAAGGTTTTCATTCGTTCTTGAGTCGAAGCATGATATGAAGATAACAGCATCAGAGACATCTTGTGGTTGTACGTCATCTAATTTGAATATCATTGACTCACGTCACTTTAAGTTCAATATAGAGATACATACAGCAGGATTTGGAATAGGAAGATTCGTAAAGCACATGACTATTCACTATCAAAAAGATGGGTCTCAAAAAGAGGAAAAGATTCCGTTTAATTTTGAAGGTACTATAATTCAAAAAAGTTAAATTATGGGCGGATGTGGTAAAGCAAGGCATTTACAATGCGAGGATAAAAGGAAGTCCTTATTTTCTATGTTGCAGGCATCTTGTGACGATCTCCCCGATTATTCTGCCGGGGACATTCTCTATGCCGTACTTAGATCTTTTGCAAAGAAAAGAGGATTGTCTGTTTCTTTTTTAAGGACGTTGACAGACAGCGAGCTTTTTGAAGTGGCTGATTATAATTTATCAATGGAGTTGATGGACGTTATTATTCATGATAAAAAGGTTCTTGATAATGAAGAAGATTGATTTTGATTCAGATATAAAACATCTTATTTCTTATTACAACCATCTACTGTCTGCGCAAGATAAGGTGGGAGAGGAGATGGAAGAGATAACTAAGGATATTATTAGGAAGAAGGATGAGGAAAACAACATAGAGTTAGAAGACTTTATTGATTTGGAGGAAAAGTCGTTTATGACCAACTTGTATCAACAAGAGATGCTGAAAGTATCTTCTTCTATAAAGGCCGTTTACAGGTTATCTATTAACGCCGGTCATGATCTCAATGTAGATGATGACAGTAAGAAGGTTCTTGATAGGATAGTAAATGACGGAGAATCAGATTTTATTATGTACGTTGATAATAATACTGGTTCTGTTGTATTCAAAGACGAATCTGTTGAGGAAGGAATAAAAAACATGTGTAAGTATCGTGTTGATCCATCTTCTCTTGAAGACAGGTTTAATATGCTTAAGTCTCAGTATGAGGATTTTTTAAAAATTATTAATAATGAAGGTAAGAAAGCCGACTAACGATGATGTCTCTTACGTAGATCGGAAACTTCTTGTGCTAAGGGATCAGATAGATAAGGCTGAACGTTATCTATCTGAAAACCCTTGGGATAAAATAGAAGATTCCGATAAGAGAGAGAAAGAATTTAGGTTTCAAAAAAGCTTGTCTGATAGCTTAATGCAATGGACTGAATCTTATATTAAGATGTGTGGGATAATGGATGTCTATAATCAGCTTGAGGCTGCCAAAAACAAGAAAAGTCTAAAAGGAGGACAAACAGTATCAGGTATTCAGTCTTTTGTCAAGAATGAAGCTAAGAACAAGCTCGATAAATAGTTTTGTCATGAATTTTAACAGTAAAGAACTTTATATAAATATGGGTAACGATATTCCGTTATGGAATGACCTTTATTCTTATGAAGAGCAAGACGATGATGTCAAGCAATTCTGGGAAAATGAGGCTATGAAACTCCTTAACGGTGTTACCATAAATGGTGTATTTATCCATCCTTGGCTATACTGGCATATCAATTTCTGGAAGATGATGATTGACGTAGGAGATGATCGTATTCCTGGAAATTCTCAGCTTCGTGATAATGAATGGATGTTTGCCGAATTTCTAAAGCAGGCTGAAGAAGAGAATAAAGGAATATTCATGTTCGGGTGCCGTCGTTTTGGAAAAGCCCTTCTTGACTCTGAGATACTTTATCTTGAGGACCGGGAAAAGATGATAGGAAATATCGTTGTAGGGGATAAGATATATGACGATAAAGGTAATTTGGTAGAAGTCGTAGGTGTCTATCCTCAAGGAAAAGTAACTACCTACAGAGTCGTATTTGAAGACGGTCGTAACGTTATTTGTTGCGGAAATCACCAATGGCGTGTCAATCATGGCGGAAAATGGCATGTTAGGAGTCTTAGATCCATAGCTGGATTAGATTATAAGAGTATGTCTATTCCAGTAGGTGAGGCCCTGAACTACCCTACGGCAAAGCTGCCGGTTCCGCCGTCGGCCTACGCCTCGATGCTGGCGGCTTATCTCGGTGGCTATGGAGGGGATATGTTTTTTGATAAATACGTTTGTAAGAAGTTTTTAAGATCGTCCATAGATCAAAAGAAAGATTTTATAGAAAACTTCATTCGTTCTTTCAGAAACGTAGTAACCGGAGAAGAAGAGCTTACGTTGTCTCATATTGACATGGATGTCATAAATTTTGTACAACGTATGTTTTGGGCTTCAGGTTGGTATGCTAAATTGGAGGGGAACAAACTTATACTATCAAGGAATCGTAAGGAATTAAAAATAAGATCCATATCGATATACGGAAAGGAGCATGCCACTTGTATAACCGTTGATAATGACTCTCATTTATTTTTGACCACCAATTACATCGTTACTCATAATACGGCCATAATGAGCTCGTTTTTGGCTCGTAATGCTACAATGACGTACAATTTGACGCATAATGTTATTGGGTCAAGTAAGGAGGACCTTATGAGTCTTGGTGAGTATCTTGAGTTTGGTCTTGATAATATACATCCTTATCTAAGAATAAATAGAACAGGTAATGATTGGTTTAAAGAGGTTATTATGGGTACTAAGACGGTGAACAATATTCGTGACGTTCACGCTCGTATTCGTATTACCAATATTGATAGCGGTAAAGCCGGTGCCTCTCTTAAGACCGCATCTGGAACACCATATACATCTATTTATGATGAGGTAGGTAAATTTCCATTTTTAGCAGCATACTTACAAGGTCGTCCTGCCCATATGATGCACGGTAGAATGAGGGGGATGATGATATGCTCCGGTACGGGCGGCAACGTTGAAAAGTCTCAAGATGCTCAAAAAGTGATGAATAACCCTGCTGAATACGGGTTTATTGTCATGAATTATGATCTGCTTAATAAACGTTGTTTAAAACCAACTTGGCGTATTAGTCAATCCGGTTGTTTTGTTCCTGCTCAGATGTCTCATGCTTATGATAAGGAAACAACAACCTTAGATAAGTACCTTGGAATAGAGAAAGCTACAGGTCTTAAGAAAATAGATATTCAGGTATCAAAATTTGATGATAATACTAAGAAGATAAAATCTCGTCTTGATGAACTTGTCAAAAAGGATAGAGCTTTATACGTTCAGGAACGAATGGCATTTCCTTTGTCTATAGATGATTGTTTTCTTAATACGAATGTAAATAGGTTTCCTGTAGAAGATGCTTTGAAGCACAAAAGCCGTCTTCTTGAAGAAGGTAGGCCTGGTAAAACAGTGGATATTTATCAGATAGACGGCATGAAAATGGGGTATAATTTTAGTGATAAGCAGCTTGCTGATTATCCGTTCCAAGGTGGTAACATAGATGCTCCTGTTGTTATATATGAGGATCCACCAGAAGAAGGAGGTGTTTTTGATTACACTTATGTCTCATCGCTTGACCCCTATAAATCTGACAAGGCTGATACTGATTCTGTTGGTTCGTTTTATGTACTTAAAAGATATGTAAAAATCAACGATCCATTTGCTTATTGCATAGTAGCATCATACGCATCACGTCCTCCATCTTCCGATGATTTTTGTAGGAATTGTGAAATACTTCAAGAGGCGTATGGAGCTAAGTGTCTTATGGAGAATGCCGACCGAATGTATGAATTTTATCTTACGAGACGAAATAAGCAGCTTATGTTGCTGGAAGATGGCGAACGTCTTGCCGGTAAGATTATCCGTGCCGGAGCCCGTCAGAACAACAAGCTCGGTTTGGCTCCTACGGTTCCCAATCAGCGCATGCTTTTCAATACCGTTATTCAATATTGTTGGGAGGATGTTGTTGTTGGGTATGATGATGATGGTAATGAAATAACACAGAAAGGTATTTACCGTATCCCTGATATAGAACTTCTTGATGAGATCATAGCCTTCGGCCCTGGGACCAACACCGACCGTATCATATCCTTCGGCCACGCTCTTCTCCTGGCTAAGTATTATGATGATATGGGTTACATGCCTGAAAGTACGACTCAGAAGGAGAATCAAAAGAAGAGGGAACGTAAGAAGATGGAACAGGTTAAAGGATTTACGGTAAGAAGACATAACCCGTATAAAATGAGGTGACGAGAACAAATTCCTTATCTTTGTGAAAAATAGGATAATAGGATGGAATATTTCAATAGAGATCAGGCTTTTCCGGCCAGAGGAGTATTTTCAGGTTTGCCGGTGCAGGCTATACCTACCAAGAGAAAAACCAAGGAGTGGTTTAAAGCCACTATGGATTCTCTTGAATTGATTGGTTTGAAGCAGCTTGATGAGAACCAAAAGTTCAAAGATTTTTACAGGATGATGGAAGGGAAGCTGTCATTTATGGAGCTGAAAGATGTAATTCCTTATCTTAAGGATGTTCAGTCTATAAGGGACAATGTAAATATTCCATCATTCTTACGTCATTATGATATAATAGGTACGATCGTAAACGCTTTTGTAGGATGGTTGGGCAACCTTTCTGACAAGTATAATGTAGTTGGATTGGACGAATCTGAAGTGAATCAGTATTCTGCCACGAAGGAAAATCTTCTTTATAATTACATTAGAGAGGAATTGGACAGAAGAGTTAGGCAAGAGTTATTAAATAGAGGATTGGATCCGGATTATAATAATTTTGCCAGCGAAGAAGAAAAGCAGGCTTATGCTCAACAGATACAAGAGGTGAAAGCATCTATGACCCCTCCTGAGATAGAGAACTTCATGAATACAAAATGGAAGACTGCCGAGGTTATATGGGGTTCTCATACGCTTGAGGCGGACAGGGGGCGTTTTTACATGGATGAGATAGACACTGAGAATTTCATTGACTATCTTCTTACCGGTCGTTGCTTTAGAAATTATCATGTAGGATACGACTATTATAAGCCGGAGAGATGGTCTCCGTTGAATACGTTTTATTCTAAGACATTAGATAGCAAGTATCCGCAGTACGGTGATTATATTGGCCGTGTTCATTATTATACTGCCAATGATATTATAGTAAGGTGGGGGCATCTTCTTACGGCAAAAGACAAGCAAAAGCTTATAGGAGGTGCTGATAATTTCAATGGCACTTATCATAATGGTGATAATGGAAGCTATGTAAGTTTATCCAAATCGGCGAGCGTAGGGATGTTATATCAGAATAAGGTAATACCTTGGAAAGGATATAATGATTATGCTTCTATAAAAGCTTATGAGGATTATTACGGTATTCCAGCCGGCACATATACCGGATACGATAGTAATGGCAACGAATATCACAGAACCAGATTCATGCCAAATTTAGAGCATGGTAATTATTATAACCGCGCCCAGAGTTTGAGCGACGAGCATGTTCGTAGTGATTTGTATCAGGTAACTGAATCATATTGGGTATCCCCGGCTCAGGTATATGTAATTACCTACCAAACTGAAACCGGATTAGTAACTACTGAAATGGTAACCGACGAGCTTCTTCAGGACTTTTTACAGGAAAATGGTATTAAGAAAATTACCAGGACCATGAGTAAGGGAATGGAGAACCCGGAGATTAATACCTATTTCGTAGATTATGTTCCACAGGTAAGGTACGGGGTTAAAATCAGTGGAGGTGCCCTCGCTCAGGACAACCTGTATCTGGATGGAGAACCTATTGATCACCAGATAAAAGGGGATAGCAACATCTATGACTTTGTTCTACCCGTTGCCGGATATATTGGTACTTCTATGGCTAACAGGATTCAGCCGTATCAAATATTTTATAATTTCTCCATAAATCAGATAAACAATATTCTTGAAAAGGAGATCGGTAAATTCTTCTTAGGGGATATAAATCTGGTTCCAAGTGAATACAAGGATTTGGGTGAAGATGTGGCTGATATATGGGCTAATCTTCTTGATGTAGCTAAGTCTGTAGGCGCTCTTACATTAGATACCTCATCTCAAAACACGAAAGGTGGTGTTCCTTTCAACCAGTTTGCTGTCTATGATTTATCCCAGACAGAGCAGCTTAAAACAAGAATGGAGCTTGCTGAATGGTCGAGGATGAAGTGTTTTGAAATGGTTGGTATCACTCCTCAAGTAATTAATGGCCCCAACAGGTATGAGACCGCCACTGGGGTCCAGCAGGGCGTTACAGCATCTATGTTACAAACACAGATATACTTTGATAACTTCGGTTACTTCAAGAAACGCGCTTTGGATCTTCATCTGGCTGTTGCTCAACAATGCCAGGAAGAAGGAAAGGATATTTCTGTAATGTACACAAAAAGTGACCTTACCAGAGCATTCTTATCTATAGGAACCGACGGTCTTAGTCTAAGGCATCTTGGTGTTCAGGCATTATCTAATTCCAAGAAAAGGGATGAGCTTGAGAAATTTAAAACTTTCATGTTGCAGCTAAATACGGCCGGAGGCGATATTTACGATCTTGCATCTATCTTCACATCAGATTCTATGGTAGAGCTTATACAGAATGCAAGGAATACTCGCGCATACAATGAGCGTCAGATACAGCAGCAACAACAGAATCAGATGCAGCTTAACCAGCAACAGATACAAGCTGAAGCTGCTGAGAAGGATAAGCAACGTCAGCATGAACTTGCTTTGGAAGACAAGAAAGGTCAATACAGGATACTTCAAGAGAAGATCCAGGCGGCAGGCAGGGCGGCAGACGCCAAGAGCGACGCCACCTCCCTCAACTTCCTGGCTTCTGTTTCAGATCAGACCGTAAGGCAGGCTGATATAGAAAGCAAGGAAAGGATAGAGGATAAGAAAATTGAAAACGATTCCAAACTTCATGATGATGAAATGAGAATGAAAATGGAAGAGTTAAAATTAAAATCCAAAGAGCTTGCTCAACGAGCGAGGGAAGATGCCACCAAAAGGTATGTAGCCGGAATCAATAAGAATTAAGGATTAAATATCCCCAAATTTCATTAGAAAATCTCTAATAAAATTTGGGGATATTTAATTTTTAGTGAAGATTAAACACTTATAAGTTTTTTATCTGAAATATAGGTATTTAAATATTTTTGCAGTATGGGAAAATTAGAAAAAAATGGAATAGTAGAATTGGACGATATTTTTAGTATCGGTCCAGTTGATGATGTTTATAATAGGGAAGAAGATATTCTGCCTATTAATGGTAATGAACCGGCTAAAAAAGATGAGAAGCCTGTAGAAGAAGGTTCTCAAATTAAAGAAGAGCCGGTTGTCGATCCTACTCCTGATCCTAAAGAGGATAAAAAAGGAGAAGAGAATGTGGTTGACGTTAAACAGGATCCGGTAGAGACCCCGGTTGTCAATTACAGAAAAGTATTGGATGCCCTTTCTTCAAGAGGGATCATTCCCGATTTGAAAGATGTGGTATTTAGCGGTGAAAACGGCGAAGAGATTACTATCAATGATCTTGATTTTAGTAAAGAAGATTCGTTGTGCGACATACTATCTACAGTCCTTGAAAGCCAGAAAGAGGATATTGTTAAGGATAAGATAGATGTTACTTCTGTTTCTGATATTACCAAGAAGCTTATTCAGGCTGATAAGGCTGGCGCTAATATCGTTGATATTCTTAAGCAATATGATACGAATGTCGCTCCGATAGAAAAGCTTGACATTGAAAACAAAGCAGATCAGATAAAGATCGTTCGCCATTATGTTGATCTTCTTGGGTTGCCTAAAGATGAAGCTGATGAGTTTTTCAAAGGCATTATCAATAAAGGAGAAGAGTATGTTGAAGCAAAGGCTATAAAGTATAAGGCTGAGCTTGATAAGAGAATGGATGATATTATCCAGCAACGTACTAAAGAGGCTGCCGAAAAGAAGGCGAAGGATGCAGAAGATTTTAGAAGGTATAAGAAAGACCTTAAGTCTTCTATCCAGGCAAAGTATCAGCTAAATGACACTATGGTATCTAAAGCTCTTGATTTTGCCCTAAAACCTTCTGAATCGAATCCCGGAATTACCAAAGCATTTAATAGGGTAAGGGAGATGATGATGAATCCGGAAGAAGCGCCAGATTTGATTATGTTTCTTATGAACCCAGGAGAGTTCATAAAACAGAAGTCGAATCAAGCTGTAGTTGATGAGAAAAAGAAAATTTATAAGCTCATCAGCCATACAAATAAAGACAAGAGGGTGGCTCCGGTAGATGATAAAGGTGATCAAGTTCAAGGTGTGAAGTTCGATGAAATCAGTATAGATTAAAAATTAAAACATTTTTTCGTTCATGGCTAATGTACTTTTAACAAAAAATTTCCCGGCCACCATGAATGGTGACACGGTGATTGGATATACCGACGCTAAAGTCGTTAAGCAAAGTATCGTAGAGCACGATCTTAGCTCTTTAGAAGATTGGTACTACGAAGATCCGGATAAGAACCATCTGGGTATGCTTGAGTTGTTTTCTAACATTACAAACTATCCTCTGCCTATGTATATGGGTATGATTAAACAGGATGCTACTATTACCGTAAATGGTATCAATGGTTCATTCCGTTATGATCTTCCGGTATCAGAAACGTATGAGGTGGTTACAGTAGAAGACACGTCTTTGAAATATGCAAAACCTGGTATTGATGAAAGCTTCTTCGAAATTGTGTTGAATGCACAATTTAAACAAGGAGATGTTATTACTTACGATGTGATTAACGGTTGCCAGGCTCTTATCTCTACAGAGCGTCCTCCTAAACAAGAAGGTGAAAACTGGAGATACTGGTGTAAGCTGTGGGGTCGTTCTCGTGCTAAATACTTCCCGAAAGACATGCTTCGCGCCGGTATTAAATACTGGAAGGTAACAAACGTTCTTGGTGAGTTCTCTACTCAGTTCTCTGGTGTAGGAGGTGCTTCTAAGGCCGGTTCTATGACTTGTGAATTTACGCTTGGTGGACACCGTGGTGTTGAAGGTGAAACGACTATGTACGCTGGTATTAAGTCTTTGGCTTATGCAGACGAACGTACACAGAATTTCATCGACAAAGCTTACCAGAAAGTTCGTCAGCTTTCTGAAATCAGAGGAGGTGATGCAAGTTATGCTATCATCGGTTCTCGTCTTGGTGACGGAAGCATTGATATGCGTACAGCACGTGTAGCTAATACGGTGTCTTTGTTCTGCTTGGCTGAATTGGCTAAGATGGAAGCATACGAACTTATGTTCATGCGTGGAGGTAGAGTCAAGGGTCATAATGGTGTTTTGATGAAAAATGAAGGTTTGTACCATCAACTTCGCCGTGGTTTCGTTATCTCATATGCACGTCCGGGTGGTATCAAGCGTGAACACTTCCTGGCTGCTGCTGACTATATTTTCCGTGGTCGTAGCGATATGCCGATTGAAAATCGTGTAATGAAATTCAAGGTAGGTGCTATGGCTTACAAGAACATCGTTGAAATCTTCCGTGATGAGTTCTTCGCTCAATTAGGTGCTTTGGCTCCTCTTATGGGTACAGAACGTATCATCAATAACCCGGTAACAGGATCAAACGATGCTCTTGAATTAGGACCTGTAAAGATCAAGGGTGTTACTATTCCGGGTATTGGTAAGGTCATTGTAGAACACGAACCTTCTTTGGATTACGTTGATATGGTAGATAGAAGCCAGTTGGTAGACGGTATGACTCCTATCACATCATATTCATGTATTATGGAAGACTTGACCGCTCCTGAATACTCTAACGCATTCGCTGGCATCCCTGCTTCAGCCGAAGCTCGTATTGGCAATATCAACAGCAACGTATTCTACGTTAAGCCTGATATCGGTTCTATGTGGTGGGGTTACGAACAAGGTAGATGGTCATCCAGAGTATCGGCTAAAGAAATTGTATCCAGCCATCCTCGTATGTCAGAACAATTCTGGTGCCATTCTGTATCGGCTTGTTGGGTAAAAGATACCAGCCGGTTCGTAACAATTGAATTGTTACCAAGCTCTTTGTAATCATAACTTTTAATATTAACTTGCGGTCGGCTTTAAAACCGGCCGCAAATTTTGTTTCTAACATAGTCTTTTCATATATGAAAAGACGTAGGGTATATAAAAAAATGGGAAAAAAGATTTTTGAAGAAAGCCATGAGTCTAAGAAACTGCTGGCTACCGTAGGAGGAATGAAGATATATTCCGACTCTATTTATGTTATAACAGGTAAGATGGATGAAGAAGCTCCTTCCGGATATCAGGAAAGAGGCATTTCCAAGACTCCTTTCCCTGGGAACAAGACAGTATCTTGTTGTGGATGGGATAAGGATCTTAGGGTGTATGATACCGGTTTCTTCATCAATTCAGCATGTTATAAAGGTTACTCACTTGAAGACAAGAAGAATGAAATGGATATGCGTATTAAGAATATTCGGTATCCGTTTGAAGAAACTGTCAATGAGGACCTGGACCAAAAGAATTTCGATTTCTGGGATTCTTACAGAATAGACTTGTATGATGGTCGTTTGTTCTACACTAATGACGTTCGTGATTTATTTGAGTTGTATATAGCTATTTTGTCCAAGTCTCTTACTCCTAAAGAGGAAGATGGTAATCCGATGTATGTCGAATCTTATTATTGTGTAGAAGACAAGACTACGGCCGTAGATATCAGGAAACAACGTCAGATTGACAAGGCTGATATTTTATACGAGTTCATGAACAAACTGAAAGGATCCGAGGCTGAAAGGAGAAGCATCTATGATCTGCTTTTGTATCTTGATATCATATATAGCGTAGAGCTTGATCAGAGCATGGTTCAATACATATTCACTAATTGGATTGACGCCAAGAATACGAACGTTGACATGTATAAAGAAGCAAGCTCAAGGTTCTTATCTGACGACGAATCTTCCGAAGGGATGCAGGTGATTAAATTCCATCGTATGATCAAGGAAATGATTGAGGGCCTGGCTGTCACCGTCAACACCGACGGACTGTATCTGAATGGCGAGCTCCTGGGCGCCGACGCCATCTCTGCATCTATGGCTCTTGCTTCCAATAAGTCGATGTTAGAAACCAAGTCACGTGTTCTTGAAGCGTATAATGCTTTAAAGAACAAGCATAAAAAAATAGAAGGAGCTAAGTCTGACAAGGAGAAAAAGGAAGATGAGAAAGATTTCGATGTTGATCAATACGCTGACAAAAAATAATAATTTATGAAGATCGTTGATTGTTATCTCCGGGCATTACAGAAGGCTGAAGAAAACATGACCAACGGTGGTATAAAACTTGACAAGGCACGTTTTGTTCAGCTTTTTAATGACGAACAAAACCGCCTTGTTCGTTATATCCTTGATAAGAAAAACGAAGAGGATATACGTTATATCCAAAAGTTAGTTGTGTATTCAAAAGAACTTGACGAGAAAGGAGATAAAGATAATCCGGAAAGCACTTTGTTTTCATTGCCTTCTGATTTCTTTTCTTTTTCAAACATATCAGGCGTATTTACCAAAGGTGAATGCACGGTCACTGATTTTACCATGTGGGAGGCTAAGAACGAAAACCCGCATGAGCTTCTTGCCGACTTTTTTAACAAACCTGATTTTGATTTTAGGGAAACATTCTATACAATAGGCGAAGATTCGGTAAGGGTGTATAAGTATGGTTTTGATGTAGACACCGTTTACCTTACATATTACCGCTATCCGAAGGAAGTTGATATCGAAGGATATATTAAATCAGATGGTTCTAATTCAACTGATATAGATCCTGAATTAGATGATAAATTAATTGGTATTATCCTTAACATGATTGAAAAGCAATTTGCTTTGAATGAAAGCGAATATGGACGTTATCAAATAGATTCAAACAACGTCCAATCTCCTTTATAGCAGAATAAAGGCGTGTCCTAAATTAAAGACTATCAAAAAGCATTAAGAATTAATTAATTCCTAATGCTTTTTGTTGCTTATATGACTATCACTATTTTTGAGACAGATAACAGAATATTAATTTTTAAAATATTATAAGGCTATGGCTATCCATAAACCGTATGACAGACACATTATCTGTCCTCCGCACGCTAAGTTGGCGGACGTAGATTCTTTGTTGCTTCAAGAAGGTCAGATCGCTATCTATGATTTGGATGGTGAGCAGACTAAAGATGGTTTGAAAGCGTTGAAAGACTTGAAAGGATATCGTAAGGACGAACAACGTTTCCAGATCAGAATTGGACGTAATGAGATGGTGAACGACCGTGTATCTGATGATAAATCATTCTCTACACCTACGTTTGCTATTGATGAAATTATAGAAGTGTATGCTTCTGCTCCGAAGAGCAAAGAAATTAAAGTAGATGAAGTTATTTTCGGTTATAACGGAATTGACGATAATACTGCTATTACAGCAAGAAAAGGCGATCGTATCCCTATTCATATTAAGCTGACAGGACGTTTGTTCGAGCTTCGTGGTTATCCGATGGGTGAGGTGAATATCGATGATTACATCATTTTCGAAAACTGTCCTGGTCGTGAGGATATGTGTTCAGAATGTGATCCTTGCGAAGATGTTGATATTTTGGCTGCTATCTTGAAAACAATCGAACGTATCAAGAATCAGCCGATTGCAGGTGGTGGAAAGGTAGGTGATTTTGTAGAAATCCATCCTATCCATTCTTGTGACGAGTTGGAAAAAACTCCGGTGGAAACCGACATGAATTTCTATTGTATGGAAATGTGTGATACCGGTGATGCTTATGCCCTGGCTCAGCTTAAGGCTGCTTATCCTGGTTTGGATATCAAGAGAGTTGGACGTCATCTTTCTACTTCCAAATATCAGGTGATGAAAGAAGGTGGTAAGCCTGCTGATTATACTCAAAAGCTGTCTTCTATAATGAAAGGCTGCGAAGAGTGTCCTGAAGGATATACTAAGGTAGACGGCGGTTTGATTTATGCCGTAACGTTAGAGGATGATGGCGTTGATCAGTCTACTGTAGTAGAAAGCATTAAGAATGCCGTTAGTAGCACTGCCGAGAAAACAGCAGCCCAAGATGGCGGAGTAGGTATGTACACTGTGGCCGTAAGCAAGAAACTGACGAAGGCTGATATCGATGCATTTGTAGAAACTAATCCGACAGCCACAGTAACGTTCGTTGCTAAAACAGCAGATATGTGTAGCAATCCTACTGTTACTACTGTTAGCTGGGAAGCATGTGGTTCTTGTAAGATTTCGAAAGAAGCTTATGAAATCACGTTGCCGGATGATGAATGTGGTGGTAGTGCAAAAGCAGAATTACAGGCGGCATTCCCGTATCTGACAATCGAAGATTATGGTACACCCGGTGGATGTCAGCACAAGTTTAAAACAGTTGTAGTTACTAACATGGTTTGCGACGAATGCGATAAAATTTTCAAAGACTTCTTCGTATCTAAAGCTCCCGAATCTTATCGTGGACGTAACTGGAAACGTTTGGGTGCCGTAGCAGGAGATCAGTCCATTATCGCCGATCCGCTTCCTAAGAACTGCAAATGCGGTATCTTGTTCCGTGGTATTGACTACATGATTTCTCCGTCTGACTGTTTGATTGACCGTCTGACATTCCAAGAAGGATCTGTTCGTATTGCTGTAAATGGCGGTTATCCGGATGAACAGCGAGAGGCTATCAGCACGTACTTTAACCCGATCCATACCGAATACAAACAGCACTGGGCTCCGCGTACTCACCTCGGCGCTGAATTGCTGGATAAGGAACGCGAACAACGTATGTTCTTCGATTTCCGTAAGACTCACCAAGAACTTATGGAACGGATGTTTACCAACGAAGAAACCCGCTTAGACCTGTTGGCTCCGTATGCTGATTATTCAGTAACGTTGAAGCCGGCACGTTATTCTAACGGCTTCGGTAGGGTAATTGATGATCATATTACAGTACACTTCCATGTACCGTATGGCGCTCACGAAGGTATTCAAGACCTTATGGACTTGTTAGCTGCTTCGGCGAATATCAAGCCCTGCAAGATTTGATTTTCCTTTTTTCTATATATCCCAAGGGGGAGGAGGCTGGTCCTCCACCCCCTTTTTTGTAATAAAACAATTTGAAATAAGTTAGTTTCATATGAATGGCGTGGATTTTTTATCCGGTGCCTTTGGTAGGGGCATTGATAAAATAACCAACATAGTTGGAAAATGGGGTTCCTCCCAACCGGTAGATGACAGCAAATCCGGTATAAAAATAGGGGACAAAATCTACCAAGTGGTTGTGTCCTTAAATGGCTGTTATTGGTATCTTGACGAAGAAGGCAAGAAGCATCCTGTTTCTGGTATTCCGGCCACAACCGAATGGGAGTGGATTAACATAGCTGAGAAAGTTATCAAAGATTTCAAAACCTGTTACCGTACAACTGGTGGAAAGGTTGAAGTATGGAGTTGGTATCTTCTTAACGATCAGATGGATGTTCTTAAAGAAACCCATAGAATTACCGACAGTACCGACATGGATAATCCGGTAGGTAAGGTTCTTACTAAAATACCGGACGAATGGGTTATGATCGACTGCGATCTTCCTGATATGACAGAACGTGACATTACGTTTGTCAACAGATGTTATAAAACTCCTGATGGTAAGGTTGAAATAGAAGGATTAGAAGCCATAGATGATAAGATAAATATCAGGGAGTCTATTTATACCGTTATTCAGTCAACTGACGATAATTTCCCTTCCGGCCATGTTTTTAAGCTAATTCCGGAAAATTGGGTTAGAATGGTTTGTGACTTTCCTGATATGACAGAACGAGACGTAACTTACGTTCTTGAATGTTACACTACTAAAAAAGGAAAAGTGCAAGTAGAAGGTTTGGTAGCCATAGACAACATCCTTGGAGCCAGGGAAGAGGTTTATACCGTTCTTCAGTCAACCGATCCTGATATTAAGGTAGGAACCGTGATGGATTCCATTCCCGAAGATTGGGTGAGGATGGTCTGCGATTTTCCTGACATGACGGACAGGGAAATTGTTGAAGTGGACGAATGTTATAAGACTGATGGTGGCAAGGTCAATATAAAAGGCTATCAAGCTATTGATGCCGTTCTTGGTGTAAGGGGACAGTATTATTATATTGTTAAGACAACGGACGCCGCCTATCCTCAGTGGACGAGAATAGATAAGATACCTAACGAATGGACGAAAACCGAATGCGATTTTCCTGATCTTACAGAAAGACATATTATGTCCGTAGATGAATGTTATACTACTCCTGGTGGTAAAATACATCTTGGTGGATACAGGTCGGTAGATAGCATAATAGGCGTCCGGGACGAGTATCTTATTGTTTTAGAAACTACCGACCCTGATATACAAAGAGGCGCCACATTCAGCAAAATACAAGAAGGATGGCAGCGTATTGTTTGTGATTTCCCTGATGCTACTACATCCGACACGGAAATAGTAGAAAACTGTTATAAGACAGAAAAGGGCAAGGTTCAGATCCGGACATACATGACAATGGACGGATACGGAAATACAAGGGAATTGAGACATATGGTTCTTAAAACAACCGACCCTGATTACAATATCGGATCCAATATCGATCAGATACCGGTAGGGTGGTTAAGTATCGAGTGTGATTTTGCGTCTGCTACACAGCGCCATATAAGACAGGTGAAAAACTGCTACGTTTCTGATGCAGGGAGCATCTACGTTGAGGGAGAAATCGTTTACGACAACGACCTTGACGTGGACAAGATGGCGCTGACGGTCATGGAAAGCACTGACCCGGCGATAGCCGTAGGGACGGAGCTGGCTACCATTCCCTCTGGCTACGTGAAAACAGTTTGTAGATGTAATTGTTGCAACCACTAAATCTTATTGTCATGAGCTGTAACGAATATTTTTTAGTAACACTGGAGTCTAAACCGACTCCAGTTCGTCATAAATACACGAATTTAACAGACGAATGGTATGATCCTGATGGTGTTAAGTACGAAGATCCTGATACGATAGCCAAAATCGAAGAACAAGCTACAGATAAGAATCGTATAGGAGATAACACCTTATATCATAAACTTATTGAAATACATTCTCAAGGAGAGTCAATAAAATCAGACATCGGAGACATAGGTCAGGTATTAGATTACATAAATGGGGAGGAAGTGTAATGGGAACCATATCAGATAAGTTAATGAGGATCATAAATACCAAAGAGGACATAAGGCAAGCCCTTATATCCAAAGGGTATGATGTACCTACTTCCATACCTTTTAAAGAGTATGCGAAAATGATATTAGATCTGCCATGCAATGCAGACTCCTTCCCGGATATAGAAGGTATCGTAGCCAGATATTCTGCTTCCGGTCTCACCAATGAACAGATGGCTGCCAATCCCGTATGGGCTGATAAGACGGGAAATGGACGAGATTTACAGTTGAAAAACTTCTCTTGGAAGGGTATGTCTGGAGTTGGTGGGTATGGCGATGAAAATCATCAAACATTCTATAAATTCACATTAGATGATTATGTCTTTATAGCTACCCCACCTGGTGTTAAGCACATGAATTTTACGTTTAGGGTAACGGGGTTACAGCCTGGAAATAAATTAACATTAGCTTTTTTTGGAACAACGAATACTGTCTACGGTACATGGAACAAAGATGGCATATATACTGTTGATGCTGATATTGTTGAGGCAGGGAAACCAACATATTTTTATAACGGATATGGATCAACCAGAGGAGAGTTTACGATTGAAATCCTTCCCCTCTACCCCGGCTTTATCCTCGGTGACGGAGTAGACGACTTTGCAGTTACAGAGAAGGAGCTTAACTTCGAGGATACCTATACGGTGTACACGGCGTTTATTCCGTTTCAGAATAATCCGACAAGGAATATGATTTTGTGTGGAGCTGATAGCAAAAAAACTTTTTCCATGCAATATTCGTCTTTGGTTTATGTATCTTTTATGGCGGGTAATAACTATTATATAAATGCTGATTTTGTTAATGGGCTTAATTTGTTTGCTTGTAAACGAAATGGTAATAATATATGTATTAAGAACTTATTAACTAATAAAGTTGTAACAGGTACGTGTGGGGACTGGGTGGAAAACGCTGGGCTATATTATTTATGGAAGAATGCAACTTATGCATCTTTTGCTAAAGCAGCTATTGCTGGTCAAACAATCTGTAATGGATATTTCTCTACCGATGAAGACGATGAAAAGGTTCTTGATTGGTATAAGAAGCAATATCCCTGGCTCTTCCCCGACCAAGCATGGACAGTGGTAGGCAAAACCAACGAGGACGAAGATCGTGCTACTATTGCCAACATTACGGGCAATGGTAATGATCTTGTGCTGTCGAATTTTGGGTTTGCAGAAGGGAGTGGGTATGGGTTGTATAAAACTCCATTTGAATTATATCCATCAGTTCAGCATTCGTCTAAATATAGTTTGTCTTTTTCAAAGTTTGCATTAGGGGATCACAATTTAATAATTGCACCAAAACAAAATGATTTAAGCTATGATATAAAAGTCAAAGTAACAGGATTAAAGGATGGTGTAAAATTTAAATGGGGGTGGATTGGTACAACAGGATACATAGATATAACAACAGATGGGATACACATGTTAAATAAACCCGCATCTCAAATTAGACAATTGATTGTAGAATTTGCAGAAGATTTTGATCCTGATCATGTTGTCACCATCGAGCAAATCCCCGAATACGAAGGCTACCTGGTTACTGATGGGGTGGACGATAAAGCGGTTAGTAAACAGTTTAAATTTGGCGAAAATTTTACTGTTATATTAGATTTTAAATTCCCCGTTAAAAAGATATCTTATTGTGGTTTTGATTTATCATCAAAGGTTAGAATCCAAAATCTTCAAGGTAGTGGTGTGTATGTCGTATTAAAGGGAAATAAAACCTTGATACCATCAAATGTAGTGAGAGCCGTAACTTCAGAGGGTAAAGTATATGATGAAAATTGGAATGAATACAATATTGTGCCTGGCAATATATCATCAAATTATACAATGGTAAATTTAGGCTTTGATGGAAGTAATCAATTTGCTGAGTCGGCAACTAAATTAGCTGGAATTTATAGTAGTGCTTTATCCAAAGACGACTGTATCAAAGCATACAACTATTTACAAACCCTAAAATCAAAGTAATATGAAATTTATTATCATACCAAAAGAAGTATATGATTCCGTATCTGAAGAAAAGAGACGTGAATTAGGAATAGGCAGCCCAAGAGCGAGCGTAGATGGCTCTAAAGTTATTTTACATGTAGAACATTATGACCTTCTATTTAAGTCTTTAGACATGCAGGCTGATGACGAACCTCAATACCCGTATCCGGTATATGACAGCCCTTCTTCTGAGTTTGAATCTGTTCTTTCATCTAAAGAATGGGTGTCTGATGTTAATGACGAGCGTCTTTGATCTTGTTATGGTTGGGACAATTGCTATATTTGTAAAAAAGTTGAATAATTAAAGCGTGTGGTAGCGTTATCTACCATATAATCATCATGTTTCAGATAATAATAGGATGCGTTTTGGCTAATATTCTTACGATAGCAATCATCGGTTTATCCCTGTATTTAGTGTATCGTAAAAACGAAGACCGTTTAAAGGCTTTGGATTCTAAGATTGATCAGAAGGTTGAGGACGTAAAAAACAAGGTTGGCGCGGTGATGGACATCGTAGACCAGATCAAGAAGTTGTTGGATAAAATTAACAAAAAATAAATATGGCAGAAGTAGGTTATAACAGTAAATTCGAAGGTCAGGAGGTTGATTCCAGACTTGAGAATGTGGTGCAGGCCGCTCCTGGAACAGGTTCGGAGTCGGGCAAGGGAGGCCTCATCCCGGCTCCCCCTGCTGGAAGTCAAGACGGTAGTAAGACTCTTCTTAGTAACATGACATGGGGCGATTATGTAAACAAGAAGTATATAGATGATGCTGTATCGGCAGCAGGGTGGAAGAAGCAGATTGTTGGCAAACTTCCTACTGTTGAAGAGGCGAAGGATAATGTCATGTATCTTGTAAAAGATGATGTGGCATCTACAGAAACTAAAAACGTGTATAATGAATATATTTTGGTTACTGAAGAAAGTGGTGGTAAGGTGCTTGAATCACTTGGTATGGTAAGTACAGGAGTAGATTCTGGCTATCTTGATTTATCCATATTTTCTGGTAATTCCGGATCTCTTGATGAAAATTCGTTTGCAAAAGTTTTGGATGCTTACAATAATAAAATTACGTTAGGTAAGTTAGATGGTGATTATTATTATTTGAATTATTTTTTAGAAGGTAATAATTTTGAAAATAATTTTAAATTAAAAATAGTATTTGCCTCATTTGCTAATACCGACTCAGCGGTAGGCGCATCTGAATATGATATAGAAATTCAGGTGGGGACTTTTGTTGTTATTCAAGATAAGACATATGAGGCTATGAACAATATGGTTACGTTGTCTAATACGATATTGTCTTATTTGAATTTTATGGCTATGCCCCCTAAGGTTGTTACAACATTGGCAAATTTACCAAAAGGTGCTCATAATATCATAGCCAACGTCGCTTCTGCTACGAATCTGTCTATGACCGTATCTTCTGAGTATGTTGGGAGGGAGTGGCAGGTGCGGGTTAACAACACCACCGGCACGGACATCACACAGCCGCTTCCTACCTCTGGACAGTTCCAGAGTATGTCAGGCGATAGCGTAGTGATACCTAAAAATAGTTTTATAGAATTAAGTATCTGGTATATCAATGATAAGTTGGTTATCAGAGTAGGTGAACAAGCTTAATAGAAAGGATAGAGTATGCTTTATGTAAATAAAAACGTAAAAGGTTTTTACTGGGAAGGATACGAGTTGGACTCCTCTTCTTACGAAGTAGGGTATTCTTACCAAGATTTCTTAGATGGTAAATGGGTTCAACTTGACTCCGATCAAGAAAAATTCCATCAAAACAATCCTGATGCGAGTGTGAAAGAAGTTATTGCCATGCAGCTTGACCCAGAGCCTCCTGGACCAACTGAAGAGGAGTTGCTTGCCAAGGCTAAAGACAAGAAGGTTTCTGAGGCCAGGGAATATGCTTATTCTGATACTGTCCGCTCTTATAGCTTGGATGGGAAACAGATATGGTATAACAGCAGCATGAGGCAGAAGGTTAAAAACGATATTGACGTAGCAAAAGGAAGCGGGATATACACCGTATCCGTAGCAGATTCAGAATACGAGCTTGATATTGCTAATACGGCAATGAATGAAATGCATGTATATGAATCTGAGTGCAACGATCGTACTGCTGCCATAGAAAAGGAAATAGCTTCTAAAACCAACAGGAGTGAAGTTGAGTCTATGAAAGTAGATGAAGGCTATCCTGAGAAGTTGGTAAGGACAAAGGATCAGATCATAGAAAAAAATAAGATCCTTGAAGCCAATGATCCGGAGAAGGCTACAGCTATGTATATGAGGGCGATGATCAACACGCCGGCTATGTTGGAAAACACTGACCAGAATCTAGCTCTTAAGATAAAGGGATTGTACCCTATCTGGGATAAGGATGGAGTTTACGGAGACAAAGGTCTTCCTATGGGTACGGCTGTTGTAAAAGGGCAGCGTTTCCGTAGCAAAAACAAACCTTCGGATTTGGATTGGACTCTGTTTGAAGTAAGGCAAAATCACAATCTACAAGCCGACTGGGTTCCTGGTCAGGGAGGTGGAACTGAAAGCCTGTATATGGTTGTTCAAGAAAAGCATTCAGGTACGATAGACGATCCTATTCCTTGGGTATATAATTCTATTTTAGAGAATGGAAAGTATTACATTGACAAAGAAATTAAGTATCTTTGCATAAGAGATTCAGGCATCCCTTTGGCTTACGAGAACCTTTCTGATCTTGTATCAGCAGGATATGTAAGGGTTGTTTAGGTCGTGATTTGTTGTTAATGTTATGGATAACCCCTGTATATTTATTTATGCAGGGGTTTTTCTTTAATCCATACTCTACTTATTTTTCATATCGGTAAGGTTCTGATTATCTTTGTGAAAAAGGTTAAGTTATGGAAAGAAGTGATATTATAAAAGAATTGAGTCAGTATTTTAGTATTGTTGAATTAGTTGGTCCTAAAGAATACGGTAGAGACAAAGATCTTTGCTGGAGGTATTTAAGAACTGAGTTGCTTCACACGATACTGGTTTTAAGGAAAGACATTTTGAAAACTCCGATGACGGTTAATACCTGGAAGTCGGGTGGAAGGTTTGATGAGCGTGGGTTTAGGAACAATATCTCAGACATAGTAAAATCCAAGACCGTATCAGGGTCTTTGTATATCAGTCCTCATATGCTTGGGGCAGCCATTGATTTTGATGCCAAGGGTATGACGGCAGAAGAGACAAGGAATAAAATAATTCAGTCGCAGGATCTACTTCCTTGTCCCATTAGATTAGAATCAGGTACCAATTGGGTCCATATTGACGTATATGACTCTCTTGGAAGTAGCAAGAAAGTAACTATGTTCTAATATGGCTTACAGATTTGTAGGAAGGATGAATTTAGAAAGTTTCTGGGCTTTTCTCATTTCCGGATTATCAGCATTGTGGATGAATTTCCAGGAGATTCACCACCTTATATATTCTATATTGTTTATATTAGCTATAAATCTTTTGTTAGCTACTATAAAAAGTATCAAACACTGCTATATCCGAAGAAAGAGAAAGAGGCCTTTTAAGATATTGACATGCATAAGCGAAATTGGAGTTTTGAAAATCCTTCTTGAGTTCGCGGCCTGCTCTTTCGGGCTGTTTACCATATCCGGAATGGATCTTATTATGTCTATGGGAGGGCATAAATCCCCAGAGTTTATAGACATGCTTCTTCAGTGGATTACGATATTCGCTTTAATATTATACGGTGGAATGGCATTCAAACGCCTCGGCGACCTTGCACCTGATTTGATGATAGTAAAAGGCGTTAAGTATTTCTTTAGCAAAGTAAGTTGGTGGCAGAAAGTTCCATTCGGAGAAGAGCTTAAAGAAGGTATTAACAACGGTGATATACAGGAACTTTTAGATGAAGATAAGGAGGGTAAAAGATGTGTTTGCAAAAAATGAGAGCCAGGCATGTGTTAGGAGTTCTTCTACTGTGTTTTATATCTTTTTTGTTTGGTAAAACATGCAAGAAGAAAGAAATAATACACGATATAGAAATAGATACGGTAATAGATACCATTATCCAACCTATTCCTGTTCCTCAGTATATAGTTGACGTAGGGGAGGTAGAAATACCTTTCCCTATGGATGCTATAGTTGAAAAAGATACGATAAAAGACACTGTTTATATCAATATACCAATACAGAGAAAAACGTATCAGACGGATGATTATAGAGCGGTAATAAGTGGATACCGACCAAATTTAGATACGATGACAATCTACCACAAAAGAGAAATAATATACGAAAAAAGTAGACGGTGGGGATTAGGAATCACCGCCGGATACGGATTGTCTAAAGATGGTTTTTCTCCTTGTTTGAGTATGGGTGTATTTTATAGAATATGGTGAGAAGCCACTGATGTAAGACGGACAAAGCCTGTCTTACGCCTATCCTGAAGTTCTATCCTACAACGGCAACCCCTACCCTGCAACCTACCCGCCTGCCTCGTGCTGCGGCCTTAAGGGACCTGCTCTGCTGCCTGGGCTGTCCTGCGCCATGACACACTACAGCCTCGCCTACCTGCCCTGCCTGCTTATCCACTGGCTACTTCACAGTCTTAAACAAAAGTTCATTTATACCTCACTCGCTTCGCTCGATTCGGCATAAATTCACTAAAGAATTAAATCAATATTTCTACGTTCTCTCATATCGCTCCCTACGGTCACGATATTCGTTCACTTAAAGGATTAAACAATAAGCCAAACAATATATAGGGCAATACGTTCCTTCACCTCACTCCCTTCGGTCGATTCGGTTTCAGTCACTCCATATTATGAGGAATAAAGAATAAGATCTTAAAAGTTAAAATAATATGAATAACCAATAATTAATTAAAACAAGATGAATAATAATTCAGGGAATGAATAATAAAAGCGAGAACGATAAAATCGGGACTGTTTTTATTCAAGATAACTTGGTCCACCCTGATGCTCAGCGTATTACAGTATGATCGCTATTTGGTGCCGTTTTTGTCGTAATGCGATTAGGTACAAAAAAATACCTGTCCCTTATTTTCTCAAACCAAGGACAGGCTAAAAGCTTTTAGTAAAATTTGGAGCCAATAAACAATTTTGTTACATTTGCTCCAAAAGACAAATATATGGCGAATATACTTCAAATATCAGACGGGCGCAAGCTTCACGACAGACTTCTTAAGAAAGAGTCGGTCTCACCTTTAGAGGTTATACGCAATGAGTATAACCATTTTAGCTATAATGTAGTGCGTAGACCGGAAGGTCAATGTTTAGGAAATTTAAGGTATTTTAATCTTAATTATGATAGCAAAACAGGTCATTTCTTTAAAAAAGAGTTCAATTTAAGACATAGCGGTAATTTTGTTATCACCGACTATTGGAAAGATCGAGTGCGTTGTTTTATTGTTTGGAACTACGGATTTGGTCGTTATTTCCCGTATGCTGATTTTGTGGAGGCTATGGTGTACGATTATCTTATATATGGTCGTCGATCGGTACCATATAGTACAAAGATTCAGGAGACAGAGAACAGGTGTGTTAGATTCTATATAAACTCACAGATAACTCACCTTAGAAAAGTAGGATACAAGGCTTATCGTGAGGAATTTAAGAAAGAACACCCCGAATATTTCATAGATGAAAGTTGCCGCGTTTTTCGTTGTCTTGACATGTCATTAAATAGGGAGGAGAAAATAGCGGCCTGCCATGCTCACAAGCGTGATCTTAGAACTTACATCATTGACTCTTTTATTGGCAGAATAATGAAAAATCCAGGAACTCTTCATTCTTGGTTTTCGGAACACGTAGATGGAGAAGGGAAGAATCGCACATGTTTTTCCGATAAAGCTGTTGAGTCATTGAATAAAAGGTTGAAGAATAATGGTTTGAATACGTTGAAGAACATAACCTTGTATCGACTATTCAGGAGTAGGGTTAAAGAAAGATTTGGTTGCAATATTAGGATCTTCTTCAATAATGTCCTAATGAGTGCATCTACTGAAGAGGTCATCACTAAAGCCATTAAGAAAATAAAAGGCAAGAACATGATGAGCTTGTACATTTTGGCATTGAAAAAGTACCGTAAGATATGCGAAGTGTATTATTCCGACGAAGATATATCCTTCGACGACATATTCCGGGAATACGGAGTAGATCTTCGAATGTGCGGGTAGGGTTCTTGCTCTCCATAACAATATACGTCAGTGTTGTGTTTTATCGCTTCATTTCTATATCTTTGTAGAAAAAGAGAAGGAAATGAATTACATTGATATTTTACCACAGATAAGGAATAATATTTTCTATATCAGGATAGTAATGACCGACTACGATGTAGAAAATCAGATGGTTATTAGAATAGTAGCCAGAAGAAATGACGGTCTGTACAAGACGGAGGTAGTGCAGTATCCAAATGAAGGAACTGATTATAACGGGGAAATCATTGTTCCTATGTTTGGTATGGCTAAGTCGTTGGTGGCCCAAATAGTAGGAGTCAAGATAAATGGTACCGAGGTACGTGTTAATAGTACTGAAGTAGAGGGAGCTGATATAACAGCCAGATACGATGATTCCCTTACCAGAATGGGATGGGAAGAGAGTATGAACAACATTCATCTTGATTTTGAGGTTATAAGCACCAACAACCCTAAAACGCTTCGTATAGCCGATCAGTCGGAATGGGGGATACTGGCAGACAGACCGGCTATTATAGAGATCGTACCACCTGAAGATGAGAATAAGTATGTTTATTATCTTGGTAAGAATCAGTTGAATGTATTCAACAGTAAGACCCTTGGCATAAATCCGGGTCGCGGAAATGATTTTGAAAACCTAAAAGATGGTATATACGATATTACCATAAAAGGCAGTCCTTCCTCTTATTCATTTAACAGAAAGTATTTAAAAACAGATCTGATCCGTCTTAACATAGATAAGATATGGGCCAGGTCAACTGTGTTATGTGATCATGAGGATGATGACGTTATTGACAAAATAAAAGAAATAGAGTTTCTGCTGGCTGCGGCTGAAGCCAATATGAGATTAGGGAATTTTGAAAACGTAAAACAATTATATGAAAAAGCATCTAAATTGATTTACGTTCTCAATAATTGTGAAAATTGTGGTTGTAAAATATAATCAATTAAATATCAATAAGTTATGGGATGTGGATGTGGAAGAAGCAACATTGCTTCTATTAATAAAAGTCGGGCTATAAAGCCTCAGTCGAATACGACACCTAAAGCTGATTCTAATGCGGCTTGTATTCAGAAATATGATGAACTTGCTGTGTTGGACAAGAAAATTATAGACCTTCATCGCAAGTTCAGGTTTGTAGGAGGTGTAAGTAAAAGGTATGCTGATATTCAAAAGCTGGTAAGAGGTTGGATCGTTAATTTGAAGAACGAGTGCCCGGATCCGGATGATCTTGCTACTTATTCCGAATACATAAACAAAGAATATGCCAGGTATTTTACTGTGAAATGATATGTCAGCTACCGGAAGTACACAGCAAATTCTTTTCCCTTCATCTTACTTATGTGAGTGTGCTGATCGTTTTATAGCATGTAAGGCTGATCAGTATCTACAATATCATAAGTATAAGGTAGGTATTAAGCCTGATATGGATATGGTTCTTAAAATAGATCGTATGAGAAGAATCGTATGTGAAGGGGAATGTGGGCTGTGTCCGGACGAGATTCAGAAATTTAAAGAAGAACTTAATAAGATCTTGTCATGAAAAAAATGTATTACAACAAAGAATACAGAAAAGTTTTCAAGAAATCTGACTGTCCGGAAGATCTTGGTTCTGAAGAAACTTTCATCGTTCATGAAGCTGAATTTTGTTCGGATATAAGCCAAGATGATGCAGATAGGAAAGCGGAAGAGTTTGCGGAGAAAGAAGGTCCGTTGTATGCCAATAAAGTAGGTGGCTGTTGCGAGGTATATTATAACACAAGACAGGAAGGTGATTTCTTTAAAAATGATTGTCCTGATGGTCAAAAACAAGAACAACCTACACATCATGTGATAGAGGCCGGGCGTGTATGGTCTAAGTTCAGTACCGAAATAGCCAACTACGAAGCTGCGAAGATTCTTGAGCAAGAAGGGCAGGCTGCCGCTAACGAATCTGGAGTATGTAAAACCGTTTATTACAACGAAGATCAACATGGTTGGTTTAGTAAGCGTTGTAAGGAAGGATGGAAGGCTCCTGAGAAATACAGGAGGATATACGCCGGTACCGTAACGTCTTTCATTAGCGTTGATGATGCCAATGAAAAGGCTAAGAAGATACTGGAAGAAGAGGGCATGAAATGGGTTAATGAAAATACCAAATGCGAGCCCGTTGTTGATGAATGTCAATTTGATTTTTGAAAATGAGCAACGTAAAATTTAATCCGACAGAAGGTGAGAACGATAAACTGGTGTCGGTGTTTTCTGAAATAAATGAAGGTCTTGATACGACTTTGAATTACACTATTTCCGATGAGGGGAATAAGGCTAAGAAGAGCATCGTCGTTAATCAAGTTGGTAAAAGGGAAAAGTTTTTATCGAAGAAAGGGGAGGAATCTGAGCATTTTGTTTTGTCTGATGGTAATACTTTCAACGTTCTTAAAGAAGGTGCTTCAGGATCGGCATCCGCTTGGAATGAGGACCAGCTTCCTCCAGAAGCCACGGAATCAGTTGGCGACAAAAGCCTTCTCCCTTCTTGGGATTTTTACCTTATAGACATGACTCAAAATACCGGAGACAAGGTGCGTCCGGTTGGAAAGCTTCGTAAGAACAATCTCCTTAGATTTGAAAATGGAGATTTTGCTCCTACGGTAGGCATAACCGAGGAAATGAGAGCCGAATGCGATGTGGAACTGTATTTGGATAGCGGTCATAAAAATAAGTATTGTGATGCCGGAGCATTTGACGCTAAGGCTTTTTACGAAGAGTATGGTATTGGTCAAAAACTTTATAATGTATCAGGGTCAGAGGTAAGGATTTTAAGACCTTGGGAGACTACTTCAAAGAATTATAGCATATTCTTAGGATGTAGCAAGAGCCTGTATGTAGCTGATAAAGTAGTTGGAAAAAGTGGAAAAATATGGTCTGGGGTGTACGACGCAGACACGGTCCCTATGCTGGACGGACTTGACCTGCGCCAGACGTGCCCTGTGCTGCCTCCCACAGCCTTATCTCCTGGACCGGTATGTACAGTAGACTCCAAGGCAAGATCTTTCTTTTTCTTGTATGAAGGAGAAACAAATTGTAAATCCGGAGCCGGAGTTGGTAACGCCTGCACAATGTTTCTAAATGGAAGAACTTATCCGAGATGCAATGATGTAAATCAAATCAATATAGCTAAGTATTCGAGGGCTAATAACGTAGATCCTGAATCTTCTTATCCTTTTTCTGAAGGTGGTTTTTTGACCTTGAATGCCTATATCATATACCTTGAAATGCTGTACGGTACTAAATACTTGGTTAATCCAGATACTTTTGGGGGTGGGATATCGAGCAACAATGGAATAGGTAATGATGTTAATTATAGGAAATATGGAGGTGTAAAGTATCGTAAAAAAGGAGAAGAGACATGGTTGTATGGATCATGGGCTACAAATTCTTCTATTATACATTATGAACCTACTAAAAAAACTCATTTTTCTTACCTCATAAATTCAGAATATCCTAAAGAACAGTGCATGGAAAGCCAGATGGCGGCTTCTTTTGCATTTGAGGCAGGAATAGAGGAAGGATTGGAGTTCGATTTTTATGGAGGAAAATATTGGTATAAGAACGTCCAGGGAGCCAAGAGTATGGTTGAAGGTCATATGAATGTTATTGTGTTTAAGGAAATGACCGGCACTATATCAGCCTTAAACGAAAATGACGAACCGGCAGAATTTGATTTGGAAGTTATCTTAAGGATGTCTTTGTACGATGGTATGAATTTGTCTGGAGATGTCTTTAGGTATTGTGGAGGAGGATACGAACAGGTAGGAACTTGTTTAAATGACCCTAATGTTACTCGTATAGGTAATACTATTGATATCTATATAGAGCCAGATCAAAAGAAATGGACATATGAGAAAAGGTCTACTATAAATAATGGTGAGGTTTTTAATTTTGAATCTAAATATAAAAAGATAGCAACTACCCAAAATTTAGGAGATAGTTATGCTTTACACCGTATCCCTTATACCGGATGGAAGGATAAAAAAGGCGGAGGTATCGGATCAGGAGAATGTTTTTATACATGGGACAATTGCTACTGGGCTTCAGCTATCGGCTTAAGGAGTAGATTGGCTGCTCGTTTCGGCGGTTATGCGAACCATGGCTTTTGCTCGCCTCGTACTCTGATTGCGAATAACGCCGCTTCTTATACGTTTCGCTACTATTGCGGCCTTGCCCAGTTGTTATTAGACGTCAGTCAACCGCAGGTTTGATGGGTGCAACCCATTGATGGCGCAGCCATCATAAGCGCAGCGCTAAGGCGCAGCCTTTTATACTATATCACGGCGCAGCCGTATCTTGTTAATATAATATTTTATAGCTACAAAACAAAAATTTAAAATATTTAATACAAATTGTTTTGTAGCTATAAAATATTATACATACATTTGCAATGTCATTAGACAACAGGGATAGTTAACATTATAAACAATAAAAAGCTATTCAATGAAATCCGTTAGTCTGCTAACAAGTCTTACATTGGGATCTGATCTCTGAAATAGCAAATAACGGTTGAGAAAAAGGTTAAAAAGAATTGGCTGCTCGTTTCGGCGGTAATGCGAACAATGGCAATTGCTCGCCTCGTAATCTGAATGCGAATAACGCCACTTCTAATACGAATCGCAACAATTGCGGCCTTGCCCTGTGTGGGCTAAAAAATTGGGTATATTCTTTTTAATCTTTCCCAGGAGTGGAGAATCAATAAAAGACAAGCGTATGAGGTTATATGATAAAAATATGATAGAGATGCGCGACGGTCGTAAGCCCGTCATTAGCCCACAACTGAAATCAGTTTCAAACTATATAGATATAAGTTTGGATGATATTAGAGAAGCATGCGAAGCAGCATTTAAAAACCATTCTAAAAAGAATGATGTTGTTAATTTCAATTTTGATTTTGATGGTAATTCGTTAAAATTGTATGAATGGTATTTAGATGGTACTTATGTTAGCAAAATCAAATATCGCAAACTTGTAAAAGAAAACAAGAATGGTAAGGTTCGTGAAATAAACAGCCCGGATCTTACCACCAGAATTTATCAGCATCTTGTTTTAGTAAAGTTAGGTCCTTTGTATTATGAGAAGGATAATATGAATGGTCTTAATTGTAAGCCGGGATTTGGCATAACAGCATCGTCTAAATCAAGGTCTCTTATTAAAAAGATGAAGCATGTTTATTATGATAGACTTGATTTGAAGTATTGTTTGGTTATAGATCAACGTAAATGTTATAACCATGTAAAAGACAAAGTGTTTAGAAAAGTACTTAAGAACTTTATTTCAAATAAAAAGTTTATAGATTTTGTAATAGACGTAAGTTTCGTATCTGGAGAGCTGCCTATAGGGACTCCTACAAGTCCTTTCATTCATCATCTCCTTATGAAAGATTTTGATGATCTTGCAAAGAGAATAGCTCCTTTTTCATTGAGATATGCCGACGATAATTTCCTTGCTTTCTATACTAAGGAGGATGCTAATACTGCCAAATGGAGGATTAAGAATTATTGGTGGTATGAGCTTAAGATAAGATCTAAAAGGCATACTTGTATTATAACAGACATGGATAGACCTCTTGATTTTTGCGGGTATGTTTTCCACCGTAATAACAAAGGCGTATCTGAACACAATAAAGGTTATGTGACAATAAGGAAGAGGGTAGCCAAAGACGCGAAGAAGTGTATTACAAATGAAAGCTGGTCTTCTTACTTCGGTCTTTTAAAACACTGTGACAGTTATTCATTAATGTCAAAAATAGAAAATATCATGAAATTACGAGATTTAACAAGCACGATTCGTATTGATAAGAAAATGGATGCGGACAACATCGATGTCAAGAACCTTGAAGGTATTGTATTTGATATCGTGAACTATGAAATACGAAGCAATAACAAGAATGAACCAAACTGGATAAAGTGCTTGATAGGTATTCCTGAAACCAATAAAGAAGGGATTCCTACCGGTAGGAAACTCGCAAGGGAATTTCATGGTAATTATCAAGGTATAGTAAATTTTATTTCAAAATGCGAACTTACTTATGGCAAAGATGCTATTCTCCCTATTACCGATGTAGAGATAGAAAACAGATGCGGATACGTTTTTAAAGGCAGCACTAACCGCTTGGAATACATTGATTGACTTCTTATTGTGATGGTGTGAATGAAAATTATTATCTTGCACCAAAAAAAAGAAAGTCATGAATTGTAACACTTGTAAAGATGACAGACCTGATATTCTGAGATCTAATATCTGTATCGGGTCTGATCCGTGTAATGACTGTACGGACAATTGCGAAATTCTTCCAAAAGAATGCGATTGCCCGTATGGTCATTTAAGCGATCATTGCATTCATTATACAGGATGCAAGACATTCATATCCAAATTAACTCCAGGCATGCCTTATAATGAGGTTATGCATAATATAGAGCTGGTTTTTGAAAACATAGATAAGTTTTTGGATAGGATGGTTGAAGAAAATACGCTTTTAAAACAAAGAGTTGAAAAACTTGAAAAACAACTTCAAAATGGAAAAGAGTGCACAAATTGGTAAGGACTTAAGTGGTAAACACGTATATGTTCCACATGTGGACGAGACGCCGGTGCCATGCCCGGACGGATATACATGCACGAACTGCGTGTACTGCGCTGACGGCATCAACGCTGGCTACTTTGGTCTGGCTCAGAAATCTGATCTTACGGCTTTAATCAACGCAATGATATGCCGTATGGAATATCAGGATAGGGAAATAGAATTTTTAAAACAAAAAATAAATATTTTGAGTAACAATGGCAATAACAGGTAACGGTTGTCTTGGCGGTCATGGTGGGTGCGAACGCCCGCATCATTGCAATATTCCTTCTTCTAACATATTCTATGATGGAGAAACTATAGAAGAAGCTGGTTTGTATCATGGTATGCCTTTAGACGGAGCTTTAGCTAATTTAGCTAAATACGTTTCAAGGGCTATTAACGTAAGTGGATCTGTCAATACAGAAGTGTTTGACGGTACTTCTCATGTGGTTCTAAAGAAAGATCCGGCAGAGATTTTGCTTGTATCTTATTGCGGGGGTGTCGTACCTTCTGATATGTATAAAGTCCAGGGTCGTACTGTTAGGTTCTGCCGGGATATGTGTCAACAGGATGAACTTGCTGAAGTGAGGGTTGTGTACCGAGAAGAAGCAAATAGTTCTTATGGGTTCCATTGTTAATTTAGGAGGATAAGAAATGGCAGAAAAATGCAAAGGATTTATATGTGGGGGTAATCTCGTTGATGGCTCTGTGCCTTCTGATAAGTTAGATAAAGAAACCATTGTCGAGCTTATTAAAGAGATTCTGAAAGAGGAAATGCACGAATCTTGGCTTAAGGAAATAATAGAAACCATACTTAAGGAATCTATTGATTCAGATTGGCTTCGTGAGTTCTTTAAAGAAGTTCTTAAAAAATACGCTAAAGAGGAATGGTTTAAGGATATTATCTGCGGCTTAGGATGTGTTGGCGTACAAGAGATATTTGATGTTATTCCTACTGACATAACATTTGAAGCCACAGGCGGTACGGCTACGGTACAGGTGGTTGTCGATGATGGCGTTGAATGGGAACTGACACTTTAATGAAGGAGGGTTATTATGAGCAAAGAAAGAATATATAAGATGGATGATGGTTCTTGGCTTACCTCAGATAAGAAGGAAGGTGTCGGTCGTGATAAAATGAATTTCGATGCTCCATCTTGGAAAGGAAGGGAAGATAGGATCACTATCCGAATTGTGAAGAAGTCCGATACCGAAAGCATGAAAGCCATTACTTTCAAGCAAAAAGGTATTAAGATCACAGAAGTGTCGGTTAGTAGGCTGGAGTTCCCTATATCTGGTGGAGATAAGCAGATCCTTATTACTACCAACGCCGCTTCTATCAATGCCCTTATTACAGGAGATAGTGGTATAAAGGGTGTTATAAAGGCATTTACCACCGCTTCTGGTCTAAATATTGATGTCAATGATATTAGGCTTGATTATGGTTTCCCTGGTGATCCGGGTCTTGAAGACACGTTCCAGGTTTCGATGATTGTTTCCATGCCTGGTAATGAGGATGGGAATGAAGTTAATGAGAACATAACTATAAATGGTGTACTGATTCCTATTTATCAGCCTGGAAAGGTCGTTCCTTACATTAAATTGGATAAGGAATTTGAACAAATTGAGGGTGATGAAACAAGCACGCAGTTAAGTATAGAAAGTAATATAAAAGATTATGTTATTGAAATAGTTGAATGCGAGTCTGTGGATAAGGAGGAGATTCACCTGGACAAGGATGTTGTTGATCTTGATTCAGATGGATCACCGGAGGTAATCAACGTAAGTACAAATCCTGAAAATTTAAGATGGAGGATTAGCGAATGAAAGTAGGTAATTGTTGGGCGAACATAGATAAGAAAGAAGGCGGTCTTAACAGTAAGGTTAATATTTACTTTGATGAAAATGATACTGGTGCCAACAGAAGTGTCAAGATAAGGGTGTCTTCCAGGGATGGTGGCGTATCTGAAGAATGTACGGTAGTTCATAAAAAAAAAGAACAGGTAGTTTATAGAAATAAAAGGCAGTCGGCTCTTTTCACAAAAGAAGGATGTAATCCTGAGACAGAGAAAGGGGAAGAGCTTGAGTACGTTGTTGAGGCCGGAAAATACACGTCTATCATATCTCAGTCTGATGCTGATGACAAGGCTATGAGAGACATTGAGCAAAATGGTCAGAACTGGGTTAATGAGCATGGTCGTTGTATAACCATATTATGGTACAATGTCAAGAAATCGCAGTCGTTTAGAAAGAACGACTGCGATCCTGATACCGAAGAAGGAAGTTTGGTTACGATGACGATCGAAGCCGGGCAGTTCTCTTCTTCCATAAGCCAAGAGGATGCTGACCGTAAGGCTGAAGCCGAGTTGAATGCCAAAGGTCAAGACTATGCTAATTCTCATGGCACTTGCAATACCATAAAATGGTACAACGACAGGAAATCCAAAATGTTCCAAAAGACAGATTGTGAGGTAACTGAAGTTGGATCTATGGTAGAGTATGTTGTAGAAGCCGGCCGCTTCTCTTCTTCTGTTTCTAAGGAGGATGCTAATCAGAAGGCTTTGGATGCCTTGGAAGCTGAAGGTCCAGGTTATGCTAATGAGCATGGTACATGTGAAACAAATTTATGGTATAACGTGGAGAAGTCAAAAGTATTTTATAAAAATGACTGCGAAGATGGGTTTATCGGAGCACCTTATACTTACACGGTAGAAGCCGGTAAATACACATCAGACGTAAGTCAAGAAGATGCTGATAAGAAAGCTCTTGATGATATAGAGAAAAACGGTCAAGAACAAGCTAACCTTAATGGTGAATGCATTGAGGATCCTAATTATTTTATAGGAAAGGCTTCGGCTCGTGTTCAGAAAAATGATTGCGATGCCGAATCTCAGACCGGAAGCTTCGTTGATTTGACTGAAAAGGATCTTGCCGGATACCCAGATGCTTTTGTGTCAAGGGAAAGCCAGGAGGCAGCTAATGCGCTGGCTGAAGCTGCTATGGAAGAACAGAAGCAAGGTCTTGCAAATAAGAAAGGTACTTGCATAGATAAAAACCAATTTGTTGGTGTATATAGCAAGGTGTTCACAAAAGACAACTGTGAAGGGGAAGGAGTAGGTTCGGAAGTAACAGTAGACCAAGACGATGTAACCGGTGGTCCTTTTACTTCATACGAAAGCCAGGAGGCGGCTAACGCGCTCGCTCAGGCTGCCGTCGAGCAGCAGGGCCAGGCCATAGCCAACCGGGACGGCCATTGTACGTGGACTGGTAAATACAGTGAAGAATTTACCAAAAATGATTGTACTGAAGGCCAGGTAGGTTCTAAGATTACTATAACCGAACAAGATGTTGTTGGTGCTCCTTTCACATCTACCGTAAGCCAAGATGATGCTAATAACAAGGCCAAGGCTGCTGTCAAAGAGCAAGGTCAGGCTATTGCCAATAATAAAGGGAATTGCGAAGATATGACGGTCTATACCGGTCATTACAGCAAGAGATTCGTTCCCGAATGCGAGGCTTGTCATAAAGGTGTAGAGATGGAGGTTACGGCTGAGATGGTAAATGGAAGCCCTGTTACATCAACAGAAAGCCAGGATGCAGCAGACGCAGAAGCTCGTAGGATCGTAGAAGAAGGCGGTCAGGCTTATGCTAATAAAAACGGCAACTGTACGCCATTAAGCACCGATCCTGTATGGGAAGACGTAGAACCGGAAGAACTTAGATGTAGCGAAGGTAAGTCTCAGAAAAAGCAACGTGATACCAACGAATGTTCTGAAACCCATAATCAGGAACGTTGGGTGGACGGCGGAAATAAGGTTTGTAGCTGGACCGGTCATTATTCAGAAACGTTCCAGAAGAACGACTGTGAGATACCGGATTCAGGAACAGAAGTAGAGGTAAGTGAAGCTGATGTTGAAGGTAATCCTTTTACTTCTTTCGTAAGTCAAGAAGATGCTGATAATAAGGCTAAGGAAGCTGTTAAAGCCCAAGGACAGAATATTGCCAATCAGAAAGGTAAATGTAGGTTCGTAGGCGTATATAGCAAGGAATTTACGAAAGACAATTGCGGATCATGTCAGCATGGCGTTCCGATGAGCGTAACACAAGACATGGTGGGTGGACCGTTCTATTCTAATGAAAGTCAGGAAGAGGCAAATAGATTAGCTCAGGAAGCCGTAGAAGCACAAGGTCAGGCTTACGCTAACAAGAACGGAACATGTGAAACAGATAACACCGATCCTGTATGGGAAGATTCGGAACCGCTCGAAACCAAATGTGAAGGTGGTAAATCTTATAAAAAACAGGTTAATACCAACGAATGTTATGGTGGAGAAAATGAACGATGGGTAGAAGGCGGAGATAAAGTATGTACCTGGACCGGAACATATAGCAAGCAATTTACAAAGCAATGTGTTGACGGCGGTGTCGGATCTAAGGTTACCATAGATCAGGATGATGTAACCGGCGGTCCTTTTACGTCTACCGTAAGTCAGGAAGACGCAAATAGCAAGGCTCAGGCTGCCGTCGAACAGCAGGGACAGGCTCTTGCTGACGCGCAGGGAACTTGTACCTGGACCGGTAAGGCAAGTAAGGTTTTCACCAGAAATAATTGCGGAACCTGTCAGCATGGCTCTTCTGTTACCGTAACACAAGATCAAGTAGGTGGTCCATTTACGTCCAATATCAGTCAAGCTGATGCTAATAAGAAGGCTCAAGATGCTGTAAATTCCCAAGGTCAGGCAGTAGCTAACAAAAACGGTGATTGCGTAGCTGATAGCACAACTCCTTCTTGGTCGGATACTGGAAGTACCCGTTGTGACGGTTGTACGTCTCAGAAGCAACAACGTGACACCAATCCATGTTCTTCTTCTTACAACGACACAAGATGGGTTAATGGAGGTGGAGAATCTTGTACAGACTGGTCTTATTACGGAACAGGAGATTGCGTAGGTCATACTCAGTATGATGCTTATCGTGATAGCTGCTCTGGTAGCATAGATCGTCAATATTCCGTAAGTTGTAGAAATTGCTGTAATTGCGGATCTTACGGATCTTGGAGCGAAAGTGGATGTGGAACTGGAAGCAATAGCAATAAGGTAAAATACGTTCGTTACGATGATTGTGGAAATCAAGATGTAAAATACGAGCTTGAAGTTGGAAAATGCGGATATGCTCCATACGAATTTCAGTTCCATGATGGAAGAACGAGCAAGTCGAGGACTGTAACTGGAGAATCTCAGAATATTGAAGAAGTTATCATAAGTACTAAGAGTAATTCATATATAGGTTTTTCTGTTAAGTCAAAACCTTCTTGGTGTTCTGTAGATTACAGAGACCAGACATCTGAAAGTATGAAGGCTGTGGTGACGTTATCTGCCAATACAACATCTTCTTCCAGATCTGGTGATATTGTTTTTGTTCAAAATGAATCTGGAAAGACTGTTACTCTTAGTATTACACAAGATATTGCGGTGACTTACGAATTTAGTACCAACCAAAGCACTTGGAATGCCGATGCGAATGGAGGTGCAAATAACTCATATTTATGTATCCAATTAAAAAGTAAGAAGAATGGAAGCAAGATAGGATACACTGTATCATCTAAACCGAGTTGGGTTACAGAAGTTACAGAAAATCCATCAGGGGTATCCTGTCCTGTTTTGTCAGGTTATGATTATTCATTTATGATAATCTCGTCTGCAAACAGCTCTTCTTCTCCCAGAAGTGGTACTGTAACATTGAAGCAAAATGAATCTGGGAAGACTGTCAACATAACAGTCAACCAAGAGGGCAAGGCCGAGGTTAAGCCTGTACCGGCTCACATCACATTGAAAAACGGTTCTTGGGCTACATACAGAAGGGATAATGTTTCTTATAATCCTGGTGCCGGAAAGTGTATTGCCGGATTCGAATGGACTGGTGATGAAAATGGAAATATCCGAATCTACACCTGCGATATTAAGGTGGTGGATGCTAATTATCGTGAGATATCAGGAGCTACTATAAGCATCGGAACAACAACCCAGAGAAGACAATCCGGAAGCTCTTGTTCGTATTTCGGGGCCGTTAATGGAGGAATATTAGCCGGATATGTTCATTCTGGAGATGAGAATGGAGATACTACATGGTATATACGAACTATAAACGTGTCTTACGAAGGCAAAGTGTATAGGACATCTACTGTTAGGCAGTATGAAAAACAAAATATCTCTAAGAAAGGTGGTGTTTTCAATGTATATAATGAATCTCCTGCTTCTTACAACTTTATCGTAGATGGAGCTGAGTGTGGTGATGAAAATGGTACTTTGAAATACGCTTATTCTCAGATAAATCTTAATCCAGCATAATCAACAAGGGAGAGGATTTAGTCCTCTCCCTTGAATGTTTTTTGGGGGGTTATAATATTTTGTTTTAAATATTGTCTATTAGAACAAAAATGATTAATATTGCATGGTAATCATATTTGATTTTACACCAGATTAGTATGGTTGCAATTAACAAACGATACCGGAGGTGCGCCGGGAATTAAAGCACGTGGAGAGACCTCTTTAGAATCAGTTTCGTGTAATCAGATTCAACAATGTCCCGATGAAGCGTGAAAATATGCTTTTGGTGTAAAAAGTATATAAGCACCTATTGCACATCATTCAATTTTAAATTTTTAGTATCATGGCTTGTAAAAAGAAAGCTCGTCAGGGTGGTGAAGTCGATAAGAAAGACAAACCTAAAATGCGCCAAGGCGGTAGTGTTGGAGGCAAGATGAAAAGAAAGAAGACGAGCACTAAAAAGTGATTGAAAACCAGGGGAAGGTGCTGATCGCCTTCCCCATTTTAATAACATAACAACAACATATTATGAGCAACAATTTTATTAGTAAAGGGCAAAGTAATGTCTGTGTGACGTTTGTGAAGTATTATCCTGTGTTGATGCAGGTTATTATGTTAGCCAGCATTTTTGATGAGTTTTATCCTTTTAGTATCACTAATTGGCTGTATCCGATATTAGGTCATTCTCTATCATGGGACCTATTTCTCTTGGCTTTTTCAAGAATGTTCAGGTTTTGTATATGGCATAGGTTATTGATCTATAGCATGATTTTTAATATCTGTGTAGAATGGGTTACGGTTAATATTGAGATGCCTATTGAACACAATATCGTAGTGTGGTCTGTTATGGCTGTTACTCTTTTGATAATCATTGCCTCTATTGTTTTAAGATTTAAAACAGGATGTTTTGAAAATGAAAGAAATTCTGACAGAGACGCTGCGTAAAAGTGGTGCGGCGGTATGCGATAAGATAAAGGAGATGTTTTTAAGCGGGGAATGCGATCATCTTACAGCCAACGATCTTGAGACATGGACGCAACTTGCTAATCCGGCTAAGTACTATACCGGAGAAGAGGCTATTTCTTATCTTAATGTAACTTCTAAAAGATTTTATGAATATCGGAAGGCGAAGTTAGTTCCTGATCCTGTTAAGATAAAGGGATTCCCTAAACCTTTATATACGAAAGTTATGTTGGATGAGGCTATAAAAACCATATCCGGCATGAGTGAAAGAGAGATTTATATGAGGATCTTGAATGCCAAATCAAGAGAATCCAGAGCAAAAGAAAGGAGGGGAGCATGATTACAAATGGTGAATTTGTATCAAGAGTCGTAAATGGCATTCATGCCCTTGATAAAGACTCCCATGTTAGCCGGAGATGGATATTGAATATCGGTAGAACTAAAGCCGAATCTTATACAGCCCAGAGGTGGGATGATGGGACGTTGCTCGGCGATCACCGGCTCCTAACTTACGTTACTTGCCTGGAGATGATTGAAGTTGACAAGATAGTTTGCTGCGATGCTGAATTTGCGTTATGCAATACTTTGATGCGGTCAAAGCATAAACTTCCAGGGCTTCTTTATTCTGCTCTTAGACCGGCTATTACTAAGGTGACTAACGTAGATAACACCATATTTTTTAAGTTCGCTGAAATAAAGTCGTATCATAATGAACAAAAAAGACCGTATGCTAAATACGTTAAAGAACGGCGTCCTTTTTATTATGTAGAAAACGACTATATTTATATACCGGATTTCCATATAGAGCTTATTAACGTAGAGTTCTTTACAACAAGAAGAAAGAAGGCGCTGGAGTTAATGGCTTGCGATCCTACACCTAAAGGGTGCGAATCTGAATGGGAATACGAATTTATCTGCCCTATCAAGCTAATTGAGTATGTGGTAGCAGAGACGATAAAGGAAGTAGCGTTCAGGCTACAGATTCCTGTCGATGAAAATCCGAATCTTGATTCCAATCAGAAAAGTCAAATTGTTCAATAACAAAATATTATTTATCTTTATTTGGGTCTTAGTTGTGAAACCAAGACCCATTTTTATATAAACTTAGTGACATGAAAAGAACATCGATACAATCACCGTATTTTGTAGCCTACTACCATCGTCTTATGAAGAGAAAGAATGGTTTTAAGAAAGGCATGATAAGAGACAGAGGGGAGGTTTTAAGGCTGTTGTCTATTATATGGAAAACCGTATCAGAACATTATGTGGAAGCTGATGCCGGTGTTTACGTAGATAACGTAGGATACTTATGCCATGTACTTATACCGGGGCAGCGCTTTGCCGTCAGGCGGGACCTGGACATCGTGAGCAGGCTCGGAACCAACGGCTACCTCTACAACCACCTGGCTATGGATTTCGCAGACTCTAAAAGATATTACCATTTTGTAATACAAGATAGCTTGAAAAAGAAGTTAAGGGTTAAAATGAATAAAGGACGAAGATACCGATTTATGTATAATGAAATACTTGCTAAAAGAAGAGTGTTTAAAGATTTCCAGATTAAGAGAGTTTTCGAAGATCGAGAACTCAATCATAGGAACATGTAAAAAAAATATAGCGATTACCCTTTATTGATATAGGTTAATCGCTATATTTGCATATCCGTCTACCTTCTCAGGCTGGCGGATATAAAAAGTAAAATTCCTATTATGGGAACAAATGTAAGCAATTTTCAAAACAATGCGAAGAACAGTAACATTATTTTGACGTCGGAATCCAACGAAATGGAATTTAGCAAAGAGGTTAAAACCGTATCATCTTTCAAAAATTCAGATTTTGGAGAGCTAAAAATTATTATTATTGACGAAGAACCGTATTTTATAGGATCTCCTATAGCTTCATTTTTAGGGTACACTAATCCGAGAAAAGCGATAAGGGATCACGTTGATGAAGATGATAGACTAATAATGAAAGTACCTGATACTCAAGGGTGGAACGAAACGTTCCGTCCCTACACTCCAAACACTAAAATACTGATAATCAATGAGTCTGGACTGTATAGCCTAATTTTTGGATCAAAGATGGATTTTGCTAAAAAATTCAAGAAATGGGTAACATCTGAAGTCCTACCCTCTATAAGAAAAACCGGTTCCTATTCTATAACACCGAAAGACTATCCATCTGCATTAAGAGCATTAGCTGATGAGATTGATGCTAAGAATAGAGCCATAGCCGAGAGAGCACAAGCAGAGGCGGAGAGACAGCAGGCGATTAAGACCATAGAAGAGCAGCGTCCCGATGTGGAGTTTGCAGAGTCATTTAAGAAGGTTGATCATGAAAATATGTGGCTAATCAGAGATGTGGCGAAGAAGCTTGAGCAGAATGGAATCATCATCGCAGAAAAGAATCTTCGTTTGTTTCTTGAGGAAGTCAAGTTCATGTTCAGAAATGGGCAGGGTAGATGGGAGCTGTACAGTGATATTGTCAAAAATAAGTTTGGTGTTTACAGATCATATTTTGTTGACAAATATTCCGGGGAAAGAGTTAATCAGCAAACCATCTACATGACAGGAGCCGGATATGAAGTTACACTTAATGGTATAAAAGGGAAATGTAGAAATACGTTTCTAAACTATGGCAAGTTTGAAGGCCATAACTTTTGAATCTTCAAAATAGGGTGTTAGTTATATTATTCATATCTTTGTGGAGGTCAGGTTTGTTTCCTGTCCTCCATTTTTTTTAAGAGATGACAGTCGAAAATTATATCATAGAGTTAAAATCGTCTTTAAGATCATTTGACAAGCGTGATCTGATAGATGAGGTATCCATCTACAAATGGGTAGAAATTGCCCTGAAGAAGTTTGGAGGCGATATTACTATGCGCAAAGAAGCGGTAGTGGATGTCAAGCGAGGGCAGGCCCGTATGCCTGGTGATTACTTTGATCTTATTCTGGCTTTTAAATGCGATTTTAAAGGATATGAGGTGCCGGAAGGTGATACGGTGATACCAGAACTTCAAAATACAATAGCCTGGAAAGAACGTACCGAAAGAAGTTATAGGTGGTGTTCTTGCGATGAATGTTGTAAAGACGAATGCGAGAAAGTGATAGTTGAAAAATTTTATATCAATGTTCATGATCGCGATCATGAAGTTCGTTGCTATTATGACCGGCCGGTAATGTTAGGTCTTGCTAAGCCTATGCTTCGTGATTCTTGTTTAAGTAAATGCCGGAATAAGGTAGTAAAGGATAGTCCGTATGAGATAAATATCGTAAATGGATTCCTGTATGCTAATTTCGATGGTCCTATTTACATGCAGTACCGGTCTCTTCCTTTTGACGGAGAATCTAACATAATCATACCAGACACGCCGCAGGGTCTGGTCCTGGATTATGTCGATAATTTTGTGAAGATGAGATTCTTTGAGGAACTGATGTATAATGCCGAAGCACAAGGAGCTGCCGACTTATTTAAGTTGTATGCACAGCAAGATTTGGTTAAGCTGAAAAATGCTAAGACTGAACTTAAGATGATGGGTATGACATTGAAAGGCATGTACGAACCTCTTAGACGGAGGCGTGCTGAGTTTGAGATATATACTAAGGCGTATCCAGTTATTGACGATATACTTAAAATGGTATGATTGAGGTAGTTTTATTTATATACTTGTCTGGCGTTATTGCATCTATGATTGTTTGGTCAATCAGGCAATTTAAAGGAGATGCAAGTTTGGTAGAGACAATGTACTGCCCAATAGTATTTTTGTCGAGTTGGATATACGTATTCGAAATATTAAAAAAATAAACAAAATGTTAGAAGTTAGTGCAAGCGAAATAGTAACTGCCGACAAAATGAGAGGCGTAGGACCGGCAAACATCATTTTCACAGCCGGCCCTAATCCGGTAGCTGAAGATCGTAGAGGCGTAGCTAAGGTAACGGCTGGTGGAGAGAGTAAGAGTGTTACAATCACACAAGCTGCCGGCGAGCAGGTCGTTGTAATTCCTGAGTTCGATTATCTTGTTCTTAGATACGGATGGGAATCAGAAGACGGTTCTGATTTTGATACTGCAACTGGGTTCACCAATACAGGCATCTCGGATGTAGATAATAAATACGTTGGATGGAGTAAGCAGTGGGCTACTACCCAACAACAGGTAGGTGATTACCTTATTTATGGTGGTGATAACATGCAGTCAGGACTCGAAGGGGCACTTATTAAGATGAAGACCTTGCTATCAGCGCCGGGCATGGACGAGTCGGAGCCTAATATCAATGCTGATATCTATGGTAATTGGTATGGAAATAGAGGGCGAGGAAATGTCGTTGTGTCTTTTACAGCCTACCTCGGAGGAGAGATGGTTAAACAAGGATTTAACTTCATTAACGAAGGCGGCGAAGAAGTTTACTCCGACAGTATCACTACCAACGTTTTGGCTCATGGTGAAACCAATTACCAAAATATAAAAGGTTTGTACACTAAGATGGGTACGATGGTCTACAATAAAGAAAAACGAGATTGTGTAATCGTAATAGGGTAATGGCATGGAAGATCTGTGGAGTAAATACGATAAGATAAAAGAAGTCTTCTATAGGGATTTCGTTTATGATTCCAGCTACACAGAGCAGGCCTCGTGCATCCCACTGTCGTCGGTGAAGAACGGGGTAGGCTGGGTCGGCGACGGAACCATTAACCTGGCCCAGTATCTTCAGCTTGTATATACGGAAATGATTCTTGGTTACAAGACAAAAGATGATGTTCGTAATGCCATACTGGTGCTTACCCGTCTTGCCGATACTACTTATGATCTATTTTTTAATAACAATAAAGGTATTTATTTCAAATTCGAAAAAGGATTTTTCTTAAGAGACGATATCCATAGCGAAGATGCAAGCAAATTCGGTCTTACCAAAATAAGTTCCGGGTACACTAATGGTATAGAGTTAAAAGACGAAGATCCATGCTTCTCTCCATTCACTTCACAAGATCAGATCTGGAATCTGGCTCCTATATTAGCTTTCTTGTCAGAAAAAGGATTTGAAGAAGCCAGGCAAGTAGGATACGATATTTTTGAGTACGTTATTAGGAACAGACACAAGATATACAATCCTTATTACAGTGCCTTGCTTCATCATTGGACATTCCTTCCTGATATGGATACCGATAAGGTCAAGCCGTGGGATAGGGTTAGCAACCGTAACAAGAATCTTAAATACAAAGTTAAGGTTAAGAGAGGAGCCAACAACTGGTATTTTTCAGGAGGATTCAGATGGGCTTTTAAGAAGTTCGGAGGCGAGTGTAGTACATTCTGGCATTGCCTATGGTATAAGCCATTTATATTCTTAGCAGATAGAGTATATCATCCATACGTATGTAAATGGTTTGGTATTAAAGTTAAGAACAATTCTTACTATTGTCTTGGATCCACAAATGAAAAATCATGGTACGGTCCTGGATTTAATAAGAGGCTGGTTAAGTTCTTTAATAAGTCTTTGGAAGGATCGGAGTTATTTATGCCTCATCTTGTCTTCTTGCAAGAAGCCGAATGCGTTGAAGGAGATAAACTCAGGGCCTATTTAGATAAATGGGAATGGGATGGTGTTAATTCACCTATTGAATTTTTGATATTGTGTAACTGGTACAAAATTAAATTCGGAAAATGAAAATCTATTACAATTCTAAGATAGCTAAGTTGTTTACGTTCATTGACGGCTATAAAACAATTATGCTGTTTGGAGCCGTATTTACCGAACGTGATGCCATATCATTAAAGGCAGAATATCATGAAGGGACGCATTGTAATCAATATCAGGCGTTGTTTGCTACGGGCTTTATAATCATCTCAATCATAGCATTAGTATCTGGTCTTAACGGCCATGCAGGATGGTGGATGTTGTGGCTGCTTACTATCCCGGTATTTTTGTACTATGTATGGTATCTGGTTGAATACCTAATAAGATTGTGTATATACCGGAATCACAAGAAAGCATATCACAATATCGTATTTGAAAGAGAGGCCTTCGATCTTGAAAATGACTGGAACAAACCTGGTATATTTAGAAGAGAGTCTGAAGGGTTTAGTTTCTTGAAATATTACAGAAAGGAGTATTATCGTGAGTAGGAGAAGATATTTTGAAGAACAAAGATCTGGTAATGGAGCTATTTATCATTGTGTGAAAACAGAAATAGAACCTGGAGATAAAATCAGATTATTTAATTTAATGAATAAAGTCAAATCCGATACAATTAGCCAGGATAAGATAAATAGTGTACTGAATCAACTTAGAGAAGGTACGGCTTTTAATATTCATACCCAGAGTCCAGTTTCTTTTTCGTTTTCAAGCACCTCTACCGGTTATGAACCAATGTCAATACGGATTACATTTGACCCGTATCCTACAAGTGAACAACAGGGTATTATATACAAGTTTCAGATAAATGACCAGAGGTACGTTTTTATGTTTTCTAATAGATACGATGGAATGAGAGATCTTATTAATAATGCAGATGAAGATGTTGATTGTATTACTTCTGCAACAGAGAAGAGTAGTATGTATCGCAATGATTCTTTCTTTGTATTTGTTTGATTATCTATATTAAATATAATTATATGATTTACAATAAGTTATTATATATAGGGGGGGGGTAATTCCTGATATATTATGAGGCGTCGTTTTTTTTGATAAAAATAGGGAGCTTGAGGACTTTCTTATAAGGTTTTATCCGGCCGGTAATTACACATGGGTAGTGCCGGCAGGATGCACGGAAGTAGATGTTTTTCTTGTTGGTGGAGGTGGTGGAAGTGGAAACGGTTCTGGCGCCGGAAGTGGATATACCAAGACTTACAAAAGAAACAATATAGGAATAAAACAAGGTTCTCAAATATCTGTAACACCAGGTCAAGAAATTAATATCATAGTAGGAAAAGGTGGAGCAGGTTTGTATTATGGCTATCCTGAGAAGGGAGGATTCTCTCAATTTATGAACTCATCTTACAGAGCAGAGGGTGGAAATCCTTCTGGTAATGGTCTTCTTAACGGAGAAAACTCAACAGGTGGTCCTTATACTGGAGGAAATGGTGGAAGTGGAGGATCTGTAGATCAATCAGGTGATGAGTTTTACGCTGGATCGGATGGATCTGATGCCCCTGGAATAACAGACGGTAATGGGATATATCACCCACCTGGAACGAAATATGGAGGAGGAAAAGGTCAAGGATATACAACCAGAGATTTTGGAGAACCGACGGGTAAAAGAAATGCCGGAGGTGGTGGAGCTGATAGAAATAGGGATGGTGGTATGGGAGGTGAATCCGATTATGATGAAGGATGTGGAATCGGAAGAGGAAACAGAAAAAGTGGTGGTTACGGAGGAGGCGGATGCGGCTCGGAAGGAACCGGCGGTGATGGAACTGTGTTAATTAGGGGTAAAAGATATAAATCGTAAGTAGATGTTATGAGACGAAGATTTGAAAATGTTAATATGGCGATGGGTAATTGTTTCTCCCCTGTAATGGAAGGGAGTCAATTTCAATGGAATAATATTGTAGTTAATAGTCCAGTATATATAACTCCAATAAGAAGAAAGAAATTCAAGATAAGTTTTGGAGAATTTGATTTATCCAAGGTTTTGTCTAATGTATCATCTAATTGTGATATTATAATAAGAGATAAATCTGCATATACATTTCTATTGTTACTTCTGTCTGCTGATCATTCTAAATGCAGTTTGTTTAATAATCATCTAACAGTTAATACCCAGGATTTACCAAGATATATTTTTTACATTGATTCCGAACATGAGGAACTGTATTCATACAAAGACGGGGTTTTAGAAAGTAATGTGACGATAATGGATCCAGTTGATGATTATTTCTATAATTATATTGATATTCAAATAAGAAATTTCAATGATAATCCTATCCCCGATTTTTATGTAGGTGTGGTCGATAAAGTAGGAGATTGAAAATGTATTTCTTTTCTTCACCTACTTTAGAAATCCATGATTAAATCTCTTTTGCTATCTTTGTGACAAACAGTTATAAAATGGCAGCAGAAGATAACAGAAACATAGCGGTTCCTCAAACAGGTATGAACCGAGATCTGCATCCGTCGAGTCTTACGGATCAGCATTATACGTTTGCCTTGAATGCCAACATCGAATCCGAGGACGGTAATGTTGGGATGAGATCTAATGAGCACAGTAATCTTAAATGCATTGATTTCGATGGATTTAAAGTTATTGGTTACAAGAATGATCTTACTTCAGGCAATATCTATTTTTTTATAACAAATCCTGAAACAGGCGTATCTAAAATAACTTATTTCAAGCCTGAATCCGATACAAGTATCTTATCCGATTCCGATATAGAATCTATGGTAGAAGGATCGGAGTCGTTGTGTTCTGGCATGAAGACCTTGCTGGAAGACAACGAGCAAGATCCGTGCCTTAATTTCTCTATCTATCATCCTATAAAAACCATAGAAATAAAGACAGAGAAATGTGGGAAATGTATTTACTGGACTGACGATTATAATCCTCCCAGGTATGTTATTGTAGACAAGGCTCTGACTCCTGATGATGAAGGTGATATATGGTATCATTATCATGGGTATAAGATATGCGATAAAGAAGACGATAGGGATAAATTCATGCAGGAGAATGGTTGTTTTCTGGCATGTGAGAAACTTAGGGTATTTCCGCTACTGGACCAGCCATGCGTAGAGCCGGTACAGATAGAGTACGGGGGCAGCCTACGTGCGGGCGTGTATCAGTTTGCTGTGGCCTTGTGCGATGAATTTGGTAACGAGAAAACTAACTATACTTCATTGACTAACCCTGTTCATGTATTTGATGAGCAATATATTAGGATAAATGATGGTAAATGGGGAGAAAGAACTAATCTTGGTATAAGACTTAAGGTGTCTAATCTGGATAGGCAAGTCAGCCATTACAAGGTGGCTGTTATTCAGAATACTGTAGGATACAATGGCGAAACACAACCTGTAGTGGATTATTTTATAGAAGGTATTCATCCTATTACAGAGAAGACCATATACTATTATTCTGATCTTAATAATAAGAGGACAACATTTGAACATATTTCTTTAAAAAGAGCCATATATAATACATCAAGAGGAATAGTGTCAGTCGGAAACCGTCTTCTTCAATATGGTCTTACGGCAGAAAAAGAATGGAATTTACAGCCTGTAGTTTCCCTCATGGGTCATTTCTTGAAATGGCAGGCGTCTGTAGCCCACGAAGATTTATATAAGGATGGTAATGCTTGTTCGTTGTATGTGGGATATATGAGGAATGAAGTGTATCCGTTTTCTATCTCGTTTAAGACATCTACTGGTTATAAAACTCCAGCATTCGTTCTTGTTCCCCCACCTTCTGATAAGGCAAGAGAGGAAATGAACAAAGACAGTATCCCATACCAGTCTATAAACGCATATGCTCCGGATTGCTCAGGTGTTGATAGGAAATATGTATGGCAGTATAGCAATACGGCAGGAGATGGGGTATTGATTGACGACGATGCGGTTGTTATAGATGAAGAACAGAAAGAGTGTAACAACCCGGCTACTGTAGGTCAAACTGTTATAGTGGAAAGCAATTTCGCTACTTTTAAAGGGAAATCAAGATTTATTATCGATTATGATGATATTGTAGGAACCCCTATAAATTATTTGTCTGAAAATATAGGTCTTGTAGCTTGTAATAATAAGGAGAATGGAAACAATGAAAGACAGATATGTGATATAGCTACCAAATACAGAGAAGATGGAACACAGGATTATATGGAGCCAATTGATCATATTAGGTTACCAGAAATGGAAGGAGACTGCGAAGTCCCTCATCGTCAAGAATCTATATTGTCAGCTCCAGTTCCACTAATAACAGGCCTTGTAGAAGATTATATCTATAAGGTTCTTAGCGAAATGGAACACGTCTCTACAGATTATCTATATACCACAGGAGGAGAAAATCAGAATAAGTATTCTGTGTTGTTTAATTACGAGACAATGGATTCTTTATCTGAATGGATGGAGGAAGCATTTTTTGGGTATAGCGCTGGCAGCATATCAGGTGATGGCAATCAACACCTTTGTTCTGAGTTTTATCCATACTTACAACCTGGATCTGTTTTAAAAACCGTGTCTGATGCTATATACGTATTAGATACCATGCCTTGTACATGCGGATGTTATATTGAGAGTTATTGCTCTGATCCTACTGTGTCAAGAACTGATTATAACAACTTTCAGAATTATAATTATCTTCTTGGAAGTTATATTCTTCATATAGATGGATGGAGCCAAAAGATAAATGATGTAGGAGATTGGCGAGCCGGTAGATCTACCAGTACAGTCATAAATAATCAGTATAGATCAAAGAACGGACCCAGGTATTGTATTGAGCAATTTTGGCCTGAAGCTTCTGAGAAGTTGCAAGATATGATATATAAAAATTCGGATACCGGTATAGATGAAACTGATTGGAAATTTGAAGGGTATGTAAACAATGCTACATTTAATAATCCTACAGGGGATAAGCTTAATATTGGATTCGCATCTGAATTTGTGGTATGGAAGTTTGTCAGAAATGTAATGACAAATGCAAGATTTATTAGAATCAATAGACCAGAAGAGTGGGACATAGAAGGTTATAAAGACGAGAACAAAGTTCTTTATCTTGAAGCTCTTGGAAAGGTAGATGGCATAATGGATGCTGTGTCTACCAATTACGTTCGTGTTTCTTTTTGGAAGGATGTTGAAACATGGTCCCCTCTTGGAATAGTACCAGTTGAATTTGATAGACCTGAGTATGAATCATCTCATTCCGTTATTGTTAACATAGCAAGACCGGCTTTCGGAGAAATAAATGAAGAGTTTTTTGATTCTATAGGTCAAAATTATTTTTATGTTACAATAGAATCTCCTATTGTAGCAGTTCCTTGGATAATGACGTTTAGACAAATTCAATTTTGTTCTTATAAAAATTATGATACCCCAGAAGAAGAGGAAGAAGAAGGAAAGAAGCCTTCCCGTGCTATTCTTGGAGTCGCTTTTGCTACAGGTAAAACTATATATCCGTATATTTTTGGTATAAGAGAAAAGGAGGTAAATAAGATTGATTTGTCTGTGGATTCTATAACACTTAGATCAACTGTCTTATTTGCATCAAAATGTCAGACATGTGGAGATAGGCCCATCAATTGCAAGCCTCGTCCTTATAAATACGGGGATTTTGCATATTGGGAATCATCTGAGAAATATCCTGCTAATTTTGAACTTTATGATAGTAGCAGGATGAAAATAGACACAGGCAGATCTTATGGTGATCCAAAAAAATCAGAAGCTTATTCTAATATTATGAATAAGTTAACAGAATATTATGGTGCTCCTTTGTCAGACAAAGATGGATTATCTTATTTCAAGGGCCATTCTTATGGAGGAGTAGATACTTCTACCGTATTTTGCCAACAACCTATACGTCATTACCGGTTCCCAGATAACAAGCATATACCTTTTATGAACAGTGATGAACGTGGATATGACATAGCTTCTGAAATATATCCGGTAGGTATTATGGTAGATGAGAACACCATACAAGTGTTTTTGGATTTTGCGGTAGATTCTGGTTTGATTACGCAACAACAAAGAGATACGATCGTAGGATATGAACTGTATCGTGGAGATAGGAGACTAAATAGGTCGGTTGTGGCTTCAGGATTAGCCTATGATATGCTTAGATACATAGGAGACGATGGTAATGTGAATATCTATCCTAATTACCCATATAATGACCTGTCACAAGATCAATATAATTATACGTCTGGCAAAAGAGACGAGTTTATATCCCATCCTTTCGACAAAGGAGGAAACGTGTGGTATTCATTCTGTTCACCTGATATTTATTTCAACAAGCCAGAACTTCCAAATGAAGTATGTATAGACGGGTTTCAAAGAGGAATGTCTGTGGGCAGTTTCGTACCTGTAGAAGATCATCCAAAATGGACTATCTTAGGTCCTGCCGCATACACGATGGCTGCGTCGCTTGCCGCAGTTGAATCAAGTGCTACAATAGCAGCTATGATAGCAGAAGAGCTTCAGATAAGGGCGCAGTCTGGATACATAGGAGGGTCGGCCGGTCTTACCGGAGGAGGATTCCTGACTAATTTAAGTGTGGCCATGCTGTTTTCTTCAATGGTGTCAACCATCAGTCAGACTCTTGCTAAAGGCCCGATATTGTACGGTAAGTACCGTTATGATTGGCTTAATACGTTTATAAACAATGGACCAAGACGTAATCATGCATGGTATTATACTTCTGTGGGATTATATAATTCAATGATAGGCATAACAGATCAGGATAAGTATGAACGAAATTTTGCCCGTGGTTTATCTTCTGTTAAGTACATTAAGTCTGGCGTATATCCGATGATGGATGCCAGTATGTCTTCTAAATGGGGAACCGGTAGAAATGATAATGAGGGACGTTTCTTATTCGTTAATAATATAGATCGTGAATCTTCGTTATTTTTATCATTTGGTGATCCAGGTGAAAAAGGAGATGGTAAATCGAAATATTTATTGGAATATCCGAACTATGTTTACAATTACGACAGTAGCCGCATAGATGATTCGGTTATTGCTGGAAGTGATGTTGTAGCAGGAAGAACATTCGAGCAATCCAAAACAGTATCGTACATCTGTTCTCCGTATATGAGACTTATGCGATATAGGCCGGATCAATATGGACAGATAGAAGATATAAAATGGATTTCCATAGGCGGATGTGGCTTTTTCACTAATGAAAAGAAACTGATATTCGGTGGCGATACGGTGATAACCAGATTTTCATTAAAGAGAAAATTTCCTGTTTTTTATAATAGCGCTTTTGGTATTGGAGACATGATACCATTCCCATACATGGATTACAGAAATGTAGGGTATCCAAGATATTTTGTTAATTATGATACTGGAGAAGACGCTCTTGAGACAATAGATAACGAACGTTTCAATAGCTGGACATCATCTAATAAAGGAAGATACGAATTAAATGGTGACACATCCGGCAAGTACGTTAATGGAAGATTTTATACATGGTTCTATGGCATTCCTCAGTTCCTTGTAGAGTCTGAAATAAATTGTAATTTCAGATTAGAGGGCCCTCAGCCTCATGAACTATTCTATCCAAAAGTAGGAGATTTTGTTTGGTGGACACAAGAAAAGAACGTATCTATCCATAGGGATAATGATTACAAGATAAGTCCTATCTATTCGTCGAGGATGACACTAACACCAAATGTATTGCCGGCAACATACGAACGACGTTTTTATGACTGTGCTTACCAGCGTCCTAATGGTGTTATATGGAGTAGGGCTGACGTATCTGAAAACAGTCAAACAGATCCGTGGCTGACGTACAAGCCTATGGACTATCATGAGTTCCCAACCAACAACGGGAAGCTTATTCACATGAAGCGTATTGAATCCGATCAGATTCTTGTCAGGTTCGAGGATCAGGTTTCACTCCATAACGCCATAGACGTAATCAAGGAGCGCACCTCCCCAGGGCAGGCCGAGATGGGCACCGGCGGTCTGTTCGCGTCCCGGCCTCTGGAGTACAACACGACCGACCTCGGTTATTCTGGAACCCAGAGCACTGAAATAATTAGTTCAGAATTTGGTCACTTCTGGGTAGATACTAAAAGAGCACAGGTGTTTATGACCGATCCTAATGGACGTAATCTTAAGGAACTTAGTGTAGGTATCAGACATTGGCTTAAGCGTCATCTTCCGTTTAAGATTCTTAGATACGGAATAACTAATATCTTAACCGGTACAGAGATGACAGAAGAAGATACAGACAATAAATTTATCGGTCTTGGTCTGTCTCTTGGATGGGATAATAGGTATAAGAGGGTACTTATCACGAAAAAAGATTATATACCTGTTAAGAACCCAGCATATTATAAATATGATGGTGGAAGGTTCTTGTACAATGAAACAGAGGTGTTGTCAAACGATAAGGAAATATCCTTAAAAGACGAACAGTATTTCAAGGACGTGTCGTTCACTATCGGATATTCGTGTCTGAAGCAAGAATGGATTTCTTATTATTCGTTCTGCCCTGATTATTATATAGAACAGCAGCAATATTTCCAAACAGGAATAAACTTCCCGGCATCAGACGAAGAAGGTGGCTTATGGAGCCATTTGCTGACGAATAAGAGCTTCCAGACATTCTACGGCACAACATATCCATTTGTGTTAGAAGTGCCGATAAAAGAGAAATATAATGGTTCTACGCTGGCTTCTGTTGAGTATGAGCTTGATGCAAGAAAATACGTTGATGATGTGAATTACACTCTTGACAGGAAAGTAGGTTTAGATACGATAACTATCTACAACGACACAAACAACTCAGGTGAAATTCATCTTGTTCCAGAAGAAAAGAATAATTTAGCGCAACGTATATCGTATCCGAAAATCGTAGGCGACCATACTGAGGTCCTGGATACTGAGGTATATAGAAGACATAAGTTAAACGACTTCTTTAATAGGGTTGACGATGACCGATCTGAAACACCTATCTGGATCAAGGACGATAACGATATAAATAAGTCAGTTAATCCTGATTCTCTTAATTTCAGACGGTCATGGCTGGATAGGTTGCGTGGTAGCTGGATGCTGATGAGGATAAAGAAAGTAATTAGCAGCCGGAAAATTATATTCCAGTGGTTGATTTCCGAAGATAAGATTAAGAATAGATAATATCGTATTACCCTCTACTTTTCAATAAGTAGAGGGTAATTTTTTATTCTACACATATAAATCCGTATTTTTTTATTATATGACAAATATCATTATTATCCATTCTGAACCATTCTCCACCTACTCTTACCGAATCATATTCTTTATGTATTAATAATTCTACATTTTTATTGCATACTCCTATTATAGATAAATTAGGATTCCCGATAGATAGCGTTTTAAGTCTTTCAATAGGGTTACGGCTTTTCCCTATTTTAAATAAACCACTCGAACTATCTTTAATTATATAGGTATTAATATCACCACTGGAATTTTTATCATGCGTGACTGGGGCTGGTTTGTTACATACTGTAAGGAGTGATGCGTTTTTACCGAACAATATGGATATTACATCTATAGCATCTTCGTATATAACGGATAAAGATTGCAGCATGATATACAAATCAACTTGTCTCATCATGTTATCATTTATAAACGTTAATACTCCAAATCCACTATCAATGAAAATAATACTTACATTTTCTCCGTACACTTTATTGAATAGGTTATATACTTTTTCATTGTCATTTTCTTCAAATTCTATTATTTTAAAATTTAAACGGAGAGTCGTCTTCATTTAATAGTAAATCAACAATATATCTATCCATGTATTTATTTTTTTTATGTTATACGCAAATATACAATACAATACTTCCTATTATATTGTATGTGTGTTAATTTATTCAAATTAATCTATTTTAAATCATTTTAATTTGTAAATCATATTTGAATGTCTATATTTGCATCGTAATCAAGAGAGATTATAATACAAAAACAGTGGTGATGGAAGGTGATACTTCGGTTTGTGTCATAGGTTCGAGTCCTATATTTTTCATGTAAGAAAAATTAGATCAGTGGTAGATCAAAACCTCCTTTAAAACACCTTCCAAGTTATCCCTGTTTTAATAAGATATACAGATGGTGAGGAGTTCGGTTACTTCGAAAATGAATCCGATATTGTCATTTCAGATCCGGCTCCGCTTTTCCTCTGTTTGAAAGACATAAGAAACTAATGAGTGGTGATGGGGTTAGTTACTTCGAATTTAGCTCAGATGGATAGAGCGATACTCTTTTAAAGTATAGGTCGATGGTTCAAATCCATTATTTCATTGTTTACACTAACTTCAGCTTTTCCCTCATTGAGTATTCATTTTGATATATTTTTTTCAAGCAGTGGTAGTAATATCACTGCTTTTTTTGTATAACACTTTAAAGAAAACAACAACAAATGGGAAAGTTTAACAAAAAGGATGAAGGTGTTAAACCTACGATCGTGAATCACATGGGAGAGAAGGCGTATAAGCCTAACGCAGAAGAAGAGTTGGTATCTACGATAATGACTACCATGTTGTCTGATTCTTATTATGAGAAAGAAAAAGACAAGGTGAACAGGATTAAGGACCTTATGGATCAAGTAGATCCATATTTCGCAGCACAAACAGCATTGTATGTCAGGAAAGAAGGAAAGCTTAGGTCGGTAACGCATCTTATGGCTTCTGTCCTTGCCAGCAAAGCATCGGGTAAGGAATGGGCTTCAAGGTTCTATAATAAGATCGTTATGCGTCCTGATGATATGAGCGAAATCCTTGGCTGCTATGCGGCTCTTAACGACAAAAATCCAAAGAAGTTAAGAGGAATATCCAGCGCTATTAAGAAAGGATTTAAGACGGCTTTGGAAGGTCTTGATCCGTATCGGATTGATAAGTATAAGATGGACAGTAGGGTTATTACGATGATTGATCTTGTGAATTTATTTCACCCCAAAAGCAATCAGGTTAATAAAACAGCTTTCCAGTATCTTATAGAAGGTCGATCTTTGTCTGGATTATACGAAAGCAAGATTCTTGAAAAAGAGATGTCTAAGGCCGGTCAGGATAAGAAAGACAATAAGGAAAAGAAAGAAGCTTTAGGTGACGCTATTCGGGACGTGGTTTCTAATGTAAAAGGTATGCCTATTTTTAATATGGTTCGTAACCTTGTAAACATAATCAAATACGCGCCTGATCAAATAGATGAAGTTTGTAGGCAGCTTACAATAGAAGAGAAGGTGCTTAATTCGAAGATGCTTCCTTTCCGTTTTGCTTCAGCTTTCAAAGAGGTTGAAAATATAGGCACTGATGATTCCGAAAATGATATTGTATTTGAGTCGGATAAAAAACGTGCTAAATTAACAGCGCGTAACAAAGATAAGATTTTAGATGCGTTGGAGAAAGCCATAACCATCTCCTGCAAGAACCTGCCGGTATTGGAGGGGCGGTCGGCTATCCTGATTGACCACTCTGGCTCTGTACGTGGAGATATGGGAGGATCTTCTGAGGTGTCTGCCTTTAGCAAAACAAGTACGGCTGTCATTGGCAACTTGTTTGGCTGTATGATTGCTTCTGTGCTTCCTGACGTATTTATTGGTATGTTTGGTGACAAACTTATCAATTACGAATATGATAGAAGTAAAGGTGTTTTATGGAATAACAAAAAATCTTTTACTGCCGGAGGAGAATGCGGTGGTGCCACTGAAAACGGTCTTTTTGCATTCTTGGATAAGTGCGTTAAAGATAAGATCAAAGTAGATAACTTGTACGTTATTTCAGATATGCAGATAGGAGACGGTGAATCTGTTGTATGGGAGAAAAGTTCCAATTATAAATATGGTAAATTCGCCGAACTTTTGAAAAAGTTCAAGAAAGTGAATCCAAATTGCAAGATCGTTTCTATTTCTATTCAAGGATATGGAAGTGAGATGTTTTACAAAGGATCTAATATCTTGAACATAGCTGGCTGGTCAGAATCTATCTTCGATGTTATTAACAGCAAGTTCTGCGGATATAAGAATATGATTGAGGAAATTAGGAAGATTAAGATTTAAATCTTATACTCATACTGTTTTCATAAGAAGAGATTTATCATAACAAGCCGGAGAATGAATGGTGTCATTCTTCGGCTATTTTGTTTACATTTGTTGAAAAAAAAAGAATGAAAGAAAAAGAATTTGATTTTGTGATATATCCACTAAAGTTGATTATCACCATAGGGTTAGATTACAAAACACTGTGTGATCGTTTTGGGAATGCAGAACCGGATCATGAAGGAGAATGGGGAGATGAAGGCGATTTAGATTCAGAAGTCTCTTTTATGAATCTTGTTCGTGATAAGAGAGATGATAGAGCTTTTAAGTTATTATGGAATTTTCAAAGTGAGAATGATATGACTACACAAAACATATGTCATGAATCATTTCATGCAGCTATGTCGGTATGTCAACATTGTAATATGTCTCTTGGCTTTAAGGTGGGAGAAGATGAACATGCAGCTTACATAGCCGGATTTGTTGGTAATTGCGCAGATGAAATGTTTGGATTCTTAGAGGAAGAAAAAAAATGGAAAAGAAGACTAAAAATTATGTAAGAGACAAACAACCAAAAACATTATGGAATAAAATTGGTCCGTTTGTAAAACTTAGAGAATATCTGGCATCTAATATAACACCTGACGTGTATGCTAATGAAAGAGGATTAAAAACCAAAATAATGGAATTTTTTGGTCAAGATGTTCCGAAAGCCAATGTAGATGATTTTAGTCAGAATCTTTGGTTTAGATTCTTAAACCAACCAAATAATCTAAAAGAGGAAAACGGGATTGTTAGAATACCAGACAATATCAAATCCATTATATCTGACAGGATAAATGGTGGGTGGGAGAAAATGGCTAAAAAATATGGAAAGGAGCTTGATTCCTTAGATAATAAGATAATTGATGGAAAAGTTGCAGGCAAGGACGTATCTGATTTGGAGGAGTTAAGGGATGTAACAAGTAGGAAACTTGGAATGGTAGAAGAGGGTATAGATCTCTTAAAAAAAGCCAGAACCGGGGAACATCAGGTATTTAACGAATACAATTTTATACCGGATGCTTACGGCGATTTAAATGATTTATCAGGCTTATCAAGTTTTACCATGTACCGTGATGATAGAGGTAGGATGGTCGTAAAGGATAAATATGATTTTTATAGGAATGATCAACCTATTAAAGTAGGGATTATTACTAAGACTCTTGACGCAATAGGATATCCTTTTGAAATCAGGGATTATGTAGAAGATAAAATTCCATACGAAGAGAGTGATCCAAACAAGATCATGCTTAGATCTATTATTGACTCCAAGAATGATTTTGATAAAAGGATGGAGATAAGATCCAAAAAACAAGGAGGGGATTCTTCTAAGCCGGAAATAGATTGGGATTTATTCAAATCCAAATATGAAAATATGAAGCGTGTGGGTAAGGGTAAGCATCGTACTATGGACGTAGAAGGGATGAATATGATCTATGATGCTTTATATGATAAAGGTTTTAATCAACGCCAGATAGAAGCCGTACTTGGAAATATTATTGAAGAATCTGGTGGAAACCCCTACGCTGTATCTGAGGATGGAAAATTTAGGGGACTTTTTCAAGAATATTACAAAAGATATCCGCCAAAAGAGTTTGAAAGAGATAAAGAGAGATTTAAGAGCGATAAGCGTGGATATATCAACTATATGATAGACAGATTTTATGATCATGTTCAAGATGCTGGGATGTATAGTATAAAGGATACTAAATATGATAAAGCCATTCATGCAGTAAACGAATTTATGTCAGAAGATCCAGATACAGATTATTCGTATCCACTTGTATATGCTTTTGAAGCTCCATCAGATAAAGAAGGAACTTATAAAAACAGAAAGAGCGTATCAAACTTGATAAGCCAATCTTATGTTACGGATAATGTTAATAATTCAGATGATGCTGATAAAAAGAATAATAGTATTATTGATGCTATTCTTGACATAAAAAACGATCTTGAATTACAAGACCCGATTTCCACTACAAGAGGCGAAGCCTTTAAAGAAGCCAGGAAAAGAGGTCTTAAGGAATTTACATGGAATGGAAAGAGATACAATACCAATATAAAAAAAGAAGGAGGAGCCGTAGATGAAGAAAACGGATCTAAATATAGGTACATTGCATCTAAGGATAATACATCAGTAGGGTCAAGCGGAATAAATGAAAATGCTAATTATGGTACGATCCCTGTTGATGGTGTGAATATAAACGAAATTGTAGCTGGAGGCGTTCCTGTAGTAGGTGATATAATGGACGTCAAGGATGCGTATGATTCTTTCATAGATAGAGATGCGCTTGGAATGGTTATGGCCGCTATGGGTCTTATTCCTTTTGTAGGAGGTATATCGAAAAAAGCAATGCAAGCGAAAAGAGCTACTAAAAAACTATCTCAAAGAGATAAAGAACTTTTAGGATCGTTGCCTGAATATGCTAAACCAGCATCTCCTATAGGCGAGGCATGGGAAAATCATAAAAAGCGACTTTTCTCTGGAGCCTATGAAAGACTTACTGGGGAGAAGTTAAGGATGAAAAATGGGGAGCCAGATCCGGATATGCTTGATACCAACATATATGATTGGGATGATCCGAAAGTTTTCAGGGATGCAAAGTATTTTTTAGGAGATGAATACTCTGATGATGAGATAAGGGAGATAATAGATGAAATATCTGGATATGGGGTATTAAATGGAAATATAATCAGGTCTAAAAACGTTGATGAGTTTATTGATTTATTTCTCGAAGGAAACCCCAATATATCTAACAAGGATGTAGAGAATTTTGTGAAAAGTCATGAAGTGGAACATAAGATTCATTATCCAGATTCAGGTGCAGATAAAAACGGATTTGATTTGAATAAGATAGATGATGATGAAGTAAAAGATTATTTCAAAGAGGATCATTTTACGGAAATGGCGGCCAGAGGAACCCAGATTAAAAATTATTTCGGTTTGACTGATGATGCTCAAGAAGTGACGCCTGAAATGTTAGAATATGCAGCCAGAAATTACTTGAAGGATTATGGGTATGATAATGAGATGAAAGAATATTTTGAATCCATATCAGACTATAAAAAGGCTGCCAAATGGATAACAGATCACGCCTCGGTGGGATTAGGGGCCTACTATGTAGGATCCTAAAAAAGAAAAGAAAAGAAACGGAGGGAAGCTTACTCCATACAAGGCTGGTTTTCGTTTTATTGATCATAAAAAAGAATACGGAGATCCGAAAGATGCATCACACAGATTCCCTGGTAGGAAATTCATGTATTTCTACGAAAACGATAAACCAAGTAAAAGCATTGTGTTTGCTGAAGAAGGTGGCGTAATTGGCAAGCAACGTGAAGCATATGATTACTTTACTAATAAGAGAGGCATGTCCAAGATACAGGCGCTTGCCATCATAGGTAATCTCATGGCTGAATCCGGTCTTAAAGATGACATATACGGAGACAACAGAACATCATACGGCATACAGCAATGGCATAATGAGCGCATGGATAAGCTATTCAAGCACGCTAAAAAGAAAGGTCATTCTACACCAACATTCAAAGACCAACTTGAGTTCTTAGCTGACGAATACGAAGGGAAAACAGGATATTCTAATTTCTTATACACAAGAAAAGGAAAAGAAGGACCAGGGTATTACAACTACAGCCGGCAGGACTTTATGAACGCCGATAACCTTAAAGATGCTGTAGTAGCTTGGAACCAGGGAGCAGGACGTCCTCATAAGAGTGTTATAAGAAATGATGACCGTTATAACTATGCTATGGAAGTTGCTAAAAATCTTGGTTTGGATATTGAAGAAAATTCCGTATCTTCGTATGGTCAAATGGGATTCGGAGATGATGGTGAAATAGCAGCATCGGTAACACTTCCAGAGGTAGAAGTGGCAGCCGCCCTCCCTAACCCGGAAGCCCCGTCCCAGGAAAGACAGTCCGAGGAAGAGAGATTCCGTACATGGACTGAAACGTATGGTAAGGACATCGTAAATCATTTACTGACGTTAGACGGGAAAAAGGATGGTGATGACAGTGATTACAGCATGATGTATAAACAGCATGAAAAAGAAAGCGAAGAGGATAAGAAAATGGCTTTGATTAATGCCGTGCTTCCCAACATACAACTTCGCATTAAAGGCGTCACTGACAATTAGAACAATTATTTTATTTCTCATATTAATAAAGCGAAGCCGGATTTGAGACTCGTTATGCGGATACCGAAGGTTGAAGAACGATATCAAGATAATCCGGCTTTTTGTGCGATTTCGTGAAGGATGGAACTATCATCGCCTTGGTTTAACAGAACAGACCTACGTACCTCCACTGTCCTGACGGGCATGGGAGCCCGTCTCGCCTACCAGCCTGCCTAATTCTCCACTGGCTACCTAATATAACTATTAACGTCACTCCATCACCTATCTCCCTTCAGTCGATAGGTTCAGTCGTTTTTAAATATTATAAGTTCTTTCGCATCGTTCCCTTCGGTCACGATACTCAATCTTTTAACACAATTAGGCAAACAATATAATAACGGAAAAAGTAATTTGTCAATCTGTTCACTCACTTAACTCCCTTCGGTCGTTAAGTTCATTCACTGTAAACAATTATATGAATAAATGGTAAAGTATATAAAATAATATAAATAATATAATGAGTAAGATCATTGAAAATGGTCTTAATATTAAGGAAAACGGAGACTATTCATAGGCGTAGTTTTAATTCAAGATTTGTTGTCCCACCCCTGAAGGTCAGGAGGTTACGTTCAGAGCCGTTTTCCCGTCTCTTATCCAAACCGTCATAAAACAAAAAACCTTGTATCCTATTTCTCTCAAACCAGATACAAGGCCGTGCATTTTCTTCTTTGAGCGTATGATGAAAAACCATATCTTTGCACTAAAACAACATTAATATGGACACAAAGTTAAAAGAAATAATAGATCCTCACAAGTTACACGACAAGCTCTTTAAGAAAGAGCAGGTCTCTCCGATAGAAGTTATATACAATAGCTTCAGCAACTTAGGGTACAATGTAGTACGCCGTCCAGCCGGTCAGTGTTTAGGCAATTTGAGATATTTTAATCTATTTTATGACAAACATGCTCATCATTTCTATCAGAAAGACAGGAAGTTGAGATATTGTAGCAACTTTCTCATATCTGATTACTGGAAAGATAGAGTGCGATGTTTCATAGTTTGGAACTTTGGATTTGGAAGATTCTTTCCGTACAATGACTTTATTGAGGCTATGGTTTATGATTATCTCCGATATGGTAGAAAGTCAGTTCCTTATCTTAAAAGCGTGCAAGAAGCTGAAGAAAAGTGTGTAAGGTTCTATATCCGGTCTCAGATAGATATGCTCCGTAAGGAAGGATATGCCGCATATCGGGCTAAGTTTAAGGAAGAACGTCCTCAGTATTTCATCGGAGACGATAGGACGGTGTTTAGATGCCTTGACAGCTCTTTGAAAAGAGAAGAGAAGATTGCTGCATGCGTAGCCCATAAAAGGGCTTTAAAAGAAGGGATAATGACTTCTTTCATTAATCACCTTAAGAAACATCCTACCACTTTATATTCGTGGTTTTCATCAGAGGTAGATAGCGAAGGAAAGAATAGGCTCTGTCTATCTGAAAAGGCTGTTTCGTATTTGAATAAGAGACTGGTTCGCAATGGGTTAAAGTCTCTTTCTGCATCATATCTTTTTAGAACGTTTAGAAAAATGGTGAAGATCTTGTTCGGTTCCAATGTCAGGTCGTTTTTGAATAGCTGTCTGATGTCTGTTTCAACAGAAGAGGTTTTAACCAAATCTATGAAGAAAATAGTTTCCAAGACAGTGCTGTTTTTGTACAAGAGAGTACTTAAAAATTACCGCAGGGCATGCGGCCTTAAGTATGATCCTGATTCGGGTGGTTTGTCTGCCGTACATGATTGATTTTTAAACCTGTTGCATAACGTTGGATTTTCTCGTTCGTTTCTCTTATCTTTGTGAAAAAAGATGGTATGAAATTACGAATAGTGAAAAATCGTCCGGTATTTGCTCCTGGTGGTAGTGTTCAGGATAAAAAACAGGATATTAATGTATCCTCTACTCAGCCTATTCTTGATTATGGAACTCCTGTTAATAAATGGGGTGAATCTGATATTCAGAATATATATATGCCTTCTGATGTGACTTTAGAAACAGAGGAGGGGGAGATAAATCCATTTAGTAGTATGCCTACATCCGATCCGTTTTTTGAAAATCATGATGCAGGATATGCAGGATATCTCGCTGATAATAGGGGTATGGTTAAAAACGTAGAGAAATCAGTCGTTGATAATGCAATGAATTTAGGTGGTGTTGATTCTGATTCCTCTAAAGAAAAACGTTCCCAAGATGGTAATCCTCTTGATCCTATGACTACCCCATATTATTCACCCGATCTAACCGGCAGAGCTCAAATGTTCGGTACAAGTCTTGGCCGTATAAGAGCCGGTAATAAGGTCGGTGCTAATGTGGCTCAAGCTGCCTTGTCTGGTGTTAGTTTAGGATTAGGTCTTACCCGTAATATCATGGGAGCTTCATCTGCTGCGTATGCGGCCAGCAGAGACGAGCAGGCAGCGAGGGAAAAACTTGCCAAGGAGCGCCGGCAGCAATTCATCAAGTGGGAACGTGAAGGTGGTGGCGTGAATTTAGGTAACGGTCAGAAGATAGATACGTCTGATATGACCGGCGAATATATTTATCCTCTTCCCAAGTCTATGGAAGATGCTGCGAATGTAGAGATAGAGAAAGGCGAGTACGTGCTGACTCCTGACTCCGTAGGGCCTATGGAAGCCAAAGGGAACAGACATGAAAATGGTGGCACTCCGGTTGATTTGCCAGAGGCTTATATTGTTTCCGATTATCGTAAGATAGATGATGAGTTTGCCTCTTACGTTAGAGAAAATTATGGTATTAAGGCAACGTCAAAAGATACGTATGCTACACTCCTTGATCGATATAAGAAGAAGATAGGTTTGTCTGATAAGTACGAAGATCAGGAGCGTGTATATAAGAGATTAGAGAAAAATGAAGATGTAAAAGACAAAAACACATCTAATCTTAATGCTTCTATTCTTTCCAAGTACGTCAATGAAAACCAGAAAGAGATAGACGAGCTTGAAGCACAATTTCGTTCTTTCGCTGAAATCGTTTATGGCAAACAGGAAGAATCTAAGCGTAACGAGAGGATGGATGCTTTTTTCAGGGATGGCGGGGTTGTTGATCTGAATCAGGTAAAGAAACAAGCTAAGGCTTTTAATATTGCAGAATCAGATGCTAAGAACTGGATATATGACGAGTATGTTAAGCAAACCAGAAAAATGGCTGAAGGTGGACCTACTCAGAAGGAGCTGGAGGAACTTAGAAAGAATGCTATCGGCTACAATAAGCTTATTAATCAGTTATTTGGACGAACTCTTAATATGACTGTATCTGATGTTAGTGGTCGTGAGCAGATTCTTAATCCTGATTCCAGTGTCAATGCCAACCAGAATCTCCAACATAGAAGCAATTTAGGATACGGCAGGGTAAATGATAAGGCGGTATCTAATTTGCTCGACATAAACCGATGGGCCAACAAGTACAATACGGATGGTGATTTTGATACAGAAGGTTTTCAGAAAGGATACAACAGGCAATTAAATGCATTGTGGGCGTTAGCTGATGTAGGCGCTATCACGAATGCTGATGCAGCCAAGAAATTCAGAGATGAGTACGGATTCTGGGGCCAGGACGCCGGAAGCTACGGAGGGAATCAGGCTTATAATTCATTTGCCGTAGATGATAAGTTTGGTCAGACAACAGCTACTCGTTCTTATTATGGGTTGGACGTTGTTTCGGCAGAGCAAAAAAGATTGTTAAACGAAAAAGGGATAAAGAATTATGTTGACTTATTTGGTGATAAATCTGATGCCGCTAAGAAGATTCTGGGCTCCGATTATAATAAGTTTGTTGCTTTAAGAGATAGTGGGTTAATGCCGGAAATAGACTTCGTTCTTGAGTCTGTTAAACCAGAAATGAAGCCTATTGAGGCCGGTCCCATAGCACCAGGCCTTACACCGCCTAAGATTGGATCTCCTGGAAGGGTAGAGGTAAAACCGAAAGCAAGTACGCCTACGACTGCAACCGACACCGATACAGAGGAGGTGGTTGAAGACAACGGACCTAAAGGGCAGGGCAGACCGGCGGCGTTCGGTCCTATCTTCCCGGAGATGCTGAGAACGCTCGATACAGGCTTGGAGATAGAAGGTCTGGAAAGACATCAGGCTCCGAGAATAGACCCAGTTCTTCAATCTGCTGATCAGTATATCAACGAGCTCAACCGCGCGACATCGGCTCAGTTGGACGCAGTAGGTGACGTGCCCGACTCCCAGCGCTCCGCTATTCTGGCTAATATGAACGCCATAGCCGGAAGCAATATAGCCAAGTACATTAACGAAGTAAATTTCAATAACGCAAGGCAAATAAACGAAGCTGATAGATTCAATGAAATGGCTTATGTTCAGACAGACGATAAGAACATAGCGGAAAGGCAACGTTATGAATCCGGGTTATTGAAGGCTATGGCTATAAGGGATGAAAATCTTGCTCGTTATTATGATAGCATAAACAGCGAAATACAGAATAAGTTCAATGTTCGTACATCGTTGAATACCATAGCTTCCATAGCTCCGAATATGAGAATGCTTCCAAGTGGCCAAATTATTTACGTTCAAGGTAATCAGGATGTGATGAATATGGGTGATTATTCTACACCTTACTTGAGAAGTTTAAATGAAGAAGATGATGAAACTAAAAGAAGAAGGAGGACCAAATAGTGGCTTCACAGTATAGTATTTTAAGGCAATATGCCCCGTATGTTAGTCCTTACAACATAGATCTTGTTAAGGACGTCATGATGTACAAACAGCAGAAGGTTGATGCTGCTCGTGAAAAGATCTATACCCAGGTAGATTATCTTATGGGTCAAGAGATAGATAAGCCTGAAGCCCGCGCTTATATGGAAGATAAGATGTCAGGTGTGATTGCTAACATCAATCAAAAATTCAAAGGCGTGGATCTTTCTTCTGATGGTGTTACGAGAGCCATACAAGGAGAGATCAGTTCAGTGTTGGATGATACGGTCATTAACGCGATTGCCGGCACAAAAGAAGGCAAGAGGGTTATGAAGGAAATAGAATCTATAAAACAGAATCATCCTGAACTTTATTCTCCTATTAATGAATGGCATGCTTTGGACCCTTATTACAAATGGAGGTCAGATGGTAAAGCAGGATCAAGGTTGGAAGGTCTTCATTATTCTCCTTATGTCGATTATACTAAGGAGATAAATAAGCTGGTCAGTGATTTTAGGAAAAACAACGAAGGCAAGAAGATTCAGACAACAGAATATGATGTTAAAGGTAATCCTACTGGTGGAATCATAGAAGTCAACGTAGATGAGCTTACTGATTCCCAGATAAGGAATTTTGTGTCTGCTAACTTATCTGAAAACATGAGGAATCAGATGAGAATAGAAGCATCATACATGGCAGCTACCAATCCGGTGTTCAGTAATCCAGATTTGGTTAGTCAATACATTGGGTCTTATGTCGAAAGATACGATAGGCACATAGGAGCATTGGAAGCAAAAAAGAAATCAGTAGGGGATAATAAGGATATTATTGATCGTATTGACAGTCAGATACAGGAAGCTAAAAATCAGAAAGCAGAAGCCAAGAGGGAGGCAGATATGATAATAGCTTCATCAGATCCGGTAGCGGCTGCTAATTTTGTTGTTACCAATAATCTTTTCGATAAGATGACTGATGCATGGAGATACGACAATACAAGTTTTGAAAGGAAGAAAGATGATCTTTATTTTGCAAGGTTGGCAGAGGATAGGGCTCAGCAAAAGTTTTTGACTGATAATGCTAAGTCTATGGTTGAAATATCGTTGGCAAAAGAGCAACTTGCACAGGCTAAGATTGAAACCGAATACATGCGTACTTACGGTTCCAAGATGGGCACTGAAAGCTCATCCGGAGGCACAAGAGGAGCAGGCGGTGTAGGAGTGCCGATGGCTCCTATGGACGGGCCTACGGCTATCAATTCTGGAACGGGTAAGATAGGATCTGTTAATTTGGCTAATATCCCTTATGAACAACTCACATCTTCTTCCACAGAGCGTAGAGCAAATTTATTGAAATTATATAATTCATTATCTCCTACAGACAGAAGTAATATCGTTGCAGCATCATACGAAGAAGAAAAAACTGACCCAGGATTGTATGCTAATATGACTCCTGAAGAACGGATATATTCTTATTTAAAAAATAATGGAGGTCAGAAAAACGGATATTTTGGACAAGGAAATAACAGACTGTCTGAAGCTTATGATGCTTTACTTCTTTCTGATTCTAAGGCAAATGGAGCTACAAAGGCTATAAATAACATAACTGATTATCAAATAGATAATATAGTTACTAAAAAAAATAAGGATATTATCAGTAAAGTTCGTAATGCTAAGTTTATGAAAGGAAATTCTTTTATAAATCTTACCGATACAGATGATAAGGCTGGAGCCTTCCTGCTCGCCACAGCCATAACAACTGGTGTATCTGATGCCGTAGGGTTCAGAGAATACATGATGGACCCTTCAAGAGGAATAGATATTCTTAGTGCTATATCTCCGTCATTAGGAGCTAAGGCGAGTGCCGGCAAGTTGGGGAAAAACATATCTGATGCTATTACAAGCGAGAATAATGGTTCTTCTACTGGTACATTGGCTCTTATTAATGGAATGAAGAAACTCAACGGCGATCCTGATTTTAATATATCAGATTATATGACCATAGATAAGGATGGTGATATAGATTTAAAAGATTATCAGGAAGGTGAACCATTAACTATTACCCAGCTAAGATATGCTGAGAAAAACAGTAGAGTGTCTGATATGATAGCAGGTCAGATGCAGGATGAGATAAAAATGTCTGTACCTCCTGATCAGATTTCTGATAAGTTATCTCAGTATCATTACCTTGATTCTTACAAAAGATACAATTGGAATGCCGATTCACCGGAAAAGTCTTTGCAGAAGGCTCAGTTTAGAAGATTGTCTGGTTACATGGCAGGAAAGGTAAATAATCTGGATCCTACTGCTATTAATGCCATTAATATGGATGCCGAGATAGATAATGGCACTGTTAGAAGATTCTTGACTGCTCAAGTAGGTTCCGGTAAAAATTCTTATGTTACAGAAAGGGTTGAGATTACGAATGACGAGCTTCTTAAGGCGGGTATAGATCCTTCGGTCGAGGAGCGTAATTATCCGGTGGATGGTTACAAATCAAGTTTTGGAACCTGTGATTTTGTAGATACCGGAAAGAAGGAAGGTTATTCTTATGATAAGTATCTTATACGTAATGGTCTTCCCCGTTTGGCTTCTAAGGCTGATGTTAAGAATGATCTTTATGATATGGTAAAGGTTCATGGTTCTTACCTTAAGCCAGAAGAAATGAATGTTGTTAAAACCCTTGTTGATAATTTTATTGACATGTCTGATAACATATCAGTTCAGTTGGAGGGAATGGATGACAGGGGTTCAAGAGAGGTAGCGGTCAATTTCTATGACAAAAGGACTAAAAATTCTAAAAATCCTGCATTGTTGTTCTCGGATTTTGCTCCTTTGGATCCAGGTAATGATGAGTATGCGGATTACTGGAATAGCATTCACCAGAAGTGTCCTCAGTACTTCTTTGTAAAATACGTGAAGGAGGCTGTTCAAGAACGTCTTGATCAGATGAGGGATCCGTATATGAGAGGAATAAATATCACGCCCAATATGAATGACAAGTTTAGTAAGTTGAACGATTTTTTGCAGAAAATTTATGGCTGACAATAATATAGATAGATATAATCCTGCTGCTAAAACCACTTACGAAGATGTGGCAAGGCAAAGGAAATTAGCCGAAGAAGAGAATTACACTCCGGCTACATTACCAGAGACGACAACACCTCTGGTTCCTAATTATATGCCTGGTGAAGGTGTGTATGCCCAACCTAAATTTCCGGATTACGCATCAAGGATAGCTGCTGCCGAATACGAAGAACCGTATATAGCCAAGGAGATAAGCAACAGCTACTCGGAGGCACTGGCTCGTAACAGCTACAGGGGGGCTACACCTGCCCCGCCGCCTCTTAATCCCTATGGACCGAAGGTAAGTATCCGTGAAAGTCATCAGATGGGTAATGATGGGGTATGGCGTACAAAATATCCCAACTATATTCCGGGTATAAACAATGAGGATTATTATGCCAGAAGACAGAGCGGATGGAGTAAGTTTTGGAATGGTGTAGGCAAATTCGCTTTAAAGTCCGCATTGTACGGTGCGCAAGGAGTTGTGTCACTGCCTGACAAACTTATCAATATGGCATCTGAGGGAAGTTACAAAGCTGCGTTAAACACTAACATGGATAAGTTTGTAGGTGATCTTGACCAGCAAATAGACATGCTTCTTCCCCATTATTACAAGAAAGAGGTAGAAGATTATAATTTTGGTCAGAAGCTTTTTAAGGATACCGGTAATTTCTTGTGGAATGACGTCCTTGGTAATGGTATGTCTTTTACCGTAGGAGCCATGATATCAGCGTACATGACCGGAGGACTTGGAGTTGGATCATTGGGTAATATAGGCGCTAAATTAGGTGGAAGAATCGGAGCTAAGTTAGCAGCAAGGCAAGCTGCCAATAGGGGCATAGGAAGCCTTAAAAGCGTGTTTAACGACTATGTAAGAAAAGGAGTTGCTACCGGAAGAAATGTAGGGGAGGCGGCTAAGACCATGACGTTGTTGGCTACCAGTGCCGGATTCGAGTCATCGGTTGAAGCAAATTCTTTTATGAAGCAATCTGAGTCTGATTTCAAGGATTATTATCGTAAGATTTATGGTCGTGATCCCAATGCAGAGGAAATGGCTGTTTTTCGTAATTCTAATGCTGATGTAGGTAGTGCTATATTTGCCGCCAATATGGGTATCACAGGATTATCTAACTGGCTTCTTTTTGGTAAGTATATAGGGTTAGGAGGCAAGGCTATACCAGGGTTGGAAAAGAGGCTCAACAAGCATTTATTTGGATTAGGGACGGAAGTTGCGAAGCCGGGAGAGATGGCTATTAAAATAACCAATCCCAATATAGGACAAAAGATAGCAGGCAATGTTTTCAATATCATGAAAAGGCCAGTGTCCGAAGGCTTATGGGAAGAAGGATCTCAAGGTGCTGTTCAGAATACGGCTGAGGAATATGTTAAGTCAAGATATGATAATGTCGCCATGAACGGAGCCGTTGATGTTCTTGATGCTATTTCTGAAGGATTTAAAAAGCAATATACGTCTAAAGAAGGATGGACTGAAATAGGAATCGGTGCTATTATCGGTTCTTTGTTTGGTATGAGAGAAGGCTTCTTTGGGGTGAAAGAGTATAGTAATAGTCAGATCTTGCTGGAAAGGCAAGTGAATGAATATAACAAAGCATCTTCTAATCTTAACACGGCGGCTTTGAATACGTTGAAAAAATCAATGAGTTTAGGGCCTCAAGTTCGTTCCGATGCCCAGTCTATGACTGGTAAGGAGCTTGATGATGCTATGTTTGAAAAGATGTCTATTGACAACCAAATGGGAACCTTAGAGGATTCGGCTGAAAATTTCCGGCAGATGATTGATATGATGCCTATTTCGGAAATAGCCGAAGCTAATGGAATGTCTTTAGAAGAGGCAAAGAAATACAAGGATTCTATTATTGATAATTATAACAATCGTCTTTCGGATTTCAGATCTGCCCAGAGTTTTGCCGAAGATCTTATAGGTGATGACTCTAAGATTGAATTTAGAAAATACGTGGCTCGTAATGCCTTCCTTGGTCTTCAATCAGAATCAAGAATGAAAGACATAGCTTCTGTCATAGAAACGCTTTCAGGACAGCCTCGCGTGGCAGATGCGCTAAGTACGTTCTCCCGGCTGTCGGACAGAGCAAGGGAGCGGGCGATGGCTATCCGTGGCATACGGTCAAGGATAGAAGAACTTGAATCCGAAATAGAAGATCTTGCTACCCGCCCTCGTAACGTAGAAGGGAAAGATCCACAAGCTGAATCCATACAACGAAAAACCAAAGAATTGGAAAGCCTTAGAACCAATTATAATAATTCGTTGTATGAGTTATCAACGTTAACAGGAAAAGAGTTTTCGATAGAAGAGCTGGTAAGTAAAACCGAATCTGTTTTATCTTCTCCTCTTTCTCCCATAAGTTCACAAGATGTGATAGAAGCCTATGATACGCTTGTGGCTTTTGATGATTATTTTAATGTAAAATCAAGACAGGAAAAGAAGTTTACAGCCAAAGACAAAGCCATGAGATCCTTGGTAAATGAATACCGAAGGAGTTTGGTGGACTATAGGAATATGAATAACTTCTTGTCTAAGATGCTTGATAAAAGATTCTTAGCTGAGGAAAACAGGGGATTTTCAAAAGCGCTGTCTTCTCTATGGTCTACTCCTTATAAAGGGGATGACAAGGTTCCTGATTTTGCAGAGCCTAATAAAGTTGGTGAATATGACACTGATGAGATAGTAGATCAAGCTGTGTCAGAAGGTAAGATTTCGGAAGACGAAGCTTGGACTATCAAGGCTTTTATGCATGCTCTTGATAAAGTAAGGGAAGATAGGATGAAGGAAGCAGAAGATGATATAAAAGAGTCACCGCTTACGGAGTCTGTATCGGATGAAGATTATGAGGCTGCGATGGACAATCCTATTATGGTTCCGGCCGTAAGGCAGTCTATAATTGATAAACTATATACAGGTAATGCCGATCTTCTTACTGCGAGAGAAAAAGATGTGTATGATAAATACAAACAAGATTTTGATGATTATGTATCGTCTTTGGGTGACAGTCCTGTTAATCTCATAAAATCATTATCTGAGAAGGCTGATAGGCTTACAAGTCCGAGATCTGTGTATGAGGATAATAAAGCTATTATTGATATGGCTAAATCCAATTTGGAACCAGATCAAAGGAAGGAACTTGATGATGCTATTTCTTCGTATGTTGATATAATGAACAGACGAGACAAAGGGGAGAATGTTGACGAAGATAAGCTTGCCGATTCTGTATTTACCATAGAAGATCTTGGCCAGGTTGGAAACATCACAGATCTCCTTCCTTATATCGAACAAAACAGGATTATTGATAAAGGTCGTATTTCCGAATCTACGTTAAGTAATTTTGGGGAGGATGATACCAATATAGATTCTCTTGTAAATGAGTTAGATGAATCCGATAATACGCCTGGAGCTAACATAGATAGTGCCCAAAATCCAGAGACGTTGATGGTTAGAAGAATATCCAACGATGGCAACGAAAGGTATGAAATTGCGGGTCTTAGAGCCGATAAATTTATATCTTCTATAAAATCATTGGTTCCTATTCAAATAAGCTCTGAAACGAACGCTAATGGTACTAAAAGGTATTCTCTTAACATAGGTGGAGAAACGGCTACTATAATTGAACTGCCTTATCATGCGAGATGGTCTATAGACAAAGAATCGGCTCGTGTTCTTAACCGTTACACAGACGTGTCTATTCAGGACGTGGGTAATTCCTATTCTTTGGTTTATAAGCGTCTTGATTCAGATGAGTTGGTTCCGTACAGAACGGGTGTCGGATTCGGAGAGAATGAGGTAGATAAAATAGATCAGGAAGCATTATCTTCTTTGAAAAAAGGAGATAAGGTTAATCTCGAAATAGATGTAAATGATACTTATAATCAGTCTCTTTTTGCCGAATACAATGACGCTGTTCAGTCCGGCGATAAAAAAAGAATAGAATCTGCTGAGAATAAACTGGTGTCCAATATGGTTATCAAGGTCATGAGTGGGAACAGATTCGTTTCTGTTGTAAAAGCTGATACGGGAGGCATAGATGGTATAAGTAAAATAAGAAGAACGGCTTTTAACAAGTGGAAGAAGGACGCCGGCCGGTCGGCTACCATCGGCGTCGGCACGCATGTTGTTGCCCAGACCCTTCCCGGAAGACCGGTGTTTAACATGAAGGTGAACGGTCAAGGATATGGCCAGGTAGAAAATCTCCCCATTACCGAAAAAGGTGCTGAAAAAGTATCTGATGTCGGATATGTATTAAATGGCAAAGTCGTGCTTAAGAACGGATCTAAATACACAGGCTTCCCATTTGCTTATTCTATATTAAATGACAAGGGGAATAATTACAAAAATGTAAGAGTTCCGGTAGTTGTCATCAAAGGTAAAAACGGTCTTAATTATCTTTTCCCAGTTAGCCTACGTTCTGTAGAATCAGAGGAAGGGCAGAAATGGATGTCTTTTATAGATATGCTGCTTGAATCTGGTGATTCTGAATTGCTACAGATGGGTCAAGATGATATACAAGATCTTAATGCGTATCTAACCAAGTTAGGCCTTGATCCGGCTTCGTATCAAGTATCGTATTTGAATCTTATTTCAGGGCTTAGAAAAGCTCGTGAGGCTATAGAAGAATTATCTACAGTTCCTGATGTTGTTAAGTGGGTAGAAGATGGAAGTAGGAGTGTGAAAGACATTGTGACGTCTGAAGTAGAATCTGGAATAGATTTCGAAGGTGAGATGTTTGTCGCTCCTAAGATCAGGATCCAGTTTGGTAAATCATCTTCCAGACCTAAATCACTTATAGAGGATGATCTTCCTTTCTCTGATGAGGGTAAGACCGTTACTTCTAAAGAAGACGTGGATGTTTATGAAGAGGAAATGCCAGAGGAAGGGACTGCCCGGGAGATTCAGCCGGCGCCATTAGCTCAGCCGGCTTCTGCGACACAAGCTATGCAGTCTTTACCTGGCAAGAAGCGTACCTCCAGGAAAAACTTCTCTCTTATGTTAAACGAAATAGAATCTCATATAGAAAAAGAAGGATTGCCGTCTTATGCTAATATTTTTGATTTTATAGCAAGAAAGATTGTAGGAGGTGATTTGAGGTTTCTTCGTGAGAGAGGTAATCCTAAAAGTCTTAAGGAGGAAATGGGATTAGAACCTAAAGGAACAGTAGGTGATAAAATATCCACTCCTTCCAGTAAAGGTGGTAAAACTTTAGAAGAATACGTTTCTTGGCTTCGTTCTCAAACAGATCAGGTGGTGGTTGATTATGTTGGGCCAAGATCTGACGAACAAATTATATCAGAGTTGAAAAACTTTTTGAAATATATTAATTTTGTTCCGAGCAAGGCTTTGAATTATTCTCTTAGAGTCAATGGCATGGATACCCTAAAAGAATATGGCACAAAAGAGGAAGTAGAAAAAATGGAATCTGATATCAATAGTTTGGTTTCTAAAGCTTTTCCTACGGTGGATAATCAAACTGTAGAAGATGTTTCTACTGCAATAGAAACAAACAACTTGCCTGCCATATGGGAGCCCGTGGAAAGCCTTGATATGACAAACGAGGAAAAAATAGAGTTTTTGAATAACGTAGCAGATTTCCTTAGCGGCATACCAGAGTATGATGCTGTCGTGGAGTCTATAGAGTCAGAATCAGATAATATTTTAAATGATGGAAAAGAAGGAAGTGCAGAAGGCGGTGCAGTACGCGCTGAGGAAGATGGCGATAAAAAGGGAGATGGAGAAGGCAAAGGACAATCCAGAACAAATGTCGAAGTTGAAAGAAATGTCGAATTACCTGGATCTGAAGAAGGAAGAGTAGATAACTATAGGAAGAACGGAGATAAGTTCTCTGACATTGCTGAAGTCACTTTATGGCTACTTAGAAGGGCTGCCGGAATAACCTCTATCCCGGAAGGAGAAGAGGTTTATGTAGAGGGGGATGAGGTTAATAGCATTATGACCGATATGGAATCAAGGTACGGGATAGACACCATCAATCACTCGCATACGACTAAGGCTATAAGGGATCTTAACGGCGTGTCGGGTTATAAAGTAGAATACGGCTTAACCTTTTTGACATACGATCCTTTTATTAGAATATCCAATCCAAGGAAAGAATCTAAGGCTGAGAAAGATGAGCCTCGTATATCCGAAGAACCGCTTACTCACATATCAAGGGTGACAACCCCTTATTTTCTGTACGGCGGCGATGAAGCATATTCATCTGTTCCGGCTAAAGTAGAACCTATACCGGAGAAGATAATGGGTCGTAATGGCATTAAATTTGGTATGAGTGTAGTCGAGTTAACCAAATTAGGGTACAAAAAAGCTGGTGGAAACTGGATATATAAATTCTATATGAACTCAGGTGTGTATGATTTGTATAATATCAGTACCGGTGAAGCGTTTAGGGCAAAACCGGATCTTGGAGTTAAGATAAGTTCCAGCGCATTCATCCGTTCTTTATCTCAATCTGGTAGGAAAATACAAAATATGATTAGTAATATGAGCCAGGAAGAGATAGATAGGAATAAGAATCTTGTAGAAGGTTCTGATAATTCGGATTCGATAAATGAGTTAAATAAGGAGTGTTGAGTATGAGAAGGAGATACGAAGATGTTTCAAGTCTTGTTCAGTATCAGTTGAAGACCAATCAGCAGGGGAATATAGAGGTTTATGTTGATGACAGGTTTGTTGGAAACGTAAGTGAAGGAGTCTGTAATTGGAAGGATATTGAATACAAGAGTAAGGTTACTATATCTTTGAAAGGAGTCGAGGATAAGGCTAAAACTTCAAGTAAAAGAGTCGGTCCTTATTGTCACATTTATAGCATATTTGGAGGAAATGAATCTTATCATGCAGGTCCGGATAGTAATATAAAAAAGAGTCCGGTTACCACCTTTATAATGTATTGTTATAAAAATGGGGATATTACAACTACCACTACTTATACTAAAAATTTATCTGGAACTCTTCAGATAGGTAAAACACAATTGACTATCAATTACAAACAAAGTAAAAGTCAGTCTTTCTCCGGTGGTTCTGGAGATTATGTAACATCCGTATCTGATTTCCCTTTTGTTACTGGTCCAGGAAATGATAGTGTTGAGTTCGAAGGAGAGGGAAGATTGATAGTTGAGACAGAGGCTTCGCATTATGAAATAGAAGTTTCATAATTTCTATTTTTATACTATCTTTGTCTAAAATATTTATCACTATGGGTGTCAAATGTCAGATAGAAAAAAAGGAAAATGAAATAAAACGGGTTAAGGCTCCTAACGGGGAGCCTTCCGTTCTTTACGAAAGTGCTTTAAAAGTATTAGGAAACAGCGAGCGGGCTCTTCAGGTATGGGCTAAGGCTTACACTCCTGGTTTTTTGTCGTATTACGGTCATTGGAATAACCCGGCTCCAGGGGAGATGTTTAACACCGATCCCAATGGCGAACCTCTTTTAGAAGATGTGCTGTCGTATATGAAGCGTCAGACTTATTTTGCTGATCCTTTAACGGCTCAGGACATTAAGGATGTAAGGGATTTCCTTTTGTCTACTCATTATTTTTTCAATGCGTCTTCATTGTCTAATGCTATTCTCTTCGATTTTTATGTAGATGGCAGTTTGATACTGAATGAGCAGAAATTAAGGAGATCCGGTTTGTATGATGAAACAGAAATAAGTCGTATTTTATCCGATCCTTCTGTTTTAAACGAGGTTTCGACTTCCATGAGAAAGTTAATAGATTCTTCTATTAACGAACATGATAGGGAAAAGGATAATTATTTTATGTCTGTTGACTATCAGTATGGTCCTATTGTTTACAAGGAGGGAGTGTTTAACCAATTTGGTAAAAAAGTGCCATATAATCCTTCTGAGCTTTATTATGCTATGCGTAAAACAGTAGCCGGCATAAAAAACTTTTCTGAATTTTCATCTGCTTTTGAATCGTTGAGAAATTCATATCCTGAACTGGTTGAGAAATTCGTTTCTGATAAAGAATTTGCCGAATCTATGTTTGATGAGTTCTCATCTACGAATAAGATTCCGGTAATAAACATAGAAGGGGATGATGTGGTGGAAGGCAAGAGAAGATCTTTGTCTAAGCTACAAGATCTTTCTTATTACAATTCCGGCAAAATAGAGTTCCTAAGAGCTCGTATATCAGCTTATTTACATAGGGCTAATGCCGACACCGAATCCGATTTAAGAAGCATGATATGGGATATAGAAGAGGCTTGTACGTGGTTTGGCATAGATATAATAGGGACATCGGAAACTTATGATGGCACAGAAGAATCTTTGAATAAGATAGATAATTTGATGCTGGATCTTGATATTTATGTGGCCAGGCATAATGATGTAAATTATGCTCCAACGCTGGCATCTTCTATAGATGATGTTCTTGGTGATAGTACAGACTATTATTTTGGATTATTGCCGGAGTATATGGATAATTTGAATATCGTTTATTCTGAATCCGATATAGACCCAGTAGAGGCATTTGAGAAACATTCATTGCTTAAGGTAGGAGATAATCTATATCAAAGGATCAGCAAAGATGATCTTAACGAGATGTATCAAATATCAACAGTATTAGCCAAGCACAACCTAACTCATTTTTCTACTAAAATATATCCTGAATCTTGTTTTAAGAACGGCGTTTTGGATAAAGAGAAAGTACGGAACGTAGATAATAATACGCTCATGGATTCCATTAAAAAATACGTCAGATCGTTCATGGATTCTCAGAACACAGAGGACATGATAATGACCAGGATGGCGTTTGGGCATCCGGAGGTACTTGACGTTCCTTACGTGGATGTGGATCGGGAGTATAGTCGATACATGAACAAAAAACAAGATAGCGAAAACCCATTATCCTTATTCGATTTATACCAATCTTACCTTGACAACAAACTCCATAAAACAAAATTATATGATAATGCCTATAAGTATCTTGACTTCAAACCTGGTCCATCTTTGGGCCTTATTTCTGATGATCCTGATATTTTGAAATCAATAGAATTATCTTTATCTGGAAAAGACAGGTTGATGTTGTTTGATTATAGCATGACCAGTACCGACCCTTCTTTATCAGAATTGTTTTATTTGGAGAAGTATGACCCTTCGTATGCCGGGAATGATTTTGAACACTATTTTTACACCAGGCACCCGTATTTGTTAAAAGAAAAATCGGGCCCTAATATCGTAGAGCAAGATGGTGTTATAACAGCCGAAGGTATTTATGATAATTTTATAAGAGTAGGTAATAAGATATGGTCTAAAGTAAGCGAGAGTAGTTCCGGCTCTATCTACCAAAATCTGACAGGAACCGAATCAGAGGTGAAATACGATTCTACTCAGAAGGCTAAGACGGTAGAAACCGATTACGCTCCATACCAAAACAGATCTGGCTTGACGCAAGATATGACCGTAAGCAAGTCTGAATTGGATGATCTTAATAAATTGGAATGCAGGTAATTTTTGTATACATATAATATAGTTTTTTCATAATTACGATTTGGAAAGTGAGGCTTGTGAAAGTCTCACTTTTCTCATATATGTACGTATATCAATAACATACAAGAAAAGTTAGGTTTTCATTGTTTATGGATTATTTTTGTTAAGTTTGCGATATTAGTTTCAGGAAGGGATTATGGAAATAAGGGAAAAGTAAGAACCGAACGTAACTAATAACAGTAGGAAATGAGAATCAGTACCATCAAACGTAATAACAGCATTCATCTTATGTATAAAAACATTATGAATGATTTAGGTCAATTAAGAACTGTAGTTTCAAAATCCTATATTTATAATCTGATACAAAATCAAACCGGATTAAGTATCAGAACTATATCCCATGTCTTGAATCACACAAAAGAACAGGATACAGATTCTTTGTGAAAAGCGTACATTTTCATACATTTGTGTGTTCTTTAGTTTTTAGATAGTCAAACTATTTGTTTATTTTGTCAATAATGGTCATATTTGTTATATAAATAATTAAAATGAAACTCGTTGAAAGACATATAGTTAAAGACAACCGGTTTGAGGATATTTGCCTCAAATCAGGTTTGTTGTATAATTATGTTCTTTACAACATTCGTCAAGGAATTTTTTCTGGTAACTATTTAAAGGAATTTGATTTATCAAACAAACTTTGCAAAGAAAACCAATTCGATTTCAGGAATTTACCTAATCATGTTTCACAGCAGGTAATTAAACAGGTATTTAAAAACATAAAATCCTGGATGAGATTAAAGAAAGATTTTGAAAAGAATCCTTCTAAATACGGTAATCATCGTCCTCATCTTCCTTCGTATAAGAAGGGTAAGAAACAAAACATGGTTGTTTTTACCAACTGTGATTGTAGGATAAAGGATGATAATTATATTCATTTTGTTAAAAACGTAATTGATCCCATCAAAACAAATGTAAAGAAAGATGAATTAAAGCAAGTTAGAATAATACCTCAAGCTACATGTTATATTGTTGAGGTAGTTTATGAAAGAAAGGAAACAGATCTTGGTTTAAATAAAGACAATTTTCTTTCGATTGATTTAGGATTGAATAATTTATGTTCATGTATTAGTAATGTAGAAACTAATTCTTTCATTATAAACGGACGGATTATGAAATCAGTAAATCAATGGTACAATAAGAAGAAAGCTAAGTTGATGTCTTTCATTAGTAATAAGGGATCTTCAAATAGGATAAGAAGAATTACTTTGTTTCGAAATTGTTGGATAGAAGACAAATTGCACAAAATCAGTAGATACATTGTAGACTTTTGTAAATCTAACAATATAGGAACAATCATCATCGGATTAAACAAAGAATGGAAAAACAAGATAAATATTGGTAAACGAAATAATCAACATTTTGTTTCTATTCCTCATTCTAAGTTGATTGAAAAGATTGTTTACAAAGCAAAACTTTTAGGAATCAACGTGATTGTACATGAAGAATCCTATACATCAAAGATCGATCATCTTGCTTTTGAACCTCTAAAGAAACAGGAATACTATTTAGGTAGAAGGAAGAAACGTGGATTGTTTCAAAGTTCTATTGGGAAGCTAATCAATGCAGATATTAATGGAGCAGTTGGAATAGCAAGAAAAGTAGTCGGTGATTCTTTTATTGGAAAGATAATCGATAGTGGATTTGTGTTTAATCCAATTAGAGTAAATACTTTGTGATACAAGGTTGAATCTAATAAATAAAATGAGTAATTTTAATAACATTTAAGTTTTTCATGGTATTAGTTTAGATTAGTGTAGATCAGGGTTCGCAGTGATGCGGGCCCTGGTTTGATTTAAAAAGTATTAAAATATTTGCTATTTAAAATCCTGTTCCTATCTTTGCTCCAGAAACAATGAACAACGAGATCCCACCTCTGGTTGTTTGATGTTGAAAGATATTTTTGGCTCATTAGGGTTTGTCATAGTGGGATCTGACATTCTCTTTTGGGCCTATTTTTTTATCATGGATAAAGTTTCTGTTTTTGAAAGTTCGGATTTTGGAGAGCTTAGAATTATTGTAGATCCAAAAGGAGATGTTTGGTTTGTGGCGTCAGATGTGGCTAAATCTCTTGGATATATAAATGCTAAAGATGCGGTAAAAAGACATGTAGATGATGATGATTCTATGCTTTTGCAAGTATCTGATAATCAATGGGGCGTAAAACGATCTATATTGAAAACCAGATATATAGATAGTATAAGAATAATTAATGAATCTGGTTTATATTCTCTTATATTATCTTCAAAATTAGAGTCTGCTAAGAGATTTAAGAAATGGATAACATCTGAGGTTCTTCCTTCTATTCGTAAAACAGGAGAATATAAAACAAGTTCAGGCGGCAAGGGAATTTTGGTTCCTGACTTTTCTAATCCAGCAGATGCAGCAAGAGCATGGGCCGATCAGTATGAAGCTGCTCAGAGAGCTATAGCTGAAAAATCTCAGGCAGAGGCAGAGAAGCAACAAGCCTTGAAAACAATAGAAGATCAGCGTCCAGACGTTGAGTTTGCAGAATCGTTCAAGAAAGTTGATAATGATAGAATGTGGCTGATTCGTGATATTGCCAAAAAGTTAGAACAGAATGGTGTTATCATCGCTGAAAAGAATCTTCGCTCATTTCTTGAAGAAGCTAAGTTTATGTTTAGAAACGGTCTTGGCAAATGGGAGTTGTACAGTAATGTAGTGGCTAAAGGATACGGTGTGTATAGATCATATTTTGTAGACAAGTATTCTGGAGAAAGGGTTAATCAACAAACTATCTACATGACTGGTGCCGGATATGAAGTGACCCTCAATGGCATAAAAGGAAAACTTAAAAATGTATTTTTAAAATATGGTAAATTTTCTTGAGTTTATTTATAGGTAGTGTTTTAAAAGAATAAAAAACACTACCTTTTTTTTTGTTTCTGTCTTTTCTGAAAATACTTCTCTTCTATAGGAAATAAACACACCCATATTCCACCCTGCAATCATGATCTTTGTTACGTGCTTCATGCACGTATGTTTAACAATTAAATACTATAAAATTATGGGTGGTGATAAAATCGTCCTTTTAGATGGAGCCGGGGCTAACGGTGGTGGTGCAGCCACTAACGGTCTTCTTTCAATGATTCCCGGCATGTTTGCTAATTTGATAGGTGGTAATAAAATGGATCCGAATCTGGTGGCGGCTTTGATGAACGGTCGTAACAACCAGGACGGTTTCGGTGGGGCTAACGGTTGGTGGCTCTGGATAATTGTTTTGTTCTGGCTGTGGGGTGGACGCGGCTTCGGTAACGGTTTTGGAAATGGCGGTGATTGTTGCGCCAATGGTTTGCCGGCTCAGTTGAATAACGATTACGGTCGTGAACTTTTGATGCAGGCAATTCAAGGTAATCGTAGCGCCATAGATCAGATTGCTTCTGCTTTGAACTGTTCTACTACTCAACTTCAAAACGCTATCTGCAACGTACAGGGTGCTATTGATAAAGTAGCTGGTCAGGTAGGTATGACTTCTCAGGCTGTTATCAACGCAGTTCAACAACAAGGTTGTGAAATAGGAAATCAAATCAGCTCTTGCTGCTGTAATCTGAGTTCGTTGATCAATCAAAGCACTTGCCAGACTCAGGGAATGATTACTCAGCAAGGTTTTGATAACCAGCTTCGCACGTTGGAACAAACCAATATCTTGCAGAACGGTCTCAATCAAGGTCTGGCTAACAATCGTGAGCAAGCTACAAGCCAATTCAATATCTTGTCTGCGAAACTTGACGCCCAAACCGTTATGATCAACGACAAATTCTGTCAGTTGGAAATGAGGGAGATGCAGAACACTATTGCTCAACTTCGTGAAGAAAAAGCGGCTTTGACAGCTTCGGCATTATCTCAGCAACAAACCCAGAATATCGTTGGTCAATTACGCCCGACGGCCGTCCCGGCCTACCCCTCTTGTTCTCCTTACCAGGCTTATACTTGGGGACAGGTATTCGGAGGAGGTTGCTGTAATAACGGATGCGGATGTAACAACGGATGTTGCAATAACAACGCTGCTGTCTGATTTTATTAAGAAAGGAGGCTAATATGGCTTGTGTTTCTAAAATAGGATCGTTGTATGAGATGGTTACGAAGAATGTTATTGTCAGTACGACAAATACAGTCTTCGGTATTAACCCACGGGCTTGGATCGCCCTTCCGTGTGAGGGTCTTATCCTTCTTAAGATAAGGCAAGTAGTCCCCACAGCCGGAAGTGCTCTACCGGTACAGATTGCGGTCCCGACAAACAGCACAGTTTCAACAGTAGGATCCGACACCTGTTGCCCGGTTACGGGAGTGAATGTCGTGAACCCTATTAACGTAGCTGTCACGGGTGCTGCTATGGTAAATGGCACAGAACGCCTTCTGTACTTCAATAAAGTTCGTGGCGTGTTAAGATTAATGGATTGTTGTGTTCCGACAACAACAGCCCAGGCGTCTGAAGTTAAAGCAGGTAAATGATTTCAGTAGGGTGATGAATATCATCACCCTATTTTCACCTAACTAATATTTTGATCATGTTTTCAGATTTGAAGAAAGGGTTTCAGGTACATACCCTTGATACTAATACAGTACCTAAATACGAATTGGGAAAGGTAGTAGCCGTATCCGAACCCAGGTATCTTCCTCCTCAGCCAGGTCAGTATCAGGCGATGCAGACCCGCGTGGTGGATCTGACGGTAGAGCTCACTGGCGAAACCAAGACCTATACGGTCCCGGAATCCCAGAATGTGGCTAAGGCTATGGGCATAACATTATCTACCAGCATAGATCCGATTATGAACGAACTGAATGCTATAAAAAACACCAGTCAAGACATAATAAACAGCGTAGATGCCCATCGTGCCAAGATAGAGGCTTGTGAATCTATATTAGAAGACATCAATCCGGCATTCAAACAAACGAGAGAGCAGGATCGTAAAATAGCTGGTATAGAAAATAAGGTGAATGACCTTACTGATTCATTCGAAGATTTAAAGAAGTTAATTGTAGAACGTTTGAAATAAGTATAATATGATAGTATATGATTTAAATTCAGGACACAGAGAATATCCTGGATATGACGAGATAGAAGACAGACGAGGTGGAGGCAGAGGCAGAAGCCGGCGTTCTGATGGGACGTACATGGGGTACGGTGGTGGTATTTACGACCATTACGGTATGCATGAGAAGATGAAGGAAATGGAAGAACGCGAAAACGAGCTGGAAGAAAGGGAAAGAAGACTCGAAGAGCGCGAACGTCGTTATGAAATGGAGGACCGGGAATACCGGAGGATGGGTTACGAATCCTACCCGACCGATTACTATGGAGACGACAGATACTACGGTGACGGACCTCAGATGCGTAGAGGTCGCGGACGTGGCAGAGGTCGTTCTTATTGAGGAGCAGACGCAGAGGATCCAGCTTATCAGAAATATGTAGATACTTACGGCTACCATTTTTCTAATGCTCTCGCTGATGAGGCGGTAAAGAAGATGGTCAACGTCGATGGATCCAAGAGGATCTGGAAGCAGCCGGAAATAAAAGATATTTTTGAAAAGTGCGGAGCGAAGAAGCCGGATAAAGCGACATGGGGCGATGTCCAATATGTCTTTGCAATGTACTATTCGGATGGTTTTCCGAAGGTCTTCAAATGTGAGAACGAGTTGGTGAAAGCTACGTTAATGTATTTGGATGATCCGGATGCTCCCGAAGGAGTAGCCTTTATAAGATGGCTTGCCGTGCAAGATTACCTCGGCGAAAAAATAAACTGGAAGGATCTGACCTGAGATCCAGACCCAGGCCTTTCCGGTGGTGCGGGAGCCATATTGACATACTCCCACGCCTAAAGGCTATGGGATTCTTGGATACAAACGTATGGAACCCCGGTATTTCTACCGCTGGAATTACCCATACTCTCCAATTCGGAAATGCCCTTCCGAAGAATGTTTTTAGATGCTAACAAGTCACGATCATTTACGGACCCGCACCTGGGACACGCCCATGTGCGGTCCTTTAATGATAATTCTCTGTTAACATGCCCGCATTCACAAGTTTTAGAAGAAGGATACCATTTATCAATATGATGGACTGTTACACCATATTTTGTTGCAACATACTCCAGTTTGTTAATAAATGATGAATGGGATAAATCAGATATTTTCTTTCCCCATAGGCGTTTCATTGCTTCAATGTTTAACGTTTCAAGGAAAATGAAATCATACTTTTTACAAAGTTCATGTGCTAATTTCCATTGGAAATCATTACGTAGATTTTTAATTTCCCTGTACGTTTGTTGAAGTTCAAAACGTCTCCTTTTTCTATTGTTGGATTCTTTAACAGATTTAGAAATCCTTTTATTGCATTTCTTGATCTTGTTTTGATATTGTTTGAAGAATAGAGGAGAATCAATTTTGCTACCATCGCTTTTAGTTAGATAAGTTTTCAGCCCAAAATCCAATCCTATAGATGCACCATCATGTGTCTTTC